CTAAAAAATTAAATTATCTAAAAAACTCTATTTAAGAAAATCCAAACTAAAAAATTAAATTATCTAAAAAACTCTATTTAAGAAAATCCAAACTAAAAAATTAAATTATCTAAAAAACTCTATTTAAGAAAATCCAAACTAAATTATATAGAATGCTTCATCAAACTATTATGTATTTAACTAAAAAATTAAGTGAAAATATCAAAAAATTAGATATTGATTATAAAAATATGGAGGAAGGAAATTTTACAGATAGAACTGTTTTGTTAAATTCATATGTAAAAAATTTATCAAAAAAAGAAGATACAATTAATATCTTAAAAACTTTATTATTTGATGTTTTTTATTTAGCTCTTAATGAATCTTAATTATTATTCATTAATAATTATTAATTCTTATTCATTAATATTTATTCATTATTCTTATTAATAATTATTAAGAATTAATAATTATTATTCTTATTAATATTCATTATTAATTATTAATGAATGAATAACGATCTGATGAATGTAAAATTTTCATCAATGTCTTCATCAAATACATAATTCATAATTTCATTAATACTTTTTATTTCTTTATCTGCAATCTCAGATGGAACCCATTTAACAATAGTTGATTCGTCTCTCTTAAGTTCCAAATTATTATGAATAAAATATTTTTCATGAATGTCAATTAGTGAGGATTGATATTCTTCACTAATTTTAGATTCCATTTCTCTTCCACGAATAATTAGTCTTCTAGAACATTCTCTAACACTTGTTCCTAAAATGATAGTAATTTTTGGTAGAATATTAATTTCAGATAATAATGATTTCCATTCATCGCACCATGTTTTATAAATTTCAAATTCGACAGCTGTCATATTGTTTTTAAGTAACATTGCAAAAATTTTATCTGATTCATTATCTCTATCCATAATAAGAACTTTTAAATTGCCTTGTTTTGAATTTAAGACATTATAAGCTCTCTTAATTTCTTTTACTCTGGTTACCAGAGCAAATGATTGAAAAACGCATGACATTCTTTCAGGATTTTCGTATAACGCAGTTAAAGCTCCTGTTTTAATCCATTCATCGACCGGCTCATGAGCAATTTCATTTTCGATTCCATTTTGATTTAGAATATTACTAAGAATTGAAGCAAGTGTGGATTTACCTGCAGCAATGAGGCCTTGAATGCAAATTACAACTATTTTGCTCATCTTATATTATATAATGTATAAATATATCAAATTCATTTATCACAATCGTATACAAGTATACCATTATACGAGTATACTTATATAATTATACGATTGTACATACAAAAATATTAAAACAAAAGAATATATGCTCTTGCTCCATAATTTGATAATGGTAATACTGGAATATTTATTGGTACTGTAATTGTTACTAAAGTAATAGAATCTACAGTAGAAGATGTTGAAACTCCGCTAACTTTAGTAATAATCATCTTTGTATCTGTTATACCTTGAACTTTATTCAATCTGCCGATAATAACAGTTCTACCAACCCATCTAGTAGGATCGGAGTTGCTTTTTGTTGTTCCAATTATTGTACCAGAACTTGTAGTCGTTCCTATGTCAATTTTCACTACAGTTGCAGTAAAAATTACAAATACAACCAATATAATCAATAAGATAATAACTGCAATATGCATTAATTTTGCAATATATATTAATTATGAAATTATATTAATTGTATTATAATTACTTTAAAATTATATAATTTTCTTTGAAATTATATAATTTCTTTAAAAATTAAATATCATATACAATTTCTTTAGGAAATTCATAGTATTCATTGTGTAATGAACAAATATCTCTACAAATTTGAATAGGTGATGATATATTTAAATTAAATTTCATTGTAGTGTTTAATATATTGCCGACATGTTGAAAACAATGTCGTGATTTTACTGTTTTAAATATAGACATTACAAAATCTGAAACTGTAGGATATGGATGTCCATCTAATGATTTAATATAATCAATAATTTGTTGGCTATTTGATAAGCTTTTTTTTAGTTTCATTATATAAATTTTTCCTGTATAGTATTTTATACGTGGTAATAATAGATGTCTTACTGCACCCTTTTCCATATATATTTCTCTACCTTGATATGGCATTAATTCAGTTCCATTTTGAGATTCTGATATATAAACATTGTTATTTTCTTTATATACAAATCCTACATGTGTAAAATATGTATGCGTAAAAATATTACTTGATGGAAAATATGAAGGTGATACAAATAATATTAAATCGCCTGTGTTTATTTTTTCATATAGTAAAGACAAATTAATTCTTTCGGTTCTATAAGTAGGATATATTATATTATACTGTTTCATCCTTACTAACAATAATGATGGTATGATAAACAATACCAATATTATAATAATCATGGCTATCAATAGGCATTTATTCATTTTATATTATTTGTAAAATTTGTATATTATTACATAAAAAATACATAATTTATATTTATTGTATTTTTTGTAAATTATGTAAAATTTACAAATTATGTAAAATTATGTAAATATATAATGGACTTCAATACTATTACTTCAACAGTTTTAGGATTTACTATTGCTCTATCTTGGAACAATGCAGTAAATAAAACTATGGATAGTTTTTACCCAGATTTTAATAACAAAAGTGCAATTGCAAGGGCTTCATTATTTTATGCTCTAATAATAACAATTACCGTAATCTTAATAATTCATATTATTAATTATACTCAAAAATCAATATATAAAAATTTAAATAATAACGATATATATAATTCAAATCATTGAAATATATAATGCAAATCATTAAAATATTAATTATATTTACAATATTAATATTTATTATTTACTGTGCGATATATAATAATTCTTCATACAAATTGTTATACAATTCATCATATAATTCATCATACAATTTGTTGTATAATAATTGTATAACTGGAGGAAATGTTGAAATAGGAGATATTATGATGGATTATTCTAAAAAATTAGTACATAAAAATAAGATGGTAGCATTACATCCATTAGGTGCTTCTACATATACATATAAAAAAAAAGTCAAAGGTGGAAAAAAGAATAAAATAAAAAAATGGACATCATTTAAAACTTGGGATGAATTAAAAAATAATGAGTATTCATTAAATGAATATATGGAACAAAGATCTCAATTTTTAAATAATCCAAATTTAGATTGGAGTGATGTCTTGGAAGTCGTTCTTCCAAAGCTAAACGATAATAAAGAATATATTGGAATTATTAATTTACACAAAGGTAAATTATATGTATCAAGAATGGAAGCATCGACAACTAATATTAATGTTAATTCTGATATTTTTGCTAGTATTCCAGAAGAATTAGTATCTGAAATTTGTGAAATTCCTGGCTTATTTGTATTTCATACACATCCTGCTGATATAAGAGGAAGTCCATTACCAAGCTCACATGATATATTAACTGCAATTAATTTAGGGGCTGTTACTAGATATGCTGGCTCAGTTGTTATATCAAGATATGGAATATTAGTTCATGGTTTAGATTGGAGTGCATATAAAGCAATTAATAGAGCTAAAGATTGGGAAGCTGCATTATTAAATTACAGTTTTGATGTTGTAACTGCACATGAAACTATAAGAAGTTGGTCTAGTTATAAACTAGAAGATTATTTGGATTTTTATTCTAGATATAGAATGTATATGTTTGTATATCCTTCATATGAATTAATAGGAGATAATAGAAAATATGATTATTTATGGGATCTAGAAACACCCATAGATAATAAATTAATTGATGATTTAAATAAAGATATTTTCATACATGCTAGTAAATATTCAACAAAAGTAAAAAAATTGAATTGAAAGTTTATATTAAAAATAAAAGATGATGTGGAGAGATTTTATAATAAATATTATAACTAAAGCAGAGCAATCTGAAGAATGGAAATCTGAAGTTGAAAATTTCAAATTATTTAGTGGAGATTCAAAATTTGATTTAATAAATTATCCATCTCGATTTAAAGAAAAAGTTTTAGAATTTTCTTTTACATCAAATCTTTCAAACAATCTTAAAAATATCGTATTGCAATATTGCAATCATTTTACATTGATGAAACTCATATTGTATGAATTAGAAATTCATAAAAGTATGAATTAGAAATTCATAAAAGTATGAATTAGAAATTCAAGTATCAAAATTGAATTATATAAATAATATAATTAAGATTGCTAATTTTTAGTGATCTTGCAAAAAAATGTCTCAAAAAGGCAACACACTTCAAACATTTGTTGAGAAGATAAAAAAACTCAATTTATCATTCTCATCCAATGATATCTTAAGAATACTACAATTAATGAAGGAATTAAATTTACATGGAATAGAAAAAATTGGCATAAATAAAAAAGATGAATTAAAATACAATGAATTCATTGTAAAAAATATAGATGGTTATTTTAATGATGTTAAATGGAATAGACAACCTGAGATTAATGAAAATAATGTAATTTGGATAAATCAAGACGATTTACCCACATCTCAAGAAATTTCAGAAGCATCAACATATTGGCATAGAATAAGTTCTACTGATATACCTGATGCACTTGCTATTGTAGTATTTTTAATTGAATTAGAATATGATGAAAAAAAAGATCATATTTATTCAAAGACTGGAAAATATGAATTTGCTCAAACATCTGAATTTGAGCATGCCACATTTGATTTTTGGATTGAATCAAATTATTTAGATTACTTGAATTCTAATAATTTGAATTTTAATAATTTTAATAATTTGGAATTATCTTTGCTATCACAATATTGGATTAGCATTTTTAAAAAAAGATTCTGTTGAATCAGTTCCTTTGAATCAGCATGGATAAAATTGAAATTTTTTGATTTTCATCATTTTGATTTTTTTCAGAATGATTAAGATTAAATTGATATTCAAAAATATTAGGAAATTCAAAATCTAAACCTGATACTTCGAATGCTTTATTTGAAATATCAAGTCTACTTTTTTTGTCTTCATGAATAGAATTAATTGGAATTCTATAATAATCAATGTTTTCATAACATAAACCCATCTTATTAAATGTATTATATGCAATATCTACATCTTTTTTATCATTAGAAATATATAATACATAATCTGAAATTTTATGTAAAATTGTCCAAACAAAATCTCTTTGGCCTTCGTGAATTTTAAATTTTTGTACTAAAAAATTAATAGATTTATATTCACTAATAATATTATCAATACTGTTTTTATTGGTGAATACTCCAATTAATCCCTGTTCATCTGAAATTGAATAATACCACTCAACCATAATTATATGTTTCTTAATTTTATATTTCTAAAAGGTTAGATTTTTCTAAAATGTTAGATTTTTCTAAAAGGTTAGATTTTTCTAAAAGGTTAGATTTTATGTAAGGTTTTGATGTATCTTCTTCTGTAAATGTAAACAATTTTCCAATTGCTGAATGTTTAAGACCATAATCTTTAGTTATTGGTAAGATTTCTATTCCATACATTTTTTTTAGAACCAAATTTATAAATCTTGTTATACTTTTGATAAATTTTGTCTTGTCATCTATAAGAAACATCTTTGAAACATTAATTTTTGGTAAGCTGAACTCGTATAAGATTTTATCTTTTAATTCTAATATTTTAGATGTTTTGGATCTAATATTGGATTCTAAGATATCAATACATATTAATTTTGTATCTGTTATACATACATAACCGCAATACATTAAAAGATTAACTGCATATAAATGCGAGTGATATATATAAATATACTTCTCTCTCAATAAGTCTTTACTTTCAGATATATAGTCATTTTCTTGTTTTCTAATAGACATAGTTGTATTGTAATGTGTTATTTCTTTATTCTCTAATATTTTTAAAGAATCTTCAATGGATGTTCCCATAACAATATTTGAAATATTTTTAAAGATTCTTTTATTATCTGTATTTCCATATTTTTTTACAAAGCTTGAAGATATTTCATCAGACCAATAATATGTTTCACGTAAAGTATATTTTTCTAATGCTAGTCTTTCTGTTATTTTTACATCTTCTTGATTACGGATTTTCTCTTTGATAATTAATGCATCAGACGACATCAGTTCATTTGATTCAGCAATATCAGAATAATGTTTTTCCTTTATTTCCGTTTTTATTTCTTTATGTTCTTTCAATATTAATTTTGTTTCATCAGCTACAAGTATAGAAATAGATGCACCTGTATCTGCAACTTGATCTATAAAACGATTAATAAAATTTACTTTTGATAAATTGTTTATCTTCATATTTTCTAACCATAAATAATAGTAATTAGATTTGTAAAAAGAAATTTCTCCATTTTCATCATATTCAAAATGAAGCTTAGATTCATCCTTATAAAGATCTAAACGCTTATTTTTTAATAAGTGTTCAATTTCTTCTGTTGTTGTTGGTAGTGATATACTCATTACATTTAAGCAAATATAATATTCTTTAGATGTAATAATTCTTACACGCTCTAACATTTGCCTACACGTTTCAATATCACATGACATATTACTAAAATACGAAAATACCACATCAAAATGTTTTAATTCGTATGAAATACCTGCAGAACATGTAGGTGTAAATATTAACACATCCAATAAAGACCAATATGTATCAACATCTCCAAAATGTAGCGATTTTTCACTCTGAGAGGTTTCACTGCTGTATAAGAACACTTTTTTTCCTGGATAAGAACGCTTTATAGATAATTCTAATGTTTTTGCTTCAGATAAACTATTTGTTGGAATGACTACTCTTTTACCTTCCCGTAAAATATCATGTAATTTACTTAACCATATGTTTTGTTTAGCAGTGAAATAATATGTATTATCAACAGCTCTCATGTATTTATTACAATGATAAAATATTGGATAATCTGGTCTTAGTCTCATTAGAACATTATATGTTCTATCACTAATATTAGCATCCATACATATTACAGTTTTTGATGTTTTAATCATCCACTGAAACATTGCAAATGCTGCATTGAAATTTTTATGCAATCCACTATTAAATTGAGAAAGAATAGATTCTATTTCATCTAAAATCAAAAGATCTATTTTCTTCCTAGTATCTAATCTATGCAGAGATTCAACTTGAATAATTAATTTATCAATTGAATTAATTTTGTTTCCTTTAACATTACTATATAGTTCAAAATCTGGAAATTTCTTAGACATTGATGAAGCAAATGTTTGTCTAAATGATACAAATCTAATTACTTGATTATCGATTTTACTTATTTTATTCATATATAATTGTAAAGCTTTTGTTTTACCTAATCCCATTTGAGCTTGCACTACTAATGTTTCACATTTTTCATATTCATCCATTTGATTTTTGTTATATATCTTCTTTTGTGAAGGCGGTAAAAGTTCAAATTTATTTTGATAATGAGGATTAACAGTTTTGTTATTAATACCATTAACTCTTTTTTCTACTCTTGCCTGTAATGTTAATGGAGAATATGGAGCTTTTGTATTTGAAAATTTACTTATAATCTCGCTTGAATATATTGTAATATAACCTAAATCTCTCTTACTACCTTTTAGCTGTCTACATCTTTCTACTATTTTACATTTTAATTCAATATTAGATTGTAAGAATTTACTATCAACATTTTCAGTAGGTTCAATGGTTACCATTAAACTATTATCATTATGATGAATTTCATTACATAATATACAATTAGAAGGATTAATTCTTTTAAAACATAATAATGTTCCACGTACTTCTCTAAATTCATGGCCATTCATAGCACCTGAAGACTTAACGATATCTAAGCAATCTTTAATATGAACATCATATGATTCAAATGAAATTGTTTTTACTTCATTAATATGACATATTTTTTTAAGTATTCTTGCATTTTCTGGAGCAGTTATAAGTGTTTGTTCATCTGAGATATGTTTTGCAGTTCCGAACATATCAGCTATTTCATTTGTGGCTTTTTTAATTCTATTTGTTCCTAATTTTGTAGAATTAATTACTCTAAAACTTTGAATTGTCTTGTTAACATTAATATCAATAAATTGTTTATATTCTGGTAATTTATCAACAATTCTTTTTGTTAATTCTTGTGCTTCATAATTATTAGCTAAATAATAAGGTAATAATATGATATGAACACTATATTTATCTTTTCCTGAGCTATCCATAATTAGTAAATCTTGCCTTGTTGGTGAAATTGATTCAGTAAAATAATATGTTTCATATAACTCTTCTAATATAACATCTATTAGTTTGTTAATGCATATCTTAAAATAAGTTAATGTATCTTCTATTAATGGTTCTTCATCAAATAGCTCAGAAAATATATCTTCGATTTGTGGTATTTTTTCATGTTTCATGTCTATGTCAAACTTTAGCCTTTGAGGAGAATTTCCAAGTATAATTTCGTGATATGTAGCATTTTCAATTAATTGATATTGAAAAAATTCAGATGGAGTATTAAATGCTCTATAATGATTTGATTCCTTCGTTTCTTTTCTTATTATTGTCATTTTTGATAAATCCATTTTAGTATCTTCTAAAGAATCAGTTTCACCATTTGAAACAAATGAAGAATACCACATGAAAAATAAATGAAAAATAAACTGGTTTTTTATATTATTATAAAATCATTGTTCAAATTCTAAAAAAATTCCTATTTTCATATTATTTTTTATGTTATAAAATTATATGAAAATAGTTATTTTTTATAACATAATATATTATTTTTATGTTATAAATTTATAACATAAACATATAAAATGCATCAAACACATAAACATACATTCAAAATGGTAATTTTGGTATTTTTGTCTATATTATGTATAATAATAAGTATTTCTATTTATTCTACAGATTCATATAAATTTACAGGATTTGCTTTATTTGTAATTGGTTTTATTGTTGGAAGTTTCTCTTATACTCATATGAAAAATACTATTGAGATTGAACATATCGAATAAAAATTCCAATTCTTACTGGAAATGTATCTTCCACGTATAATGTTGTATTTGATATATCTACTTTTAAATCTGAAAAATCAATAGATGGACATACAGCATGTACAATATCAATAAATTCATTATAAACTTGCTTATAAACTGTTCTAATTATGAAAATCATTGTAGATAAACTTTTTAATATATCTTTCCATTTTTCTGGCAAGATAAAGTTTTTTATCTTATTTAACTCATGAGTTAAATCATGATTAATTTCAGTTAAATCTAAATATAAATATGCAATATTTGGTACTGTTCCATTATGAAATTTAACTTCCATACATCCAACTTCATATCCATTTAATTTTGCTTCTAATCGTTGTAAAAATAATTCTTTATCTTCAACATTACTCCTTTGCACATACTCTTTAAAAAAATTAATAATTGAATGAATACACATTGAAATTGTTAAATTATGAATATCTCGTATACCTTGTTTATCATCATCAGTTAAACCAGAGATAAATTTAGATACTCTTTCCTCCATTTATACTATGTAATATATACAAATGTTTTTTTAATTAATTATCTGGTTAAACAATTTGATATTTTTTAATGATGTTTTTAACAATGTTATTTTAACAATGTTTTTAAAAACATTGTTAAAATAACATTGTTAAGAATTATAAAAAAGAAGAATTTGAATGATAAAATTATATTAATATAATAATAATGACTGAATATAATATCCGGCAGTTTATTAGAGATGTTTCCAAAAAACAAAATACTAATAAAGTTAATAATGTTAACGGTAGAGGGCCTCGTAATATACATCGCAATAAACATAATGAAAAATCAGATGATAATTTTTTAACACCTCAAAAGAAAATATGGCAAGTTCCAAGGATAACAAATTTAACTTTATTACCTTTAAAGTTAAAAACAGATGATGAAAAAATAGATAACGATTATAATGCTACTAAATTAGAATTAGAAACTTCAAAATCTAAATTGGATGATATTAAAAATTTAGATACATTATTAACAATAATGGATCATTATGCTCCTCTTAAATATTATATTAAAAAGAACTTTAATTTACACCCAGTTACTAATGCTACTTTAAAAATTATTGAATTATCTTTATGGTTAAATTTACTAAATGATACAAATCGAGTATTTTGTAATGCTGAATTTCCTGGTGCATTTATCATGGGCTTACATTACTTATGTAAAATTAAAAATTTACCATTTCAATTTATTGCAAGTAGTTATTTTCCTGATAGTTCAAATACAGCATTGGATGATAAATATAAGTTATATGAGAATTATAGAGGAAATTGGTTAATGGGTCCAAAACCAAATGCATTACCAGAAGATGAAAAAGATATAGATGGTGATATTACTAAATCAGAAAATATTATAATAATTTCAGAAGGTGTATTGCAAAAATGGTCTCCTGATTTATATACTAGTGATGCTGGAGTTGAGTCTGATTTTAATAAACAAGAAGAAAGCACAGCTCTAATTAACTTTGGACAAATTTTATGCGGTCTTTTAACTTTAAAAGTTGGTGGTAAATTAATAGTAAAACAATTTACATTCTTTTCTAGATTTTCTAGAAGTTTAATTGGTATATTATCATATTTCTTTGATGATTTATACATTGTAAAACCAGTTACAAGTAGGAGCAGAAACTCGGAAATATATTTAGTAGGTATTGGATTCAGAGGTATATCTGATACTGTATCAAATCAATTGTTAGAGAGAATGGAAGAATATAAAGATAAATCACCATGTGATTATGATTATATAATTGATATTTCTGATATTGATTTATCTCTTTTTAGAATTTCAAAAGCTATATGTGCACAACAAATTGCATTTTTAGATGAAATTTATAATTTATCTATCAAATATAAACATAATTATGAAGCACTAAGAAAAATTATGTTTGTAAAAGTTAAACCATTAATGGATGATTGGTTAAATACATATAATCTTGAAATTATTCAAGACTCACAAAAATTAATACAAAAATCAAATTAAAGATAATAAATTTAATATAATATATCAAATTGTCAAATTTGAATTCCGCATTTATATAAATTATATAACCTTTGAAGATTTCATTTAAAAATGACTGACGCTAAGATGATTACTCTTGCTAACGGTGTTGCTGCTAAAGTTCTTAGTGAACTTAAGCCCGACCTGGATACAATTACTGCTCAACTTGCAGAACTAAGAGTTGTTCTAGAACAATTGTCAAAAATTCCTTCAAGCACTAGTGAAGCTGAACCTCGGAAGCAGGCTGCCGTTAAGAAGCCAACTACTGCCAAGAAGACAACAGTTGCTAAAACTAAATCTGATTCTAAGCAACCTAATGCAATGATTCGATTTAAGAATAGATGTTGTTCTGAAGATGGTTTCATGGGCGGATTTGTTGATGATAATGGTCTTCGTGAGCGTTTTGATTCTGAAACTGGAAAGCTTCCCGATAAGATCAGAAATAATGCAACTGAACTTGTAAAGAAGCAATCGGCATTTCTTTGGACTATGCTTTCTGAATCTCAAAAGAAATCTGTTAAGGAGTCATTTAAGGATTCAGGTGAAACTCAATTGCTCGATTCTTCAGATTTGACAACTGTTATTGAAGAATAAATTTTAAAAGATTTTAAAAAAATATTTTAAAAGATTTTAAAAGATTTTTAAAAAAGATTTAAATTAATAGATTTAATTTTTTTTTTAAAATCGTATTATATAATGTCTTCTGATATGGATTCTACAACTGGTGGAGCACGTGGACGTAAGAAGTCTATGAAGTTATCATCTAAGTCTGTTAAGAAAACGACTAGAAGTAAGTCAGTGAAGCCCAAGGCTGTCAAGTCTACTAAGTCTACCAAGTCTACTAAGCGAAAGCGAGGAGGTTCTGATGATGTTATGGCTACAGGTGGAAAACCTCAACGTTCTACTACAAAGGTAGCTAGTCGTTTACATTCTAAGATGACTACTAGTCGTGCTAGTAGCCGTGTTGGACATAAGCCACTTACTCATTCTCGAGTTTCCATGTAATTTTAATAATTGAAGTTATTTTTTTTAATAAAAATAAAAATGCCTATCACATTAATATGCGGTCCAATGTTTGCTGGAAAAACAGAAAAATTGATATTATTGTCTGAAAATATAGAAGGAAAAAAAACAATTATAAAGTATAACGAGGATAAAAGATATACAGAATCAGATGAATTAATATCACACAATGGAAGAATATTAAAATCTTCTAATTGTGTAAATTTTATTTATGCTAATAATTTACGAGATGTTGTATTACAAAGTAATATTGTTTTCATAGATGAAGGGCAATTCTTTGGTGATCTTTATGATTTTTGTTTACAATATATAGATAAACAAATTTTTATTGCTGGTTTAGATTTTGACTTTAAACAAGAATATTTCAAACCAATTGCTGATATAATTCCTATATGTGAAGTTATTCATAAAATAAAAGGAATATGTATGAAATGTGATAGACCAGAATCTAAACATTCTATACGTACAATTAATAGTAATGAATTAATTTTAATTGGTACTTCAATGTATATTGCAGTTTGTGATGATTGTTTAATATTAAACAATTAGAGACATATATTTATACTTTATATATATTTTTTTGTAAATTATATTTTTGTAAAGTATATTTTGTAAAAATATATAATGGAGGAGATTATTCATCTCTTGCAATTGTCAAAGGATAGTATTTCGAGATCAGAAAAGGAAAAATACAAGCAACAAGCACAAAACAAAATTAATGATAATCAAGAATTTTTAAAGATGTATCAAAGCAATAGAAAAATGTTTTTAAATACAATTGGCGGAACTGGATATATTGATATTAAGTATATTAAGAATATGTATGTTTCATTTTGTATCCTTTCTTTATCAAATGCTACATTAAAAGAAATGTATGATGACTTTACAGTCGAAGTTGATTTGAGAACTTGGCACAGAGTTCCTTGTAAATGTAATGAATGTTTTCGTAAAGACCGAAAGGCAAGATATCGTAGATATCTTAAATCTTCTTAGTTTATGAAAAGTTTGTCTTTGAATATTTTTTTACTTAAAATTTCTAAATTTTTATTTTTTTTCCAATTATTAACTTGTCTAGATGTTGCATAATTATGTTTAAGAAGTTTCATATTATCTTTTACAAATTTATAATATAAAGCATCCCAATATATTCTCCAACTTGTATTATTATGTAATCTAGACATTTTTACAATATAATTTGATGATGAAACATAAATTCTTGTCATAGTTAATCCATCATATTGACCCATTCCATATACATTAGGAACCATTACCCAATCATAAGCATCTATTGTCCACTCCATAAAAATTCTATATACCTCCTTAGGATCAACTTTATTTATTAAGAACCAATTAGAAAGATACATTAATCTTTCTATGTGATGTGTATATGCATATTTTTTTAATTTATTGATAATACAATCTATTGGATAAATTCCAATGTTGTTCCAATATAGATTTCCTATTTTATTATAATGACCAAAATAATTAATATTTTTTAGTTTTGGTTCTAATATATATATGGCATACATATAATTACGCCATCCAATAACTTGCCTTATAAATCCCTCAGATGATTGTAATGGAATATTATTTCTCGATATAAATTTTATAAAACATTCTACTACCAAAGTATCTGTTAATAACCCTATATTCATCATTGGGCTTATAACTGAATGATATAAAAATGGTTCATCCAAAATTGAGGCATCTTGATATCTTCCAAAATTTATCAATTTATGTTCAAAAAAATCCATTAAAAATTTAATGGATTTTTTATGATCTATAGGATATAACCATTCTGAAGTTTCTCCGTAATTATTATTGAAATATGTTTCAACATAATGAAGAGCTTCTTTATAATATTTATCTTTTTTTATTCCTTTATAGTTAAATTTTTTAGGCTCCAATGTTTCACGATTTAAATTATCATAAGACCATGTATCACCTTTTGGTTTATCATCATCCATTAATATATTTAATCGCCTACGCTGAAATTTATAAAAAAGACTATGATAATATTTTCCATTTCTGTAAAATTCTTTTTTATGTTCTTTTATCTCTTTAGGAGTAAATAAAAAATTTGGATTATTTAATATATTAGCATGCGGTATTAATTTTTTTAATTTTCTATTTAATTTATGATCTACAGTGTCCATATAAAATATATCAGATGTTAAATTTTTATAAAATTTGTCATTAACGTCTTTAAAATCTATATATTGTACATTTTGTACATTTTGTACATTTTGTACATTTTGTACATTTTGTAAAAGATATTCTTCATACTTTTTCATAGATGCCCTGTGATACATTAATTTTAGCTTATGAAAGTTAAAATCAGTAAAATATCTAGGTTCTTCTATTAATAATATTGTTTGCACTCTATTGATATGTAAATAACGAAAGTCAAATAATTGATTAGGAAATACCAACAACATATATTAAAATTGAATATTTATTTTCTATAATTATGACAAACTAGATATTTGTCATAAAAAAAAATCATGTCTCAGATTGATTCAAAAGATCGCAAAAAAAAAACACAAACGAAAAAGAAAAGTCTCCGAGTTTAAAAATTTAGGGACTTCGTACGAAGAACATTTGGCAATACGACTCTATGCCAAATGCACATCGCGTGTGTGTTGTCCTTGTTGTATGGGTGTTGCTTATAAAGGTAATTTTCCTACTCATATTAAAGGATGTGAACTTGCAACTATGACTCAAGTAGATGAAATTTTAGATTCGTCTGAAATCCTCATTGGTCAATGTGTTTCATGTGGAGCTGTAGCAGTTGCAGATGGGCAAATGAATAAATATATGTTTACTCATAATTCATTATGCTGTTTTCTACAACCTATGCCTTCTAATCCACAAGAATGTGGTGCTTTGATAGGAAAATTTGATAATAGATGGCCAAAAGCTATAAAGCTTGAGGATGCTTTAACATTTGTAAATATTACAAATCTTCCTAAAGATTTATGTAATATAATCAATGATTATATCATGTCAGAATTTAAAAAAACAACAATACATTCTTCAAGGAATACATGTTATTTTTGCAAACATGTAGTAAACCCAAATGAACAATTAGATATTGGGTTGATTATTAACGTTCCATATTTCTATTATGATCTTGAAAATATGTTGATAGCACATTTAGGATGTGTTAAATTAATGGATGCTGTCTATTTAACTTCCAAACGCACGAAAAAAAATAATGGCAGCCCAGCATTAGATGATATCAAATTTGTTACGGATACTATTCAAAAGTATCTGGAACTTACTTCTTAAAATCCAACTATCAAATATTTTGATAGATCAATGTCTTGAATTTCTTTTTTTACATATTCTAAAAAATGTATAGATGTTCCTGCAGAATGTGTTAAATCTTTACCTAGAGATATGATTTGTAAAAATTCATTAATATTTAATTGTCTAAATATTACATATTTGTTAGATGTATATCTAATTAAATGATTATATGATTTACATATCAACCTATAATTACTATCTTCATCTATTTGTTGCATTCTCTCTATCATATTTTCTTCTGATATAATCATGTCAGATTTCATGAACCATCTCATTTGCATTATCATATCCCAATGTTTTTCTATGTTTTCAGTAGCTGTATTAAATTTTTCATTTATTTTGTTTACTAAATTTCTTTTATTAATTTCCTCGATTTTTTTATCTCCAAAATTTTTAATGTGAAACTTTATCATTATATTTATATAAGTTGAATTATCTCTAAAAAATGATTAACTCGTTTTTAGATATAAGAGGCGAAATGAAAGATTTTCAATTAGAAGAAAGAATATTTAGAAAGAAGCCACCAACAGAAGATAAAAGACCCAGTAGAGAATATATTATAGAAAAGGATATCGAATTAAATAAGTTAATATATGAAATAAAAAATAATTTAACAATATTGAAAGTTGAATTACAATCTCCTACTGATGAAAACTATGATATGATTTCAAAAATTGAAAAAGACTTAACTAGACTAAAAATATTATATGATTTAATGAGTTCAATACATATTAATTATACATAATTTTTTAATTATGTATAATTTTTAAATTATGTATAATTTTTAAATTATACATAAATATAAATATAGTTATATAGTTATAAATATGGATACAAGATTAACTAAAGTATTGATGGCTCAATATAAACGAGCTTCAAGTTTTGAAGCACATCCTAATTTAATTGTATATATGGATGAAAGAAATTTAAAAGATTGGTATTTTTTAATTGTTGGATTAGATGAACCTTTCAAGCAAGGTGAATATCTTTTTAAATTATCAGTATTAGATAATTTTCCTCAAACTCCGCCTAAATTTGAAATGTTAACTGATAATGGCGTATTTGTTCCAGGTGGTCCAATTTGTATTAGTGTTGGTGAATTTCATACAAATGATAAACCAGGAAGTGAAGGTTCTTATGGATGGCGTGCATCATTAGGAATTATGGGATTTGCAACTCAAGTTGTAAATGGAATTATCTGTTTTAGTGCTTTAGGAAAAGGAATTCGTATCCAAAAAACACCAGCAGCGTATAAAATGCAACTTGCTGCAATTTCGAAAGAAAGAAATAAGACAAGATATCCATTAATTATGGAAAAAATCGAAGAAATTATTTTAAATTTAAATACTGAATCTACAAGAACTGCAAAACATAGAAGAGGAATTCCTCTAGGTCTTGAAAAAAAGGAAGAAAAAAAATTATCACAAACTATTACAGAACATTTAAGTATGTCATCACAAAGATTATTCCAAAATTCTACTAAATCTGCGGTTATTCCTCCATCTATTGTTTTTAAACCTCTCGTCCAGCCTACCGCTCAGGTTGTTGCTCAGACTGTTGTTGAGCCTACCACTCAGCCTGTTACTCAGCCTGTTACTCAGCCTGTTGCTCAGCATGTTGCTGAGCCTGTTGCTCAGACTGTTGCTCAGCCTGTTGCTCAGCATGTTGCTGAGCTTTTTGTTCAGCCTGTTGCTGAGCCTGTTGCTCAGCATGTTGCTGAGCTTTTTGTTCAGCCTGTTGCTGAGCCTGTTGCTCAGCCTGTTGCTCAGCATGTTGCTGAGCTTTTTGTTCAGCCTGTTGCTGAGCCTGTTGCTCAGCATGTTGCTGAGCTTTTTGTTCAGCCTGTTGCTGAGCCTGTTGCTCAGCATGTTGCTGAGCTTTTTGTTCAGCCTGTTGCTGAGCCTGTTGCTCAGCATGTTGCTCAGCCTGTTGCTCAGCATGTTGCTGAGCCTACCGTTCAGACTGTTGTTCAGCCTACAGCTCAACAACAGGCTGAGCTGGATAATATTTTAAATGATGCAGAAGTCAATAGTTTATTAGTGTAATTGTAATATTATTTTTTTTAATATATAATATGTATTCTAGTGAGTTACCAATAATAGAATATTCTGAAAATATAGCAAATGAGGTTATTTATGAAAAAGATAGTAAGTTATATGTAAATTTTTTTGAGACAGTAGAAAAATTTATTTCTGAGAATAATCTAATAGTTAGCGGAAACACTGCAAATGCGTTATTATGTGATTTAGATATAAATTATAACAATTTTTATGAAGTTTATAGCATAGACCCTTTTATTCATGCGAAAGAATTGGCGACAGAATTATTTAATCTTGATCCTGATGGTTTAGGAAGATATGTTTATGTTATGACAAAAATTTATAAGAAACATTTTATAATATCTATAAATTTTAGAATGTCAGTTTCTATTATATTATTTCCAAAAATAAATAATATTGGTAGTATTGATATTATTCCATTTGTCCCTAAACCGTCAATATTTAATGAAGATATTAAATTATTATGTATGTCTCCTGAAATTCAATTGATTAATATTTATTATAGTCTAACTAATCCTGCATTTATTAAAAGCTGGAAAACAGATTTACAATATGAGAGAATTTTATCTCTTCAATTGACAAGCACAAAAAGAAATGAAGCAAAAACACATTTTCACCCATTTCGTGGAATATTATTAGATAGATTTGTTCCTAACTATGGAAGAGTATTAATTGGGTCAGCAGCAATTAATATAACAACAAATATACAAATTCCAGGTATGGATTTATTACAAGTTATTACGGAAAATGATTTTGAATATGAATTTGAAGAAATAAAAAAACTAGCTGAAGATTTTAATGTAACATATAAAATAAATGACTTGAATATAATAATGGATTCAAGATTAAAAAAAATGACAGTATTTATTAATGAACATAATCAAAAAATACCTATTATAACTATATTTAATGCTGCAAAATTTGATCTTATACCATTTGTCCCTATTAATTTTTTATATGGTAAAGTTTCAAAACATTTAAATTCTTCTATAAAAGTAGGAACTCCTTTTCTAATAATGAGATATAAAATGATTGATTTATATTTACTTAATATTGTATATAAATTAGGTTCTATCAAAATTAAGTTTATGGAACAAATGAGAGAAGAAATTTTAAATAGCTATGATCATATATCTAAATATTATGAAAAAAAAATAAAGAATTGTGATATTGATAAATTTATTTTACCATTATCTAATTATATTGGAAGATTCGAGCAACATGATTTACATATTAAGAGAGTAATCTTTCAAAATGCATTAAAATCAAAAGAAGAGGGAAAATTTTATCCTAATTATTTTCCATTAATGCACAGGTAATTCAAAAGGATTTACATTTAAACGAAGTTGACAGTTAGATGCTGATAATTTTGCATAAATTGCAGAAAATGAACCACTGCTATTAACTTGTTCAATATCAGCTAAGCCTTCACATCTATTACATCTATAAATATTATTATATTCATTATAAATTGCTTGTAATCCACATCTACGGCATATATTAAGCACTCTTCCATCTGAATCTAAACGCATTTTTTCAATACCATAATTTAGCATTGCACCATGTGCTTTCATTGCCCAGCCTTCCATTTCTCCGATTCTCAGACCACCATTAATAGCTTTTCCTCCTAGAGGTTGACCAGTAATTGCATCAGTTGGTCCACTTCCACCAACACATTGTTTATCATCATAAACAAATTTTGTAATTCTTTGAATTGCACATGGAGTTACAAATATTGCACTATCAAAGCAAACACCAGTAGTCCCATCATATAATCTACTACATCCATTAAATCTTAAACCCATATCAACAAGCTTATTTCCAATTTCTTCATGATTAAATGGAAGAAATGAAGTACCATCGATAAAAATGCTTTCCTTCACACAGATTATACTGCTCCAATTTTCCATTATCTGTCCTATTGTCATTCTTGTTGGAATTGAGTGTGGATTGATAATTAAATCTGGAATTGTTCCATCTTCCATAAAAGGTAAATCATATGCTGGTAAGATAGATGATACAATAAATTTATTTCCTTCTCTACTTGATAATTTATCACCTACAACAATTTCTCTTTCATATTGAAGTTTAATAATCGCGATGAGTTCATCTTCAGGACCTCTAACAAATCTAGAATCCATAACAATTGCTGGTTCTTTCAATAGATATACAACGCTTTGATCTATAAATTTATATTCACTATTATCTTTGCTTAATTTGCCAACTTTTCCAGTTATAACATCTCCATATTCGATAACTGTTCCTTTTAATACTACACCATCTACTAATTTTTCATAATTTGCAGGTTTTAGATTTTTTGTAATTAATGCATTAGGATTACAAAAAGATTCCCCTTTTTGTAATTTTGTTTTATATATCTTAAAAAGTACACTATGAAATAATCCCTGTTTACATATTACACTGTCTTCTTGATTATTTCCATAACATAAATATGCAACTGTCAAATTTTTACTATTAGGCGTTTTAATAAAAGTACCAGTAATAGTATCTACTAATGGATGTTGTATATTTTTTTGCATTGTTCTATTTTTTTCAAATCTTGAAATCGGATTATATGAAAACCAACTCCCAGCTTGACGTGATTGATTTGTAACATATGAAATTCTTGCAGGTTGTGTATGATTTCCATAAGGAGACCGTAAAGATGCCAGTCCAAAAATTGCTTGCGGTATTTCTAAATGTGTATACTGTTTAAGTACATTATTTTTATCAATTCTTAATTCACTAATAGATTCAGCAAGCACACAATTAAGCATTTCGCTAGGAGTTATATATTCAGCAATTCCTTCATTAATTAAATCTTGTAAAGTTATTGTTCCATTTTTAATACCATTTACATGTTCAATAGTAAATCTTGTATTTTGAACAAATTTAACATCTTTATTAATGCTAGTTGTTCTAGAACGATCATATTCTTCAATGTTATTATCCACAATGAGAAGAGGACGCCTTAACCTTCCATAATCAATCCAAAATTCTATTTTATTAAGAATAGAGTTCCAATATATAGTTGTATTTTGATCAATTACATTTCCTGCTCTTCTAATAATTCTATACTTTTGCACAAACTTAATACCATTTCGACATGCTCCAATAATTTCACCATTTGTATAAATTAAAGATAAATCAGATTCTAACATCATAGCATTTGTTATTTGATTAAATGGAATAAAATCTTTATCTTCACCTATAATTAATTTTAATGGAAGAACGTCAGATGGAGGTGCAATGCTTGCAGTAATAGCTAATTGTTTATTTAAACCAACACCAGGCCCAGTATCTGGACTGTGAGAAATACATACAAAACCACACATAGAAGGATGCACTTTACGCATATCTTTTGCTCTATCTGTATTTTTAGATGCTTTATCAGCACTAGGAGTTGTTATAGTCCTTAAAACAGAAACAAGTTGTAATGGATTTTTTCTTTCTACAAGCCTAGGAGCTGCCCTATTTTGATCAACTTTACCATTATTGCCAACAGATACAGTTCCATTAGCAGTTGTAATAGATTGTTCCATTGCTCTGTTTAAATCACTTACTGAAATTGAATTTTTAAATGAATTTGAAATAATAGATGGAGTAATAGATGACCATCCATTATTTTTTAATGCTCTTGAAATGCCATTTAAGGCAGGAATAACTACATTTTGATTAAATTTAGATTTGAAAGTTTTAGTTAAAGCTGAAGGCCCAAATAATCTTTTTGTAGAAAAACTATCACGATCTGCAGGTTCAATAATTTCATAATGCACCATAAACATTTGTCTTATAGCCAATCCAATATATCTCAATTTTCTAATTCTAGAATTAGGACCTTGTCCTATATGTGGTAAAAGGACTTTATCTAAACTTCCAGCACTAGTTGGGGTACCAATTAAATCATTAATAATGTATCTTGTAGCATTTGCACCATTAACATCACTAGAATAATTTGGATTTGATATATATCTCAACATTTTTTCTGCTGCTATTTTGCAAATTACTTCATGATTTCTTTCATGTATAATTGCGTCAAATGCTGAATCTGTAACTATATAGAATGATTTTTCTAAAACATCTAAAATGTTTGATGTTAACTTATCTTTTTTTTCGATATCAAATACAATAGTTTCACATATTTCTTTGTGATTGCTCATTCCAAATAAATAATATATAAGCATAAATGGTATTTTTACCTTTTCAAACTTAGGACTATTAATTTCTAATGTAATAGCATTTTCTGGAATCGACATAAAACGAATTCTTAACTGTGAACTGTTATCATAAATTCCTCCAGGTTGAGAAATAATTTCTGCTCTAATGTATTCATTTGGACGAATTGCTTTATGAATATGTGGGATATTATATACAATATTTTCTCCAGAAGTTAAGGCATATTCATTACCTCCAACAAGAAAATATCCACCTTCATCGTTTGGATCTTCATCTATCATTTCCAAATCTATTTTTGAACACATTTTAGTAGAACAATTTGTTCCTCTTACCATTGTTGGAAAATTTCCAATATGAAATGGTGGGATGTTAACAGATTTTTCTTCAATGTGTCCATCTTTATGTATTGCTTTAATATTAATATTCACTTCAAGAGTAATAGGAGAACTATATGTTAATCCAGCAATGCGTGCTTGACTTGGAAATAATGTTGAAGATTGTCCAGTACTATATATGACATATCTAGGCTGACCAATTTGAATATTGTCAAATTCTACCTCAACTTTAAATGTTTTAATTTTTTGATCTTCCTCATTCGTTCTAATATTTTTGTAATTCTTTTGTAAAGAGAAAAAAGTTTTGATAATATGACGAATTGCATTTTCTATCATATCATTATATTCTGCCAAGTTATGACCAATCAATCCATTTTGATTTACAGAAGCATATATAAAAGACATCATATCAGCGTCTGTTAAATTTTCATTTTCAACAGTATTAATATGGGGCAAGTTAGTGATTTTCATAATTGATTCTTTGTAATCCATCGTGTTTATATATTAGATAAATATCTATTTCAAATAAGTAAAAAAAAATCCCAATATTTCATTATATAACCATAACATGAAAATTGAAGATATTTCTTTGTTTATCTGGACTTATATATCATGCCAATCCGGAATTTGACATGAAAAAAGATAAATCTAAAGATTGATGAAAAAATAATTTATAATAGAAAACAAAATAAGATAATGAAAAAATATTCTTATTATGGGAAGTCCTTAATTAACCCCATATAATTCTTTACCACATATTTATGATATAAGAATTATTGTAATCTATATGTTATGATTATATTTCTTTAAATTAGAAAAATTAATTAGAAAACAAAAGAAGAGACGATGAAATATCTTTTTCAAGATGAGCATATATTTTTTTATTATCATATATTGTTAATGTTCCATAAAATGATGATAATTTAATATTTAATTCTTTTGGTAATGGATCATCAGAAGAAAATTGTATAGAAATTTTTCCATAAAATTGATTATCAGTATTAAATGTAGATGTCAGATTTTTTACATTTAATGCTAATTTACTAATTAATTTTATTGGTTGATTAGAAATAAAATTTCCATCTTTATCAATAATTATTAAATATCCATAATGTACGCGTTTACTTTGAGATGTTATTACTAATTGAAAATGTTTTAAAAGAGATTCTTTTAAAAATGAAGGATTTCCAATCCATACACCATCAATATATTTGCTGTTTCTATCTAAAAAAACTACATATAGAAAAATTAAAATAAGAAAAATAACTAATCCAAAAATATAATGCATTATTATATATTTTTATAATTTTTTACAGTAATTCTTTTAAAGCCTTTACAGGTTTAACTTTAACCATTTTTCTTGCTGGCTTAGCCTTAACTGTTATTGATTCTCCTGTTGCAGGATTTCTACCTACTCTCTCGGGTTTAGCTGCTTTATAAACAGGAACAATTTTGACAATATTTGGAATAGTTAAAGATCTATTTGCTTTTAATTCTGTCTTTAATAAATCATGAAGACATTCAAATACACTTGTTACTTGTGAACGGTTTAAATCCGTTGTAGATGCTATATATCCATATAGTTGAGTCTTATTTAATCCCTTCTCAGCTTTCTTAGGAGGCATTTTATAATATATTTAAATAAAATATTTTATTCGTAAATATTACTATATTACAGATATAATAAATTATACTAATATACTTACTGTAATACAGTAGTAATACAGTAGTATTACAGTAGTATTACAGTAGTATTACAGTAGTAATACTACAATATTACAGTAGTAATACTACAATATTACAGTAGTAATACCATATTAATAATAATACTACAATATTACTATTGTATTACTACAATAATATTACTCAAAAAAAATGACAACATTAATTGTGGATACAAGAGAAAGAGCAGTTATACCGTTTATCGAAGAAGAATTAAAAAATCATGAATATCAACTTAAGCAAATAAATACAGCTGATTTTTTAATATGTAGAAAATCAGATGAAAAGGTAAAAATTTTGGCAGCAATTGAAAGAAAAACACATATAGATTTTGCATCTTCATTTAAAGATGGAAGATATGCAAATTTAAATAAAATGCTTAGTCTAAGAGAAAAAACAAACTGTCAATTATATTTTATTATAGAAGGAAATGCATTTCCTTCACCTAATCGCAAATTTGCAGGAATACCCTTTAATAATATTTTGATGTCAATAACAAAAATGATGGTACATCATGGAATTTTTGTAATACAAACTGAAAATGAAGCATATTCTGCAAAACGAATTGTCGATTTAATTAATATGTTTGATACTATAGAAGAGCCATATGTTCCTAATAATGAAGAAAAATGTGAAATTGATTGTTTAGAGTTAACTACACGTATTGAACTCAGAGATGATGAATCTATTGTAAATGTTTGGTCTTGTCTCAATGGAATATCAATTGTTACTGCAAAGATTTTATCAAATACATTCTCAATTAATGAATTAGTAAATGTAATAGATGAAAAAAAAATTGATTCTTTAAAGACATTAACAGGAAGGCCTTTACATAAAAATGCAATCATTAGTCTTAATAAAATTAGACAAAATGATATTGAAACATCTGTTAAATTATTATCTGGAATAAAAAATATTTCATCCATAACAATTAGACAAGTATTAACGCATACAGAAGGATTAAAAAATTTATGTTCATTAAGTATTGAAAATATGTCGGAAATCCCTATTATTCAAACATCTAGAACCGTAAAATTCGGTAATGCAAAATCTGCTAAATTAATTAATATGTTAAATTATAAAAAAAATTGAATATATAGTAACAATGGTTTCCCCCACAGTGATGCATATCTTTTGGATTTTAGTATTTGTATTGGTTGTTTTTGCTATTTACATGTTTATATTTAGAGGAAAAGATTATAGAAGTATTATGGGAGGAGGTCCTACAAGACTTATCATTAGTGAACCTGAATATACGCAAGTATTAGATGGTAAGAAAAAATTTGATGTTAGACCTGTTAAACGACCATTTGAAAGAATTAAAGTTGGCGACGAAATTCTAATTATCCGTTCTAGACCCAGAGGTGATACTTCAGAACATCCTAAGTATAAAGTTAATGCCAAAGTTATTTCTGTTGAAGAATTTGAAACTGTAGAAAAGGCATTGAAATCTCATGTCGATAAGGTATATCCTGGAAAGAAGTTAGTAGAAGCTGTTGAAAGATATAAGGAATTTAATTCTGGAGGTGAAAAGGTTATGTTAATCGGTTTTGAACTTATGGATAAGAAACCATCTAAAAAGACTGAAAGCTATTCAACCGTTGATATTGATGATGATTATTCTGCAACTTTAGATCGAGACTATTATCCTTATTAATAATTTTTAACACAATGTATTATATTATGTTAACACATCGATATTTTTTAATAAAAAAAAAATAAATAAAATAGATTAATTTGGTTCATTGTTTGGATTATCTTCAGATGTGTCGTAATCCATATTATCTGAAACAAATGGATTAAATTCAGCTTCTTCAGTTTCAGCTTCATTTTCAGCTTCAATTATATCATCATAATCATCGTCATATGTATCGTCTTCAAAAATTGCCCAATTAAATATGCCGGCCTTTAATGTCATTTTTTGATTTTCAATAATACTAAGAATTTCTTTTTTTGCAAATATTGGCATAACCTTATTATTTCCTTTATGTATTGTCATAATTATTTTACATAACATTTCCTGTAGATATAAAAACATTTCACTAGGTTGAAGATTTTCAATAAAATATTCATATTCAGTTAAATATTCTTCACCGATTGAAGGTAAATTATGTAGTTTATGATATTCTGTTTTGTTAATACCAGCAGTATTTAATATGTCAAGTATTAATGGAGAAATTGATAACATATTTTGAACATTCTTTAATATGTTATAATCAGCTAATAAACTTCGTATTTTTGAATCTAAAACATATAATCTATTATCATATTTATTATCTGGTAATGGATGACTATCTTTTCCATTAACAATATCTTCATATTCTCTACCCTCCATATTTCCTAATGCTTCAATTATCTTAACAGGAACAGAAGCTAATTCAGCAACATCTACTATATATGAATAGTTTGATTTCCATTCAAAAGTTTTTATTTCTTTCTTTTTATGTTCTGAAAATGTGTAAAAAGATAATGCTTTTTTTTCTGTATCAAAAATATTAACATATTTTAAATAGTAATTTATTGCTTCTTGATTATTTGATTTATCTTGCAACGAAATTAAATCATATGAAAGTTTACATTTTTTACATTTTTTATTTTCCCAAAGGTGAGTATCTCCTAATGGACATGTAATCTCAAAATAAATAAATAGAGAATTTAGTTTATATTTAATGTTTAGTGAATTTGTTGCTTTTTCTATAGATAATCTATATAAATCTGATTTTTTAACTTTACATATTGCACATGAAACATCTATTAACTTAAAATCTCCTTTATTATTTAATTTAAATTCTGTTAAATCTTCTCCCTTAATTTCTATGGATTTTCCATCTAATAAATAATAATATATAGATTTTTTATTCCATACATGTTTAAAGCCTTTTTCATCAAAAATTTCTGTTATATATGTTTCAATATTTAAATGTTGTAATGTACTAGTACTAAACTCTACCTTTTCATTAACATATTTTTTTTCTAATTTTGTTTCAAGCTCTTTATATTTCATAAAATCAGTCGTGTCATCAGTTTTAATTCTTTTTACAAATAGACTATATGACATAAAGAACATAGTACTTGAAATATCTGAAATGGTCTCTGAATTTAATAATAATTGATATTGTTTGGAATATTTTCCTATTTTCTTATCTGATGGTTCATATAAAAATCTGAATATATTTAATGGTTTAGATGTTTTTTCTTGGCTCGTTTTAATGGATTCATCCAAAGTTAAACCTAATATATATTGAAATTCATACAATGCTTTTTCTGGTGTTAATTGTACATTATTTTGCAAATCTCCTGTTATCTTTGAAACAATAGTAGAATAATTCATAGTTGGATCTAATAAAAGCTGCATTACTAATTCTTCTTCTGGTTTAGAATTAGTTATTTCGGTATCATATCCTTTATGTATAATATCATATGCCTCTATTAATCTTTCTTTCATAAAATCAATAGTAATATCTTCTATACTTGATAAAATAACAGCATAATCAACTAGTATTTGTTTCATAATTTTATCTACATAAACAACCATTTTAGAATTTGGTTTAACATCTCCAAAGTTAATACTCAAGGATTTATTACTCTGTGAATTCTGAATTAATGTAATCATATATGCATAGATATATATCACGATATAGATATACAGTCTACTATCTATATTTTCTGTTTCTGCAGTTGTAGTAATTTTTCTTCTCTTTCTTTTCGTGCTTATTGATTGTTCTGCATCAACAATTAATGGATATATAAAATCAACTATAGCTGATGCAAATTGTTTTTCATTGATAAGAGTTGAAAATTTCAATGTTTTAATAATTCTTAAAGACAATGACCATATTGTAGTACGTAATTCGCTATTGAAATTTCCATATTTATTTCGAATTTCAATATCTTTTTCATTTTCATAATTCTCAATAATTAAACCGCTACATATTTTACAAAAATATGTATCAGACCCATTATGAATTCCCAATATATATTTAGTTAAATTTTCTAATTGTTTTTCTAATGAATAATTCATTGTTTCCATTTTCATTTTTTCGTACACATGTGGACAAATTAAATTATAATTACAAATATTACATTTTATAAATTCATCTTTAGATTCATCTTTTGATTCATCTTTTGATTCATCTTTAAATTCGTCAATCTCTTTTAATAATTTTTTTGTTTGCTCTAATGTTCTTTGTGAGTTAATTTTTTTAAACAACATTAAATGCTTACATTTATTCTCAATTTGTGCCTTTATGTTTGATTGCATAATTTCATATTCATTGTTTACTATTGATTTTTCTTTTTCATCTAAAAGTGATATAATAAAATCAATATCATCAATTTCAATATCATATCCAGAAAATGCGTTAAGTTTAGTACTTGAATATAAACTTTTATTTTTTATGGACTGTTTCTTTGATAATTCATATATTTGATTTAGCCTTTCTATTCCCAATTTTTGTTTAATAATTCTTAAATATATTTTTGTAATATTCTTTTTAATATTTATTGTTTTTTCTATCTCATTTAAATTTTTTTGTTTTTTGTACGATATCAATTTATTTCCAATAAAATCATTTAATAATTGAGAATCTCTACCATGAGATATAGTCAATAAATAAGAAGACATAACATCCATACGAATTAATTCGTATAAAGGTACCAAATTATATTTCCAACTTTTAATATAAATAGGTAATCCACTATCGGATAATCGTTTAATAAGATATTTTAATAATTCATTTGATTCATTATCTCGCCATGTTTTTAAGACAGAAGATACTATAAAACTTCCAATATTTTTTTTAGGAGAATTTACATTTACAGTAAAATTTTTAAAAAGTTCATATGAACTACATTTCTGATAATACTCAAGAGAATAATTGATTTGTGTAAATAAAATTGATATAAGATTTAAAATTTGTTCTTGATTCACGAATTTCATTATTTTTTTTGCATTAGAATATTCATTTGAATATTCATTTGAATATTCATATATATTATGATTGGAATTTTCAATTAAATATATGGAATAATTAAACAATCCATTATGTTTTAGTTCATTTTTAAAATAAACATTTTCAAAATAATTCTTTAAAAATAGCCCATCCTGTTTTGAATCGATAACTAATCCACTTACTAAAATTGGTTCTTCCGATGCAATAATTATTTCATCAAATTTTTTATTATATGCACGTTTTGAAGTTTTTGGTCTTGTATATACATAATTTTCATTTTTAACTTTAAATTCAGATGTAGCATTTGATCCTCTTTCTACTACAATAGGATATATAGATTGTATTGACAAAAGATTTCTTAATAAAACAGTTATCGGTGTTGTTATTAGCGATTGTTTTAAGATATGTATGAAAGGAGATAATTCACTTTGATAGTATTTAGCTATATTAAGAAATCCATTTAACTCTACTATATCCGATGAGGATTTTATATTATCGATAATAATATGTAATTCTTCTATTTTTATATTTGTTAGGTCTGCAAAACTTCTTTTTGTTTCTATAACGTGTATTTTAATTGGAATCATGTAGCGTTTTATTATAATATATTTCCAAATTAATTTTTTATTTGAAATTTGGCTATAATAATTTATTTAGAAATATGAATGTGTGTTTTATATAGATATAAAACATATATTTTTCAATGTATCAGAAAGATATGACTTCTAATCAAAAGACTTCTAATCAAAAGACTTCTAATCAAAAGACTTCTAATCAAAAGAATTCTAATCAAAAGACTTCTAATCAAAAGACTTCTAATCAAAAGAAAGAATATTTTCCATCTGATGGATTGACACTTATCAATAAAGTATTTTCAATGCGTCGTGATGGTAAAGATAAAAATGATATTTTAAAGTTTCTACATAGCAATTATGGAAAATTAGAAATAAGACATGAAACAGATAAATCAATTCAAACATCAATTAATAATGAGAGGACAATTTTATACATTGTAAGCTCAAAAGGAATAGATACTATGTTTAACATCTTCAATGGAATTGTTTTTCATGCAGAGACAGCTAAAATTTTAGCATTTCCAATTCCTATCTTTAACCAAGCTACTAATTCATTGAAAATTCAAGATATGAATGTTTATAATTTAAATGATATGACTAATATCACTTTATATTATGATAGAAAATGGAGAATTTCTACAAGTAAAGCATATGATATGACTAACATTTCATTTATCAAAACAACATATGCAGAAATCTTTTATGAATTGATTACTGTTTTTTGTCCTAAATTTGCATTATCTTCAGGTATTGAGCTAAACAATAATGATGGAAAGTTTGAAATAAGATTTACTAACCTTAACATTAATTATTGTTATTCTTTTCTAATTAGGCATGAATGTCTTCAACCAATTATTTCATTAGGTGATAATGAAATTCTGTTAATTAGAATTGTGGAATTATTTGATGATAAATTACCAGAAATTGTTCCTAAAGAGTCATATGAATCGTATGGAATTCCATTACCTACTCCAATTGAATTAACTACTGATATGAAATCTATTAGAGAACTCGAATGTATGACAGATTCAATTGCAAATGCACAAAAATATGTAGAAGGAAAATCTCCATTTTATGGATATGCATTTATTCCTAAGGATGAAAAAATTGATTCCAAATATTATATAATTCAATCTCCTCTACTTGATTTTCTAAAGAGAAATATTTATTCAAAATTTCCAGAAAATACAAATATTAATCCATCTAATCGTCTTTTATTCATTCAAATGCGTTCATATCTTTCCACTAGTAGATTAGATGTGTTAAAACTTGCTCCTGAATGGAAATCTAAGTTTAATGAATTTGATATTTTTATTGAAGATCTTAGAAATCAAGTTGTTGGATTATATCGAGAAACTAGATTTTTTAAAAGAGACTCATATCAACATCCAAAGCTTGAATTTGCAAAAAAACTAATTGACCAAATTTCATTAAAATTAGAACATAGTTCACTACAAGGAACTATGCCATATGATGGTGATTATGGAAAATTAGTTATGGATTATATCAATGATACTAAAAACACTGAAATTTTTGTAAAATTATTAGATTATTAATAATTTGTTATTAACAAGTTATTAACAAGTTAATCATTCATTTAAAAAGTCTTAAGCTTGTTAATTAAATGTTATTAAATACAATAATTTAATATAGTAATTTATTTTTTTTAATACATATAATCAATGTCAAAATTATATGGTAAGTATTTTAAAATGCCAGAACAAAAAAAAGATATTGAACATGATAAAGATGTTCAATATGTAAATCGAATTGTTAATAATAACAGATATAATAAGAAATCAGTTCCTCTAATGGTTAACTCAAGTGTTACAGGCGGAGGTATTCAAAGACTATTATACAATAAAGAAACATATATTCCTTACGATCATTCTTCTCATCAAAATTGAATTATGTGTTATATATGTAGAGAGATATCTGATATCTTTCTATAAAAAACCTCACACCAAAAATGTCTGATCAAAAAGAACACTTCAAAACATTACTAAATAACTTGAAAAATATCATTTCTTCGTTTGAAAAACAAAAAGAACAAGAAAAAGAACAAGAAAAAGAACTAAAAAAAATAGAAAGATCTTTTGCTATTTTAGATGATATTCATGATGAATATCGAGGCGATTTAGCATATATGTTTACTCTTTTACTTGATAGAAAAAATGCAATCGAAAATTTGCATTCTTTGTATCAAGCAAAAGATAAAAAAGGATTAACTCACATACAAATATTAAAAATAGAATATGCTATTGTATATAAAAAAGTGATGTATAATACTTACAGAGATTTATATAGAAAAATGTTTCAATCTAATGAAGAAGATATTTCACATTTTATCATTCGATGTAATGAAGTACATGATGATATTGTTTTGAATTCTTCGTTTATCAGAAATACCGGATGTGATCCAAGATGTGAAGGTTGGGTAGGAGAAGATAAACCTTCATCTTGTGTATGTGGAAGAATGTATAACTGCAATTGGCAGTATTCAACAACACCACATATCGACATTGGACCTGACTATCTTAACCACTTTGGTAATTTAAAATATAATGTAGTTTGATTTATTGTTTTATTTTTTTTAGTATGTTTTATTTTTTGTTTGATTATTTAATTTTTTTAGATTAATCAAATAATTAATATAAAACATAAGTAAAAACAGTATCTGGAAATGCAACATAATCTGGAAATTTTTTACCTAATTCAGATTTAATTTCTACATTTATGTTGTTTAAATTATCTATTGTCATTGTAAAAATACCATGAGTATAATCATCAAGTTTTGATTCATTATAATAAATTATAGCATTATTTAAATTTATTCCTCCAGATTTATTATATTTTGTATCAACTTGTATACTTGTATTATTAGTACCAATTACAGAAGTATTGTGAAGAGTGTTTGTTCCAAATAAGGGTATTTTAACTGAAACTATGTTAAAGTATCTATATAATACAAGAATAATACCTGAATTGATATTAATACCATGTGTAAATGGAATTTCATATAAAAATGGACCATAAACTGTAATCATATTATATAATTCAATATCAGCATCCTTTCTTTCTTTTATCTCTGTTGTTATTTTTAATTCTAATGCATTAGTTTTTAATTCTAATGCATTAGTTTTTAATTCCAATGCATCAGTTTTTAATTCTAATGTATCAGTTTTTAATTCCAATGCATCAGTTTTTAATTCCAATGCATCAGTTTTTAAAACTAAATTACTAACTTCATTATCTAATATAGTTAAATGTTGATTAATAGGTTCTAAATCAACAGTACCGCCCTCGTTTATAATAACAGAAGGAGCCTCCCCAGTGCTTGATACTCGCAAAGTAAAATTTGTAGTCATTTTTTTTTGTTATTTTTATTATTATAAAATAACAAAAATAACAATAAAATAATAACAAAACAATACCCTTATTTGTTCCAAATAAGGGTATTTTAACTGAAACTATAATTTGATTCCACCAGTTCCCGTTCCACCAGTTCCACCACCGAAATCGATTGCACCGCTTCCACCACCAGTGGTGGAACTGGTGGAAGGCGTTCCCCAACTTATATTGAATCCGGTAATATATGAACATGTAGGCATGAATGGAGCATTTGTATAATATTTCATGGGCTCTATTCTAAATGCTATATAATTTGATGTTTTTGCTGATACAGATACTTTTAATGGATATGTTAAAAGCGCAGTAACACTAGAACCAGCAGTATTACCTTGCGCATAATGTGCATGTCCAGAAGAAGTGGTAGTTAAAACAGAAAAACTATGAAAATGTGCATCATCAGAAATCCATTCTGTTTTAGAATTAGGATATGTATCAAGAGATTTAGACTCATATGTTTGAATGTTTGGAATTATTAATTCAATGTATGACATAGTAGTTATATCCATAGTATTTGGATTTCCTGTATACAATTTCCATGTGTAAGCATAATTAATTATAAAAGGAGAGACTGTTATATTTTCACTAAATCCACGTCTTTCATAAGAATATTTAACAGCAGTACCATTGATACTAATAATTGGACAAGATACCAATACACCTTCATTTGATTTAAGTCTAAAATTACATGTAGGAGTTCCATATGTAGAATAATAAACAGTATTATTAAACGATGATAAAATATTGTCCTGTTCTATATTTTTAGATTCTATATTCGTAATTCTTGTTGTTAATGATGTAATACTTGTATCTTGCGATGCATTTTTGGTATCGGTGGAATTCATTCTATTTGTTAAACTTGTTATATTAGCAGTCTGTGTTGCATTTTCTGTTTCTATAGCTGTAAGTTTAGCTGCAAATGTATTAATACTATTATCTTGATTCACATTAACAGATTCTGCAGCTCCTAATCTTATATTTAATGTTTCAATATTATTATCTTGTGTTGCATTTTTAGATAATGCACTATCTACTCTTGTTGATAGTGATGCAATGCTTGAGTCTTGTGATGTATTCTTAGATTCTGCTGCTGTTATTCTTGTAGTTAAAGATGCAATGTTTGAGTCTTGTGTTGTATTCTTAGATTCTAAATTTGTGGCTCTTGTATTTAATGATGTGATATTTGTATCTTGCGTTGTGTTAGTTGTTTCTGTTGCTGTTATTTTTGTAGTTAATGTTTCAATAGTTGAATTTTGATTAATATTATTTTTTTCTTCAATTGATACTCTAGACGATAATGATGCAATTGCATCATTCTGTGTTGTGTTTTTAGATTCTACTGTTGTAATTCTTGTTGTTAACGATGTAATGCTTGAGTCTTGCGTTGTATTCTTAGATTCTATACCTGTAATTTTTGTTGTTAATGCTGTAATACTTGAGTCTTGTGTTGTATTCTTAGATTCTACTGCTGTTGCTCTTATAGTTAGCGCTGCAATACTTGAGTCTTGCGCTATATTCTTAGATTCTACTGCTGTTGCTCTAGATGTTAGTGCTGCAATATTTGAGTCTTGCGTTGTATTTTTAGATTCTACTGCTGTTGTTCTTGTAGTTAACGATGTAATACTTGAGTCTTGTGTTGTATTCTTAGATTCAGCTGAAGAAACTCTAGATGTTAATGATGTAATACTTGAGTCTTGCGTTGTATTCTTAGATTCTGCTGAAGACACTCTAGATGTTAATGCTGCAATATTTGAATCTTGTGTTGTATTCTTAGATTCTGCTGCTGTTGCTCTTGTAGTTAGTGTTGCAATATTTGAATCTTGTGTTGTATTTTTAGATTCTATATCAGTGGCTCTTGTAGTTAATGATGTAATACTTGAATCTTGTGTTGTATTCTTAGATTCTGCTGCCGTTGCTCTTGTAGTTAGTGCTGTAATATTTAAATCTTGTGTTATGTTTTTATCTTCTGCTGATGTCGCTCTTGTAGTTAATGATGTAATACTTGTGTCTTGTGTTTTATTCTTAGATTCTAAATCTGTAATTTTGCTATCAAAAGTATCGTAATTATTAGCAATATTTATAATTGCAGTGTCTTGTTCTGTATTTTTATTTTCAATTGTAGTAATTCTTAAATTTAAATTAGAAACATCTAAATCTTGATTTATAAATTCTATATTAGATAATCTTGTTTCAACATTATTAATTTTATTATCTTGAGTTAAATTATTAGCTTCTATCTCAGAAATTCTATTATTTATATCAAGTATATTCATATTTTCAATGGATATAATACGATTATTAATTGATGACATATCAGTGTCAATATTTAATAATTTCTCTTCAACTCCTGTAGTTCTGATATTAAGAGTTGAATTTGTATTTTTTTGTGATTCGTTCATGGCATTTGTAAACAATAATTTTGAATTAAAGCTGTTAATATAAGAATCTTGTAAAGTATTCTTAAGCTCTACAGCTGTTATGCGTGTTGATAAATTCGATAATAACATATTTATATAATGCTTATATAAATATATAATGTTTATAAATATTTATAATGCTTATAAATATAATGCTTATATATTTATAATGCTTATAAATATCCCCATGACATTTTAAACCCTGAAACATATAAACAATTTGAAAGTTGTAATGTTATATTATCTGACATAGGTTTTATACCTATTGCTATTGTATTTGATTCTTTAGAAACCATATATACAAATAAAGGATATGATATTGTACTAAAGACATTAGTATTACTTGCACTACCTTGTGCATAATGGGCATGTCCAGAAGAAGTAGTAGTTAAAACAGAAAAGTTATGTAAATGTTTATCTTCTTCTATCCATTCTGTTTTAAATAAAGGAACTTTATTTAAAATATCACTAGCACTACTATCATAAACTGGAAGTCTTCCTATAATAAGAAATAAACTATTACCATTTTTACTTATATTTGTAATTGTTGATGATGTAATAATAGAAAATGAAGATATAGTTAATGATTCACTATATCCACGTCTTTCATATATATAATATAAATCATATAATGCTCCATTTGGATGACTTACAGTAATTGCTCCATCATTGAATGAACTTATAATTCCTCTAACATTATAATATATATTATCAGGAAATATATTTGACATACTTAAATCTTGATTAGTGTTTTTAGATTCAGATGTCGATACTCGTGATGTCAATGATGTAATATTTGTATCTTGAGTTGTATCTTTAGCTTCTATAGTAGAAATTTTCGTAGTTAATGATGCGATTGCATTATTTTGTATAGCTGGTGATTCATATGCATACTCTCTATTAAATAAATTATTAATTGCAATATATTGGGCATTATTCCATGCTACTAATGTAGCTACTTTATTTAAACCAGCAGTAATTGCACTATCCTGAGATAATTCTTTAGATTCAATAGCTGTAATATTTGTTGTTAATGATGCAATTGTGGAGTCTTGAGATGATTCTTTAGTTTCTATAGCTGTTGTTCTTGTAGTTAATGTTGTAATATTTGTATCTTGAATTGTATCGATAGATTCTATGTTTGTAATTCTTGTTGCAAATGAAGTAATATTTCTGTTTTGTGTGTCATTTTTAGAATCCACATAAGCTAATCTTGTAAATAGATTAGAAATATTTGTGTCTTGAATGGGTTCTACACCTTCCATTTTAGATATTCTTGTTATTAATAAATCAATATCTGTAGAAAAGTCTACAAATTCTAAATCAATTACTTTTTTTGTTAATGATATAATTGCTGAATCTTGTGTAGTATCTTTAGATTCAACATCTGTAATTCTTGATGTTAATGATGAAATTTTTGAATCTTGAGATGATTCTGTAGTTTCTATACCTGTAATTTTTGTTGTTAATGATGTAATACTTGAGTCTTGCGTTGTATTCTTAGATTCTGTTGCTGTAATTCTCGTAGTTAATGATGCAATACTTGAGTCTTGCGTTGTATTCTTAGATTCTGTTGCTGTAATTCTTGTAGTTAATGATGCAATACTTGTATCTTGAGTAGAATCTTTAGATTCAATAGCTGTTGCTCTTGTAGCTAATGATGTAATACTTGAGTCTTGAGAAGAATCTTTGTTTTCTATGCTTATTGTTCTATTTTCCAATGATGTAAAAGTTGTATCTTGGATAGAATCTTTAGACTCAATAACTGTAATTCTCGATGTTAATGATGTAATACTTGTATCTTGAGTATCATCTTTAGATTCTGTTGCTGTTGTTCTTGTAGTTAATGATGTAATATTTGTATCTTGATTAGAATCTAAAGATTCAATAGCTGTAATTTTAGATGTCAATGATGTAATACTTGAGTCTTGAGATAATTCTTTAGATTCTACATATGTAAATCTTATTAATAACAATGTAATATTTGAATCTTGAGTAGTGTTCTTAGATTCTTCTGTGTTAATTTTCACATTTAAATTGTTGTTTGCATCTCTTATAATTGAAATAGCATTATCTTGAAGATTATTTTTAATTTCTGTATTAAATACTCTATAATATGTATCATAGAAATTTTTTGATTCTATGTTTATTAGAATATTATTTATATCATCAAGACTAATTTCTTGGATATTATCTGTATCATTAATATCATCCAATAATTGAGATGAAAATGAAATATTTATATTTTCAAATGTTGATAATTTATATTTAATACCAGATAATAAAACATTAATTTCTGGTATTTTTAATTCGATATCTTTTGATTTAAAATATAAACTATTAATTTTATGAACATTTAGAAAATGTTCATCTCCAGCTAATAATAAACCCGAACTTGATTCAGTAATTTTATTATCTTGGGTTATATTTTCTTCATTCAAAATATTTACTCTATTTATTAAATCTGATAACATTTTCTTTATAGAATGTTTATAAATTTTTTATAAAAAATTTATAAACATTAATTAAACATAAAATTCTTTTATAAATTGTATTTATAATATGGATGATCTTAATGCAAGACTTTTTGAGACGACTCGACGACTTCATAAAGGAAAAGTCGAAGCAAAAAAGAGCAAAAATGTTACTCAAATGAGGCAATATGTTGGAAGCTCAAATCATATGTTTGAAGATAGCCAAAAGACTACTAAAGACTATTTCAGACCAACACATGATATTAAGACAAAAGATAAGAAACAAAAATCGGCTCGTATTACTCGTACATATCATCCAACATCAAGGAAAGTTAATATTTTAGATGATGATTTACATAGATTTTATTCTTCTTATGGTGATTATTGTCAAATGTGTGGAAGCTATCATGGTTCACATCTTAGAGGATGCTCATGCATTCCTCTTCGATAAATTAAAAAAAAATAACATATAATATATAATGGAAAATTCTAAAGAAAATTCTAAAGAAATAAATCAAAAATTAGTTGGATATATAGAGGTGCCTCAAATATATTGGCCTAATATTAAATATGGCACACATGTTAGATATTATACAAAAAAAGATGGATTTAGACCTGGTGGTTTTGTTTTGAAAAATCCATTCGATGTACAAACAGAAGAAACTAAAAAACGATGTATTAAATTACAGAATGGATTTAATACAACAATTAAAACATATCAACAATGGTTTATTGCATATGATGATTTATCTAAAATATATATAAAACCAGATGCATCTTCACTTGTAATCATTAATTCATTGGAAGAAGCTATTGATGGATTAAATGGTAATATTAAAAAAATTACAACATATGTTAAAAGTTTAGAAAAACGATTATCAACTCTAGAAAAAACAAATTAATATTATGAAATAATATAGCATAATATAAAAAAAGCGTTTTTTTTAATATACATTAGCATGAAATATCATGAAATAAATAATATGAGTATCATTAAATAAATAATATAAATCGTATGAAAATAAATAATATGAGATAGCATAAAATAAATAGTATGGAATAATAGTATGAAAATAAATAGTATGGAATAATCGTATGAAAATAAATAACATGAGACAACCAGCTAGAATAATTGCTGAATTTGTTGAATGTTGTCTTGTCAAATCGTACTCTTGAAAATAATCAAGTTGATAAGAACTAGACAATCAGAAACCATTTAGCAATATAATTCATGTGATTCAGTCATGAAGATAGAGATGATCAAAATGATCAAATATATCCATCATCTATATAAATATCATCATAATCTTGTATAGGGTTTATTATTTGAATTTAGCTACAAATATTTGTAGCTAATATATTTATAAATATATATTATTCAATTTTTAATGCCTAAAAGATCAGAAATATTTCAATGGATTTTTGATAATTATATTGCATCATTATCAATCGACTCAATAGAAGGAAGTAGTGATTATAAACAATTTATAGATACTATAAAAAATATTGAAATTTCTATGTTAACACAAGGTTTATTAAGAATTAATGATTTTATAAGATTAAAATACAATTTTCCATTAAAATATGATGGATATGTTGTGTCTGTTTTTTCATTAATAGATGGAGAAAACAGTACTAATTTTGCATATGGTTATTGGAATAAAGATAATTTAGATACAATTCCAGAATATTTATGTATAGCTAATACTTTTGAATCCAAAGATGGAGAATACCGTAGTAAAATGTTTAATAGTAAATATTTTACAGATTGGTATGATAATGTTTTTACTGAACATTTTCCAACACTTGAACCATTTGCAATTAGCTTATTAAATGAAATAAAAGTTAGAATTTATCCAGAAGAAAATATGGAAAATATAGGAGAATTAATTATCAATAACAGATATCATATTAAATTTTTAACGGTAGCTATATTATTTTATTATTCAGTACAATTAAACCACATAAATACATCTTATAAATTAATTTTTGACAAAATTAAAAAAAAATTACCTAAACTTTCAAAAGAAGAAGAAAAATTAAGAATGCATATTCTTAAAAAATTATTAAATTATTCAGCAACTGAACATATTATATGTGGACAAAAATTAGTGCCAATGTATTATAATGAAGTTATAAATGTTTACGATTATAATTTTCCTGCTTGGAGAGAATTACATATAACTAAAATGGTTAGTGATTTAACTATAAACCAAATATGTATGAATTTTCCAATTTTTAATAATTGGTTATATATTGAAAACACTGACAAATATATTTTTGAAAACATATCAATGCGTAATAAATTTAAAAGAGCTCAAGTTGTAGATAGTTCGTATGAATCACTAAGAGAAGCAAGAAGAAGATTAGAAAATATGCAAGATTATTTTGTAAATGAGTTAAATGCTCATATTTATGAAAATATTGAATATGCTCAAAATAAATTATTATTATCAAATATTACATTAATGTATTCAATAGAGGATTCAGGATTTACATTTGGTTCGATGAAGGAATTTCTACATGAAAATATTCTAACTGTTGAAAAATTATATATGATACCAGAAAATACAATAAGAGTAATGTTTGAATTAGTATATGCAGTACATTGTCTACATGTTAAATGTGGAGTTATTCATTCAGATCTACATACAAATAATATGACATTTAATAGAACTGTTGGTTGTAGATTTAATAGTTCAAAGGTTGATTTGTTTGAAGATCCGGTTAATATTTTTATTACAGGAGAAAGAGGAGAAGCAGACACTTATATATTACCTGCGCATAGTGGAATTCCAGTTATTATAGATTTCAGTAGATGTATATTAGGACCAAAATTTCGAGTTCATTTAGAATCCAAATTTAATGCACAATATGCTACAACACTGTATAGAAATCAAATAAACACCATAATGAAATTATTATTTAGATTTAATTCTCAATATGTAACAATGCACCAGGATAAAATTAAAGCTGTATTGATGTCTGATTTTAGTTTAATATTTCCTGTTATATGTCTAGTAGATTATATTTCTATTGGAAGTAATTTTGCATCAATTTTTACTGAATTAAAACAAATTGTACCTGAAATTAAAGAAGATATAATATTATTAGGTAATCAATTAGAACTATATGCTCGGGAATTGTTAATTAAAGGACTACATAATATAATAGAGAATATTGAAAGCAAAGATAAACGATATCCTGGAATGTTAATTTTTGAAAAAATATTTGCAGATTGGAAATATTCTAGATGGATAACTAAAAAAGCAGAGAGATTCAAAAATGTTAAAGTTGTTGGATTAGTTAATATTAATAATGAAGTAAAATATAGTGGAAATAGTTATTCAACATATCCAATAAGTGCACGTATAGAGGAAATGGAAAAACATTTAGGTGAATATAAAATTAAAGATATAATTCACGGAGATATTGAGACGTTTTTTGGTTCGTTTAAATTAAATCCAAGAATTGAAGTTATTACAGATAGAGTAAGATTATTTCAAGAAAGATTAAATGGAAAACCTGTAGCATCTGAAAGTTCATGGATAAATTAAATATTTGAATGTATTTATACAATAGTATAATAAGATGAAATTTTGTAATGTTTGCAGCAGAATTATGACAAGACAAACATCTTCTGGATATGTTGAATTTGTTTGTAGTTGTGGAGAAAGAAAACGAGGAGAAGCAAAAGATTCATTAATATATACGAGCGTATCAAAAAAAATTAACAGCATTCAAGCATTAGATATGTATGACAATTTCATTAATACAGCTCCACATGATAGAGTTACATGTTTAGTTAAAAAAGATTGTAATATATGTGGTTTAGATTATATGGCACTAATTAGAATTACCGATGAAATTCCAGCTATATATATATGTAAATGTGGAAACAAAACAAATTAATTATGTAATTTGTTTACAATATAATTGTATATTAATATACAATAAATTTATTGTATATTAATATACAATGAATATTGAAAATTGGAATTGGCCAAATATTTCAAAGGATGAGTGGGGACCAATTGCATGGAATTGGTTGCATTTGACATCCATAAGCTATAGTAATAAACCAACAATTGATGATGCAAAATTAATGTTTAAACGAATTTGGAACTTTGCAAAAAATATTCCATGTATGGAATGTAGAATGCATGCTATAAGATATATTGTTTTGAAACCTCCAAGTTTACAATCTAACATAAATTTACAGTTATGGGCTTTTAATTTTCATAATGATGTTAATGTAAGAATTAATAAACCATTAATGACATTTAAAAACTATCAAAACAAATATATTGATGAAATCACAAAATCTAATATGTAAATTCTTCTCCATTATGTTTGTATAAAGGATGTTCATAAGAAATTAATGGATGACTTTCTGATGTTGATGGATTATAATTTTTACCTGACATATTAATAAGAATTTCTGGAAATTTTTCATCTGTTTTATCTTTTGTTCTTTCTATTGCTTTTGCTAAATTAATAGAATAATGTGGCCTAAAATTATATTTTCCAATATTAAATGTTGATGGTGAAAATGGACTTTTCATAAATGTATCAATATTTGATTTTTTTTCATAATATTCTTCTGCAGTCTTTAATAATTTCATAGTGTATCCATAGAATTGTTTATATAAATTATTTTGAGTTTTAAATGCATTTATTAAGAACCATAATAACAAATTATGAGGATTTGCTATTAATATATATGAATCAGTTTCTTCTTTTGATATTTCATAATTTGATAAATATATCTTACTAACAGATGTTAATTCTGTTTTATTACATGTTATACTAACATCATATTCTTCTGTATTGCTTTTATATATTTCATGTGAAACATCTAAAAATGGTCTATATTTTTTTAGCTGAACATTTGTTAATAAATCTTCTACATCTATACTTGTTATTAAATCTAATGAATGTATAGGAGAATTAAACACTAATGAACTATCATCCAGGATTTTAAATTCTTTAAAATCTTTGAAATCCTTAGAATTTTCTTTAGAATCTTCTTTAGAATCCTTAGAATCTAAAGAATCTAAAGAAAAATCTAAAGATTCTAAAAATTTTAATAATAAAGAATATGCTGCAAATCCATTAATTGCTATATTATCATTATTAATTATAGGAAATGGTAATTTATGTGATGATTTTAAAATATCAAAATAACCATCATATTTTATAGGATAATATTTTTCCAATAAATTTAATCTCTTAATATCTTTTTTCCATCTATGAAATATGTTTTCCATAGTAAAATCTTTATATGGATAGCTAAATACAAAATGAATATCCATTCTTAGAAAGTCTGGGTGTGTTATTCTAAAATCTTTATAGTTTAATGTTGGAATTTTATCATAAATATTTGGTGGTATATAACCAAAATCTGCAACAAAAATACTATTAGTTCTCACTCTCATTGTTTGAAAATGAATTCCTCTTACAACACTTACAGTTTCAAATCCTGTTGTATGTAATATATCAGCCAAATCATATGCATCTTTAATATTATTAGTAGATAATGCATCAAAATCTGGTCTATTATCATCTGGATATATCTTATCTCCTTTAAGTCTCAATGCATAATCTATACTCATTCCACCGAATAATATAAGGTTTTTACTTACTATAAACTTTTTTACCAAATCCATAACCCTGTCTATCATTGCTCCATCGATATCTCTCTTTTGAGAAATTAACAGATATTCATCTGAATTGTTTTCAACATATTCCAATAGCTTATCCATTTATATTTATTACATTTTTTAAATCTATTTTTTAATGTAATTTTTAAATGTTCCTTTAAACATTAATTTTTAATGTTATTTTAATAACATTAAAATAAATGAATAATAAATTAAAGACAATTGAATAAATAATTCTAATATGATATATCAAGAAATGGATAGAGATTTATTTGCCGCAATTGCTTCTTTTAGATTAAATGAAATTAAAACTCCGGAAATTAACAATTTATGTAATATTTGCAATTCTCCAATGACAAATAATATGAATGCTACTCTTATTTGTAATAGATGTGGTGTTATTAAAGACGATGATGAAGAAACTGGAAATATGACAGGTCAATCAAAATTAAGAATTACAGGTTCAAATTCAGACCAATTTAGAAAAGATTTTATGAGACAAAGTATTCAAAATACCTCATCAATATCATCAGAACTCACTAAAAAACTTTTAATAAAATTTAACAATGAATATAATCAAAAATATAATAAAATACTCATCCAAGGTGATATTATTTTAAAAACAGTTGATCTATATCATAAATTTATTGAGACAAATAAAATAGTGTTAAGATCGAGAAGAAAACTTGAAGTATTAGGTATATGTTTAATGATTATTTATAATCAACACGATAGATCTATTTCTGTTTCTGAAATATCAGAATTTATGAATTTAGATAGAAACAGTTTATCTGAGGGAAGCAAGAGAATGCGTAAATGGGCATCTAATGGTTATATGAATGATATAAAAACAGATCCAATTACTCCTGAAATTTTAACACAATTAATAAAAATGGAATGTGAAGATTCTAAAGGTGTGTGTTTAATTGTTTCTGAAGTTTTGAACAGAATTATATATGTAAGAATAGAAAACCGTTCAATACTTAGAACAAAAATCTCTGGCATAATTTTTATGATTAGCAAAAGATGTAATAGAGTAGCTAATGTAAATGTCAAAACATTTTGTTTAAAAATAGGAATAAAAGATAATACAATATTAAAATTTATTAAAGATGTATTAATTGCATATCATAGTCGTTTTGTTGATATATACAATAAATATAATTTATTAGAAAGTACCTTTAACATCCAACATTATATGACAAAATAAAAATTCTAAATAGAAAAAATATATTTAGAATAAGATATGCTAAACAAAAAATACAAGACGAAAAAAATACTAGCAATATATGAGGGAGATGATGCATGGAAAAAATATTTACCTATTCGATGGTCTCAACCTAATGTAAGAGCTAGAACAAAAAGGTTATACAAAGGAATTGATATGAGTAAATCATTGTTAATAATTTTCACTCAAAAAAAGAACTCAAAAACAATTTCCATACATTTTTATCCAAATGGTAATTATAAAAATGCAAAAATTAATGGATATGAAACAGATGAATTATGGATTATAGAAGCACCAATTTCTGCACTATTTTTTAAAGATACACCTAAGATCCTTAAAAAAATAGTATTAGATATCTAATATTTTTAATGCGTATATCAGATGTTTTTGATACTTTTTATCAAGATACTTATTATCAATTTTTTTTGATAATAAGTATCAAATACTTATAAATAAAATATTTTGTAAAGTATTATATTGTTATTATATAAAAATGACTACAAATTTTACTTTGCGAGTATCAAGCACTGGGGAGGCTCCTTCCGTTGTTGTAAATGAAGGTGGTACTGTTGATTTAGATCCTATTAATCAACATTTAACATCATTAGATAATGATGTTAGTAGCTTGGTTACTAATAATTTGCAAAATGAAGAGTCGATTAATATGTTAAATTCATCAGTTACTGGATTATCAAATTTAGTAAATTCTATCGATTACAAACTTAATACAAATAATATTACTGCTAATGTTTTTACTGGAGGATTGTGTGTGATTCCATTTTCAATTAATAACGGTAATACATATGATTATAACCTTATGATTTGTCGTGTGGGACTCATGAAACATCTAATTATTAGATCATTTACAATACCCGCCAATGCAACAAATAATTATATTACCTTACCAATTACAATCGGTTGGGGATCTCAATCTCCTCAGCAAATAGAAGAAATTGTTGGTAGTGATAGAACATTAGAAATGATATGTCCATGTTATTGGAAAGAACCAAATTCCATAAATCCAACTATTATTCGTGTTGGAAAATTTACATTTAAACTAGGAGATTCAGAAATTTGTCAAATTCAATTTGATTCCAGTTTTGACTATTCTACGGTTAATATATTTTCACCAATATTTTTATCTTGGATTTAATATTTATTTAATATGGAATAATATTTATAAAAATAAAAATATTAAAAAATATAAATATAAATGTCTTTACTACCAGGTTGCACTTTAAAAATTGGAGTTGAAGGTAATACTTCACCTCCTCCATTAAATATCTATTGCACTGATTTAAAATTAGTTGAAACTGAAACTGCTGCAAGAATTGCAGCTATTAATTTATTATCTAATAGAGTTAGTCAGCTCGAAACTACAGTAAACTCAATTAGTGAACAACTATCTAGTTGTTTAAATTCAATTGCTCAATTAACACAGAGAGTTTCTGATCTTGAAGTGAGACTTGAAGCGTTTCCACCACAACCTTCTTAATATTTATCTAACAATTTGATAAAAAATTAATATTAGATATATGAAAAATGAGTTCGGGTATACAAAATACAAAAAAATGGGACATTCTGTCAAATTCTTTGTATTTTGTAGATTCAACAACTGAAACTAAAGTTTCATTAGTAGTATCACTTAATGAAATTAATACTGAAATTAAAAATATTAAAGAATTATTAAACAATGAAAAATCAGAACGTGAATATGGAGATATAATTATTAATGAAAACTTATTAGAAGAAAAAAAAAGAGCAATAGAATCTGAAGCATTAATTAATGAAAATTTATTAGAAGAAAAAAAAAGAGCAATGGAATCTGAAGCATTAATTAATGAAAGAATAGATTCATTAGGATTTAATGATTCTACTTTTGGGAATAGAATAAGTATGTTAGAAAATAAAATGTCGAGAATTGAAAAAATTTTACTATCTCTAGTTAATTTGTAGAAGTTAAAAGTTTGTAAATTTGAGGTAAACTAGGCTTTGCCATTTCATTCACATTCCAATGTTCAACTACTTTTGAGCCGTCATCATTTACATATACTAATCTTTCAATTTTTAGACAACATTTTCCTTCTATTAATTCTGTTAAAGCAATTAAAACTGGATCATGTGAATTAACATTTACAAAAATTTCTGATCCATTAGAAATTTGTGCAGCTCTAGATGAAATTATAAAAGAAATTTCTGAAGTAGTTGCAGTATTCCTTGTAATTCTATCATTTTCATCAACTACAATAATTGAAATTGAATGATGATCTTCTTTTTTTTCATATGGTTTATCAATTTCAACTTCTTCTTCGTCTTCTTCAAAATTTTCGTTCTCGCTATCACTCATTATAGTATTATAATAATAGTATTATAATAGTATTATAATAATAGTATTATTTATTCAATTTTAAAAACATATTTAAAAAATAGAATAAAAGAAATATATTTTAAAAAAATGCAATGTATTGACTTTATATGTTTTATATTGAGTCTTTATAAAAAAATATTATTCTATTTAAGTATCATATTTACAATTTGGATTGATCCATTAAAATATAGTGATAGGAAAATAATAACAAGTAAAAACAATAAATTCTCAATAAGAACTCCATATAATAAAACTACTAGGATGGTTTCATGGTTCTATAGGAATTATGAAATTCCTGATTATAATGATTGGATTGAATTTGTAATGTTATTTAATTTACAGGATATTCCAGTCCATACTATAATATATTATAATGATAAGTCAAGTTTTTACATTACAATTAGAATTGAAAAAAAATATATGAATTTAAACATCCATTTTAGAAATAATAATATCATTAAAGATGTTAGTTATTCTTCAATTAATGGCTTATTACCTGATACTATTATTAAAATAGCACTTCAACTGACATCACATTTATAATAAAAAATGTATTATGTAAATAACTATCTATTTACATAATTATTACATATTTATTTATATGTTAAAGATTTCTATACGAATAATATAGAAATGGATAAAATTAATGAATTTATTTCCGGTCCTTCTTTGGATGAAATAAATTCATTAGTTATGGAATCAATTAACGAAATTAACCAAAAAAATCAATGCAACGGCTCTAGAAATCTCAATATATTTCTAAAAACATCAGCTAATTATATTACAAAAAAAGGAGATGATGAAACAAATATTATCGACCAAGGAAGTAGAATTACATATAATTTTAATTATGAACATTTACAAACATTATTTAAACATTTAGAAAATTGCAGAATAGAAAATTCTGTAATGCACTTTTCAGAAAGACAAGGAAGTATTCATTCAAAAAGTGGCATTATGTTAGATTATGATATTATCACATCCAATAAAAATCCAATACTTACCGATAGGCATTATAATAGAATTGCTATATCAATTATTATGGCTCTATATAAAGACATAAATTTTGCTGAACAATATGGCAAATATTTTAAATCAGTTGAGGCAAAATTACATGTTATATTTATTATAAAAAAAGAAGCATTACCAATAACTGAAACTTTAAATTATAAATATGGTCTTCATATCTTAATTCCAGGAATTAAACTTAGTAGAACATATAAAAAATGGTTTATTAAACAATTTAAAAATGATCCATCTGTAATATCTATACTTCAAGAATTAGGAGCAATTGGAGATTTATCCGAGTGTCTAGATCAAAATAGTGCAAGTGTTCCTGTTCTGTTTTTTGGTAGCTGTAAGAGAGGAAATATTCCTTATATTCTTGGTTCTGCATTAGAAGCAACTATAGATTTAACCCAGTTAGATAATATTAGCTGGTTTCCAACTCCTTCTATTAATAAAATTGAAAGACTGGGAGAGTATAACTTAGTTGCTGAATTTAGTTTATTAACTGATGCTGAATATAAAAATAAAGAACCATTAATTAAAAAATATGATTTTGAAGTAAAGTCAGAAATCAATACAAGAATCCAAGATTGGGCTGAACGTTCAGCTGGTTCTATGATATCTGAAAACGAGCTGATAAATACAGAGAATAGTATTTTAACTTTAGTTGAACAAAATTCTGATGCACATAGAATTTATAGTTTATTGAATATATTGGGTCCTGAATATTATACAGAACGAAATAAATGGCGTAATGTTGTATTTGCTATAGCAAACACAAATGAAAATTTTAAACCATTAGCTATTTGGTTTAGTCAGAAATGTCCAAAAAAATGGGTAGAAGGCGGTTTAATTGCTTTAGATACTTTATGGGATGAGGCAATAAATAAAAAAGGTAGCAATGAAAATCCTCTATCTATTCGTTCTATAACATATTGGGCTAAAACTTATAATAAGATAAAATTTCAAGAAATTACAAGGAACTCACATTTTAATATGCTACTAAAATATACATATGAACATAATGGAAAATTACAACATTATAACATAGCTAAGATATTACATGCGATGGTAGGATCACATTTTTGTGTAGATATAGATGCAGGTTCAAGAGGAGGTCAAACATATTGTTGGTTTGAATTTGTTACACCTGGTAAGTCTATGAAAGATGGAGAAATATGGAAATGGAGAAAAGAAACAGAACCTGATGGATTACATATTTATATGAGCGAAAAATTCATATTATTAATAGATCAAGTATTGAATTATATTGACTATAAAAAAAATGAAGCTGATAATGAAGAGAAAACAAAATATTATAAGAATTTAAATAAGGCATTAAATATGTTTAAATCTTCAATGCATAATGACTCTTTTAAAAATGGAATTATTAAACAAGCAAACTATCTTTTTAGAAGGCGTGGATTTAGTGAGCAGTTGGATAATTTACCATTTTTATTTGGAGTATTAAATGGTGTATTGAAATTAGGACATAAATGTAAATTAATAAACCATTTTCATGAATATCCAATTTCTAGATTTACAACTGTGGCATTTAATAAATTTGATCCATATAATCCTAATGTTTGGCATAGATTAGTATTAGATGCAATTGCTGATATAATTGTTGAACCTGATGCAAGAGATTGGATTTTATATCATGCAGCACAGGGCTTAAGCGGAGAACCAAAAGAAGGTATCATGTTAATTTGGATTGGAGGAGGTCAAAATGGAAAAACTGCTTTTTTAAGATGGGTAGCTAAAGCATTAGGACCATATGCTGATAAGTTTAATATTCAATTGATGTGTAGTGAAAGAGAAGATGCAGATAGACCAAATAGTGCAATTATGAAGTTTAAATATTTAAATTATGCATATAGTGAAGAATCTAATAAAGCCCAATTTTTAAATGTTGCAAGAATGAAAGAATTAGTAAATCCAGGAGAATTATCTGGAAGAGATCTTAATAGCAAACAACAAACATTCACTATGAAAGCAAATATTGTTGCAGCCTCTCAATACAGTTTAAATATTAATACTAAAGATCATGGTACATGGAGAAGAATCAAAAGATATACATCTAAAGTTAAATTTAGAAAAAATCCAGACCCAGATAACAATTTAGAAAAAAAAGAAGATCAAAGATTTGTTAGACAATATCCATCTGATCCACATTTTCAATCTGCATTTTTAAGCATATTAGTACATTATTATGAAAGATTACAAAATGAATATAATGGAGAACTTAAAAATGTTAAATCACCTACTATAGAAAGAGAAAGTGAAGAATTTAGAATAGAACAAGATTCTATTCATAGATGGATTAGTGAATCTGTGCTTATTTCTCCGAATAATTCAGAAGATTACACTCTTGGAATGGTTGGAGGTCATTACATTGAATGGTATTTATTAAATGTTGAAAATAAGAGAGTTCCTATAAACGATATTATTAAAGATATTGAATCATCAGCAATTAGTAAATACTTAAGACCTTCATTAAACAAAATGATATTAAAGGGGTGTAGGATTTTAAAAAAAGGTGAAATTGGATTATATCCAGATGAAATGTTTTTAGTAGATGAGGATAAAAAATCTGATATAAAACATAATATATTAGCTAGTTCCGAATGGTGGGTACCAAATTTTAAAGAAATATCATTAGAGAGAAAAAAATTAGATATTGCAGACGTTTTAGATGAACAATCAATTATATTATCAGAATCATTTCATGAAAAAGATAATAATGAAATCAATGATGCTGATGTAGACATGTTATTAGGAATTTAATTTATCAGAATCTTTACGATATAATTAATTATATCGTAAAGATTCTGATAAATTAAATAAAGAATATTGATTATGTGTAAACAATGCAGATATCTGAACTTCATCTAAATTTGACATTAGAGATTTATTCTGTGTAATACTTCGTTTAATTCTTTCATAAATCTTTATTTTTTTACTTTCAGTAGTTTTACTTTCAGTAGTTTTACTTTCAGTAGTTTTACTTTCAGTAGTTTTACTTTCAGTAGTTTTACTTTCAGTAGTTTTACTAAAAAATCGTGGTGATGTAAATTCTAAATCAGGAGAAACATATCCATCTAAAACCGAAATCATGTTTGCTTCTACTTTATATATAAATGGAGCATCTTTTTCAAAAGATGCAGGAACAAATTTTATTTTGTCTGTTATTATATATTTAGGGATAATTGTTTTAGATGCACCAGGGACTATATGTAATGCTCGTAATCTAGATAAATTTTCATCTGAAAATAATTTAGGAACTCTTACTCTTAAATTTTGATTTGTTAAATAACAGGGACCTTCTTTATTGTTTTCATCATATGTTAATAACATATTTTTTAATCCTTCATATATACATTTTTTAATGGAAACGATTTGAATTGCAAATTTATCAATTTTTTGATTAATTAATTTCATATTACTTAAATGGTATGGATTTAGTCCGGCTAAAATCATTTCTTCAATTACAGTCTCTCTTCTTCTTATAACATTTAAAACTGCTTCAAAATTAATTCCATTTGATTTACACCAATCAATTACAGCATGAATATTTCCTCTTGATTTATCTAAAATATTAATTACAGAATCTATTAATAATAATGTTTCAATAAAATCGTCTGACAATACTAATTTTGTACGAAAATAAAATTTTTCAGATTCATCTGGAGGTAATATTCCAACTAAACTACCACCAGTTTTAGATAATAGAAAATATGGTATAATCGCTTTTAATGTTTTTGCACTTGATGATAATGAACTATCTCCTTTCTTCCTTCCTCTTCCTATTAATAAATCATTAAAATGTATTCCAAATGAAGAAACTATTGTAATTAAATCAGATGCAGCAACATTCCAAATATATCCAGCTAATAATACTCTTACACTTTCCATATTAACATAATTAAACGATGAACATAAAAATCCTAATGGTGTTAATCCATAGCCATATTTTTTATATTTAAAATCTTCAGTAATTTTTGGAGGAGGCCATGTTAATGGTAAAGGAGCATTAAATGAAACAAATCCTAAAGAAAATGCAATACAATTTGAAACCATAAAGGATTCTGTAGTTGGAGGGTCTAACATTTTCATATCTTCAACCCTAAACTCTGGTAATTGTTTTAATTTAATTTTTTGTTTCTGTTGCTCTTTAATAATTGCAAGATGAATATCTAATGAACCAACTGTTAAAATATCAGGTAATTGTTGTTCGTCTAAAGTATCATATACCTTATTTGTATATAATGGATAAAATTCACCTTGAAATAGTCTTCCAACTCTTCCCTTTCTTTGTTTTATTCTACTTTGAGGTGCAGGTCTTGTTAATAATCCTTCTACTCTCCACGGTTGATATATTTCACTTGATCTGTTCCATCCACAATCTATAACATATTTTAATGTATCAATTGTTAATCCAGTTTCTGCAACTATAGTTGATACTATAATTCTTCTTAAAGGTTTTTTATCATTTACATATGGTAAATTATCAGGATTTTCAAAAATTAATTGATAATCATCACCTTGAGAAATAACTATTTCTCTATTTATTTCTAATATTAGAAATTGTTCTTCTCTATCAACATTTTTTTTTAGATATTCCAATAAATATTTTATTACTTCTTTAATTTCTGATATACCTGGCATAAATATTAATATATCGGCTTGATGTTTTTTATCATCTAAATGATCATTATGAATTTTTAATGCTGTTTCAGCTGCTGCCTGAATATAATTATTATATCCATTCGTAGGCCAAAATGTTTCAATTGGATAGGATCTCCCTATAACTTCTACAATGTTGCTCTCGCTAACATTAAAATAATTTGCATATAATTTTGTATTAAATGTGGCGCTTGTTAATATTAAAAATGGTAAATTTTCATTTTCAACATTTCTTTCATAAAAATATTTCAAAAACATAATTGTCATATCACTATCTAAGGAACGTTCATGTGCCTCATCTACTATTATAAATTTATATTTTTTCATAATATACATGTCTTCCTGATTTTTTAATTGTGCTGCAAAAAAACCAGAAGTTGCATATATCAATCCATTTTTTGGTCTATTGCTAACTGGTCCAGTTTCATAACCAACTGTATCCCCAATTTTTATATCTGAATTCCAAGCTTTAGATGAGATATCATTTGTAAGTGCTATAGTTGTTAACACTCTAGGTTGAGTACATAGTACAGATGGTCCATTATATATATATGCAGATTGTGTATTTTTATTTCTAAGAATACGAAAAATTTCAACTGGTAATATTGTAGATTTACCGCTACCTGTTTCTGCTCTGACTATTAAAATTCTATTATTTAATCCAATGGAACGATTTCCTAATTCACTCATTCTTTGCCTAAACCATTTAGTAATATAATTTATAGGTATTTCTTGTGAAATTTTTTGATCTACTCTCAAACTACCAGGAACTAATAAAGTTGGAACTTTTGACATTATATATTTTTGTTAAAACTATTTTCAATACTATTTATTTTTTATTTCATTAATTTCATTTATTTCATTTATTTTATTTATTTCATTAATTTCATTTATTTTATTTATTTTATTAATGAAATAAATGAAATGAAATGATTATGTAAATTCTTGGATATTTACTGAATTATTATCAGGTCTTAATAATTTTGGACCAGCAGTTCCATATCCAGATATAGGAACTGCTGCATCCATTCCAAACATATTTACATTTCCTACAGTACATTCATCTACAGTATGCGAATTCCATTTAGGATTAATATTTGTATGATTTAATGTTAAACTTTCAGACTGTTTTGTCCATACATTTGTGTCTTTAGAATTATGTGTTAATTTTAATGTATCTTCTAAATTTTTGCTTTTATAGTTATGTACTTTTAATTCTAATGTATTAGATAACTTTGTATCTATGTTTTTACTGCCGTTATCTGTACGAAATTTACCTATTTTTCTCTGAAATGACTCTTTTACATCTTCATATTTAATATCTTCTGTCGTGTTTTTATTATTTTTTCCCATCTTATAATTTAAATTTCTTACAATTAATTCTATATTTGACAATACATTTGGATTACTTGATTGATTGATAACTTGTCTTAACATATTATCACTAATTAAAGGAACAGAAGATTTACTATTTTTTTGTTCTTGTAATAGAAAATTTCTTACTTGATCTTCAGTCATATTATATTGATTTACCAATTTACTTATATATTCCGATTGCTTATATATATTAGTCTCATTATCATAATCAATGCGTTTTTGATCTTCACTTGTGTTATTTTGAATCATTCCATTCATAAGTAATTGCTTTGCATTAATATTTTCTGATTCCTCACTATATCTATGTTGATCCTCTTTAATTTCTTTAATAATACACATTAAATCACTATATTGAACACCCTGATTAATATGTGTGTGAGTCTCTTTAGAAAACAAATTATCTGTTTTTACATGGTTTAAAACGTTAACAATATTGTTTATGATTTTTTGTTTATTATTTTTATTCTTTGTTATCATTTCATCTAAATCTATATTAACTGCATTTTTTACAACTCCACCAATTAATGTAATTTTTGATTCTCCATTTTTTCTTGTTTGTGTATATTTTTGCACTTTCAAATCCATACCATTTAATGTATTCTTCCACGTATGTCTATGTTCTGAATGCTTTACTTTGCGATTTTTTATATTTTTCAAATCATTACTTAATTTATTTCCAATTGATGATGTAAAATCTTCTGATTGAGTTGTATGCTTTTTTGCTTTTTCGTTTGCTATGAAATTATGCTTAAGAATTTTTCCATCTTTTTGAGTTGAAAAAATTTTTAGATTTTTCTTTTGTCTTTTTTGTATTTCTTTGCGTGCTCCGCTAATAGATTGAGCGGTCCATGGTCTATCATTTATTTGATAATCATCATTGTTTCCCATTGATACTTCAAGATTTTTTGCATGTCCCCTAATAAATTTTCTTCCTTCATTTAATCTTGGATCATTTGATATACCTCTGTTATCATTCCCTAATTCACCGATGAAAAGCTCTGTATGTTGTGGATTATTACCTGTTCCTCTACGTCCATTATATCTAAGATTTATAATACTTCTAGATAACGATGTATCAGATTTTGGTCTATCGCTCTCTAAAAATGGTTTATCAAAATTCCTATCAGATAATTCATTTCGAGCATATTCATTATATAAATCATCATCAACTACATTAGAAATTTTTAATTTATCAAAATAACCATCATATGGCATATCTCCATATGGTAATCCCTTAGATGATTTTGTAGTAGAATATGCCATCCTGTATATAATAAATTTATATAATAACTTTAAATCTTTAATCTGACATCATTAATTTCAGTTAAATTGTCTTGTATAAATTTATCAATTTTTGATTGGCTTTCTGGTTGGCTTTCTGGTTGACTTTCTGGTTGGCTTTCATAATTTTGGTCGATATTTAAATATTTATTGATATCTTCACCTCCTCCTGAAATTTGAACACTTTTAAATAATTGTCTAATTTCTGTAGATTTTGATTCTTCTTCTGTATTACTAATAATTGCTTTGCGATAAATTGCTAATATAATAGATACAAAAACAGATACATAAATAAATAATCTAATTCCTAATTTTGCTCCAGTTCCTTTTAAATCATAAATGGCAAAAATAATTACCATAACAAGTACTGTAATTAATATAGCAGTATAAATTGGATTTTTAATATAGCGAATAAATGGTGTATTTTTTATCCAACTACTGTCATTAAAAAAATTACTGAACATGATTCCTTTCATGATTGTATATCTTCAAAAATATTATATTTTTTATTCTTCAAAAATCGGATCCAATTCATCTAACATACTTAATGTTTCATAATTGTCTGTTTGTTCGCCTAAACTAGATATCTTTTCTAAATTTGATGTATTATTTTCTTTAATATTAGTTATTTCTGCTAAATTAGAGGTATTTTTTTGTGTCTCAATGAATTGCTTAAATTCTTCAATTTTTTGTTTTTGCTCAGTTTGTCTTTGAATAGGCTCAGTTTGTCTTTGATTAGGCTCAGTTTGCCGTTGAATAGGCTCAGTTTGCCGTTGAATAGGCTCAGTTTGCCGTTGAATAGGCTCAGTTTGCCGTTGAATAGGCTCAGTTTGCCGTTGAATAGGCTCAGTTTGCCTTTGAATAGGCTGTTCAGTTTGTCTTTGAATAAGCTCGGTTTGTCTTTGAATAGGCTCAGTTTGCCTTTGAATAGGCGATTCTTTAATAAAAAATAATTTTTCTCCAACTTTATTTTCAGGAATCGCTGAAACGTTATTTCCAGCTTCAGCTGGGCCTTTACTGATTTCTATTTTAAGTAATTCTATAATTCTCATTAATTTTTGTTCTCTAATTTTTCCATCTCTTATTTGTTGCTTTGCATCTATCATTGATTTTTCTAAAGCGATACAATTAGTTGTTAGGTCCGATTTTTCTTTTACTAATCTTTTAATTACCTTTTCCATATCTTTTATAGTGTCAATAGAAACAAACTCTCTAGATTGTCCAATCTTTTGTAAAAATTTATTATGAATAGTTGTTCTTTTTGTCGTGAGAAAACTAATTATGGAATCTTGAATCATTCTTACAGTAACCTCTGCCTTTGTTTTATGTTCATCAATAATTTTTCTCAAGATATCAGGTTGAGTCGTATATATTGCTATATTTGATACTAGATCACATATAATACTACTTAATAATTCATCTTTATCTTGCTGTGTAAATTGTGTAAAATAATCAGCAGGGACACATACTTTAATGACATTGTCAACAAAATCATTAAAACTCATAGTTGTAAATCTTGTAGTTCCAATAAAATAAGAATGAATTCCTTGAACTACCTCGCTATAACATTCTTTATCTGTTTTTACACCAATTACATAAGCATGTACTCTTCGCATATATTCATCTGTTAATGATGAATTATTTTTAGTATTTAGGTGTGCACTTCTATAAATATGGTTAAAGAATGTATCACAGAAATATGCACCTAAAATTTCAAATATAGAATTTACTCTTGCATCTTTAGGTGATGACATTGATTTTTTATATAATTTATTATATACATTTTTAATTAATTAATTTTGAATGTATCATAAAATGGATTTTCTTTATCCATAGCTACTCCATCAGATTGTAAATTATCACATAATTCATGTGAAGCATTGCTACCAAATCTAAATGGTTCAGGATATGGAAATTGTACATGATAAAAATGTTGTCTTCTATCATCTTCACGAATATATGCCATTTTTCTATGTCCTTTGAATACTTCATTTGAAATCTCAGCTACATATGAGCGTGTACTTTTTGGAAATTTATTAGATGAACGTTCAAAATTAGATGAACATACAATAGGTTCTGTAAAAAATGATAAAAATGCATTTTTTCTTAAATTTGTTGGTAAATCAGTATCATCTTGACAACATAATATAACAGTAATAAAACTATGTCTATTCTGATAAAATAATAATCTAAAAATATCTTTATTAAAGAATGGTTTTAATTGGGCGGCACAATCATCAAATATAATTAACATTCTAGGATTAAAATTAAGATAATATAAACTATATCTTTCATTTTCAGATAAATCATATTTCCAAAGACTTTCATAATTAGGAGTTAGATATTTTTTATATAACAAGTTTAGCATTTTTTTAAATTTTTCATTTACATCTTTTATTTTCTCTTCTCTTCTTCCAGGATCATCAGCATATTTTTTGCATACACTTTCAATAACCTTTTGTCTTTTTTCATTTATATTTTCTATATATTTCAAACCTTCTGATTTTATATTTTTTGGTAATTTTTGATATAATTGACTCAATATATCCATATTATTTGCTCTTACATATATTGCAGCCATCATTTCTTGTCTCTTCCATAATGCTTCTAAAAAACGTAGTGCTCCTTTTGCACCATCATCCCTTCTCGGATTATTTGGATCAGCTAAATACAATCTATAATGTATGAATGGTGGATCTACAAAACCTTCATATGAACGATTTGAAGGCTCACTCGGAGCAATTACCATTATTTGTTCTATATGACCATTCACAGTTTTCATTATATGTTTTGTTATTACAGTTTTACCTGTTTTACTTGGACCATAAATTGCAATTGTTTTATCTATAAACATCGATGGATTAACTATTAATTCTGGAATTTTTTTTCCATTTTCAGTCGTGATATCGTTCGTTTTTATTTCCATTTTTATAATAATATATATTTTTTATCGTAATATGTTTTTTACATAAAAAATTTATGTAAAAAAAACTGATAAAATGGAATTATTGTAGCAATGCTTCTTGCTTTCGGTCGCTATCTGTTCGCTTTGAGAAATCTGCATTGATATTATCTACAGCGTATTGTGCTGTGGCCTCCTTAGATAAATGTTCTGGAGCTTCTGCCTTTGTATAGAAATGAGTCTTAGAAAATCCACCAGTTAATGAATCTGTAGTGAATACATCAACTTGAATAGAATCTTCTGGAACAATTGACATTTCACGAGCACGTTCAATATTTTGTAATGCATCATGTAAATCATTTTCTTCTGTTGCAGTTAGAGTTCGATATTTCTTAATATCAGATAAATCATGAATAGTTTTTTCCAATTGTTCTAAATATTCAAATTCCTTTGCAAGTTTAATATTACCGTTAGACTTTTCTAATCTTTTCATTTCACTAGCTGAAATGACTTGTTCAACTCCACGCCTAGAAAGGTCCTTTTTACCTTCAACGACATTTCTCTTATAATTATTAAGACCAACTGCATCAGGACCAGCATCGGCAATATTCCTTGCTTTAGTTTGTCTAACACGATTTCGCATTAATTCAGCTCCAATATTTTTATCATCAGCATGTCTATCTAAAATACGCTTAAGAACCTCAGTATTCTTATTGTAAAATTGGATATTTTCTCTATTCTTATTAAAATCTGCAAGGATAGACCAAGAACCAAATTCAATTGCCTTAATTGAGCTAGGAATATTATCTTGATACTTTTGACAATGCTTTTCAAAAGCCGCATCAATTTCAGATTGTGAACCTTCAAATGTATCCCATAGAGCAATTGCCCAATCTAAATCAGGACGTTCTGGATAGATTGCTTCTGTTAAAATTCTTAGCTGATCATAATTAACTTCGGTATAATAAGACCAACGATGAAATGAATCTTGTGGAGGAATATTTACAGTTTTAATATCTTGAGGAACATATAAGGGATATAGATAATGTCTAAATTCAAATGGATTAGTAGTAGCAATTCTAACGGATTCAGTTAATTCTTTATCTAACAATATATGAACTACACATTCTAATGACTTCTTATTATTTGTAATAGTATCAACATATGCTTTATGTTCATCTGATACTACAATCTTAGATTTGATTGCTTGAAGTGTTAAATGAGATGGATCTTTAATATCTACTAAAGCGTGAGTACTTCCAATTTTTTGTTCTACTAAAGCATCTTGAATTGTCTTTAGATCATGTGCACTTCTAACATGTGTTGAAATGTCATATTTCAAATAATAATCTAAAAATGACTTAATGATATTCTTTGCTGACTCCTTAGGAAAATTATGAGTAGGTGGTGGATTATTTGCAATCATTTGTCTAAAATCTGGATATTCCATACCTAATTTTGCAATTTGATGGATACTAGAATGTGCATCGACACTAATTTTTGCTGACATATATGAAGCAACATAAGATAATCCAATTCCTCTTGCAGTTTCTGCTGAAACTTCTGTTTGCATATTTTCTACTTTACTCTTATCAGATGATTCATCTAATTCATACATAAGCATTTCTTGTTTAAGAACTAATGCATGTTTAGTTGCCTTATCTGCCTCTTTTGCAATTGCTAAAGTATCCTCTAACTTTTTAATTAATTCTTCAGTGTTAAGAGAAAAGTTAGATGTGGATGGAATAATTAAATCATTAGATGGAACTTCCCATTCCTTAAACATTTGATAAATAAATGATGTAAAACTTGTCATAGTTAATCTACGAATATAATCTTCTCGTAGATTTGTATAACTCACTGCTGCAACTTTTTTATTTTCCTTAAAGGAAGGCCCTCCTACTTTACCATATGGATTTAATTTCTTTTGAATTTCGAGAATTTGCTCATCTGTATATGAAGAATCTAATAATTTTTCTGGATTGGATAAGATATCGGATAGTAAATCTTCGAAATTCATTTTATAATATATTTTTTTTTAAACTTCAATTAGTGTTTTGAAGCCTAAAAAAAAATATATTATAAAATGAAGACAATTGAGTTATATTATAATGTAAAATTTAAAGTTGCAGATGATTTTTTAAATAAAATGAAAATGTTAAATATTGAAAGCATATCAAAATTAATAGAAGATAACTTAACAGAATTACTTGAATTAAAAAATAGATTTATGATAATTTTAGGAAATTTATATATTAATAACAATTCTATAGAAGCAAATTTAACATTTGAAAGGTTATTAAATAATATAGATTTTTCAAATAAGATTAATAATATTATTTCTAGATGTATATTATCTTTAAAAAATAATAATATAACATTTAGAGATGAAAAATCGATACCAAGAAAAAAACAAAAAAATACAAAAATAATTGATGAATTACAATATCTATATAATATATTTCCAAAAAATTCAGATTCATTTAGTAATTCATTAAATAATTCATTAAATAATAAGATAGAATACAAATATGAAATTTGTCAGTCTTGTAGTTTAAATATGATTGTTGATAATATTTCTTCAGAATTAAAATGTAATAATTGTGGAGCTATTCGTGAATTGATTGGAACAAGTTTCGAAGATACTAATATTTTTACACAAGATGGTCAGAAATCAAAAACTGGAACATTTAATCCTAATAGACATTTCCAATTTTGGTGGATGCACATCTTAGCCGAAGAACCTGAAGAAGAATTAGGAGATAAAGAAGATAAAGATAATTTATATGGAGAAAAAACATTAGAAGATTTAAAAAATATTATAAGAAGAGATAGAAAAATACTTAGAACATTAACAGTATATGATATTAGATCAATGTTAAGAGAAATTGGTCGTTCAGATTTAAATAAAAATGTTCCTTTACTTTTACAGAAATTAACTGGAGTAGGACCGCCCCAAATAAGTGATGAAATAACAGCAAAAGTAGAAAATCTATTCACAAAAGCAATTGAAATATGTGAAAATGTAAGAAAAACAAACAGAACAAATAAAAATTATTATCCATATTATATATATAAAATATTAGATGCGATTTTAGATAAGAATGATGAAAGAAGAAGAATATTCTATTATATATATATTCAAAGTAAAGAAACAGTTGAATCTGACGATGCTGACTGGGAACAAATTTGTAAAATTTTAGATGAAATTGAATATGTTCCAACAAATCGCAATATGTATTTAAAATATAGACCTTTATGATTTTTTAAAAATTGAATATAAAAATTGAAATATTTAGTATCACACAGTTGGTACTAAAAAAAACAATGGAGATTGAATTTCGTTTGACAAAAAAAAGATTAATTGAATTAAACAGAATCCTTTATGAAAAAAAAATTCCTATAATAGTTAAAGAGGAATTAAAATTATTTGCATATATATCAATTCTACATGATAGTTCTATCATCAAAATGTTGAATCATTTATTAACAATGTTTAATGTCAAATATAAATATTATATTTGCACTTCAAACACATGTTATAAATTACACAGAACTTCTCTGCAGCAAGTAATTGAAGAGAAAAAAGACATTAAAGTGAAAATTAACAAATTATATGTTCCACGATTTGTTACATTGAAAAAAAAAGGAAATATTGTTATCGAATTGATTAGTGGACTTTTTGGATTGACAACTACGAATTATAATGAAAAATTATCATTGATTCACAATGCAAACAAAAGAATACAAATAATATTTTGTAATATTAGACATGAGTGGGATGGTAAGATTATAAGTGTAATTGAATCTCTAGAATGTGTTCTATTTGTAATTAATAAAAAATTAAGTCCACAAAATTTCTTCTATACTAAAATTGAAGATTCAAAAGTTGAAGATTCAAAAGTTGAAGAATCAAAAGTTGAAGAATCAAAAGTTGAAGATTCAAAAGTTGAAGATTCAAAAGTTGAAGAATCAAAAGTTGAAGAATCAAAAATTGAAGAATCAAAAATTACATATATAAATAAAATACCTGGCATTAATACTTTGTACTTATGGAGACAGAGTACAATTTTAAGTCCATTAATTTGTAGGGTAAAACAAAATATATTATAATTAATTTTTATTTTTTTTATAATAAATTGTATTATATAGTTGTCTCTTGTATAAATGTCTACTGGTGCAGTTTACGCTCTTATTGCAAACGATGGTAAGGCCGATGCTCTCCTTACCGCTTCTCGTCTTTTAGCTCAGCGCATCAAGGACATTATGGCTACTCGTCGTGCTCAAGGTTTTTCTGATGTTACTCCTACGTTAGCAGATATTGAACAAACTCATATTCTTTTTGTCAATGCTCATTTTAAGCCTTTTGTTGCTATCGGTTTTGAATATAATAAGATTAAGCCTCAAGCTGGTAATTCTACTCTTGGTGGAGGTGTTACCTTTAGCATTCCTCAATTTGGCGACTTTTTTCATGATATGGTTTGTCGTGTTCGTCTTGGTCAATTTTATGGTAACAGTGGTCTCACTCCAGCTCAGGGTTCCGCTTCTTTTCCTTACAACTCTGGTACTGATTTTTACAATATTGTTGATTCTACTGGGCAAGTACTTGTTCAAGGTACCACTGATCCTTCTTTACTTAGCGTGTCTTCTCAATCTCAATTTTCTCTTCGAGGTGTTCGTGAAATCGTGGTTACTCCTAATCCTCAAGGTCAATATACTTACCGCAACTTTGTTCGTTATTGTGAATATCCTGGTAATCGTCTGTTCCGTCAAGTTAAGTTTGATGTGAACGGAAACCCTCTTGATCAATACAGTGATACTGTTACTTGCATGTTAGAGAAGTTTTGCATCCCTCATAATAAGCGAACTGGCCATGATCGCCTTGTTGGTCAAGAAGTCCCTCTTACCGGATACAGTGGATTATGCCTTGCTTCTGCCACTGATGAAGATGCTGATAGCACTCCTCAAGGAATCACTCGATCGGCACTTGGTCAAAGCAATCAAACCGTTAGTCTTTTTCATACCAATGATCGTTTATATGGTGGTATGGCTACTGGAACTAGTGTTCTTAGTCAAACTAGTCTTGCTTCTCTCAATAGCGAGGTTGGTCCTCATGTTGATGTTTCTAGGAAGCTTCATCAAGTCGTTAATGGTCCTCAAACTCCCAAGCCTGTTCAACCTCCTCTTGAAATTTGGAATAAGCTCCGATTTTGGTTTAACGATGATGTTCGTCTGTCTATTCCAAGCGTTTCTATTCCTTTCGGTCAACGATTTATTACTGTTGATATGTGTCAGCAATCTCTTCTTGCTTACGAATTTCCTAGCATTTATCTTCAACACGTTTCCGATGATGGTGCAACTCGTGCTGTTTCGTATTCTCCCATCTTCCAAAAGTTTGGAACTACTGAAATTGCAGTTGAACGTATGGAGCTGTATGTGAATAACATTTTCGTTAACCCTGAAATTCATGATATCTACATTAAGCGTATTGGATTTTCTCTTATTCGTGTGTACCGTGAACAAGTTTCTAGGTGCAATCAAGAAAGTGCTGATGAAAAGCTTCTTTCTCAGCTTAAGTGGCCTATTGAATATATGTTTGTTGGCCTTCGTCCTGTTTGGAATATTAAGGATGTTACTGTGGGAAGTGGTGGAGTTGTTAGCGGTGGTAATCAGAACCAATGGCGCGATTGGCATCGTCTTACTCGTATGGTTGATGCTAAGTGTGATGGTGAAGTTGTTTCCGAAATGCCAAGCGGAGCATCTGCCCCTACTCTTAAGTATAAGTCATCCAGTGTTATGCCTGACCAGTATTATCTTCCAGTGCCCACTGTTGATAGTTTAACTCTTACTTCTCATGGCATTACTATCTTTGATGGTTTCTCGGACAATCTGTTTAATCAATACTTTCCCTTTCATTATGGTGGCAGTGCTATCAACACTCCTGAGGATCATGGTGCATTGTTTGTGAATCTTGCTCTGTTTCCTCGAACTTATCAACCCAGTGGTCATCTTAACTTCTCCCGTGCTCGTGAGACTTATCTTAAGTTTACTACCAGCTATGTGTCTGCGAAGACCCCCGCTGATCTTATCGTTGTTGGTATTGCTATTAATTTTCTTCTTGTAACTGATGGTTCTGCTGTTCTTCGCTACAGCACTTAAATACTAAATTTGTTAAAGTTGTATTTACGCAGAATATTCTATGGATAATAATTGATAATAATATCAATATTAAAAAAATATACAATACACTTTTTTTTACCTTAATCGATATCAAATAAGAAATTAATAATGTTGCAAATAAATCAACAGATGCAACACCTAAAAATCTGTATTTATGAACACCTTCTTTAGGTTTTCCAAATATATTAGAATATTTACAAAGTGACATTATACTATTAATTTTATATTAATAGCATAAAATTAATAAAAATTAATAATTTTATATCAATAATTTTATATAAAATGTCAATAACTGCTAGACAGTTAAATAAGCCATATAAAAAAGAATTAGAATCTCTTGTATGTGAACATTTGCAAATTATTGATGATAAATTAATTAAATCTGAAAAAATTTTAGGCAAAAATCATGTAGAACATGATTTACCAATAAATATATTAGTTATAGGATTAGATAAAAAAAATGCACAGAGAATTGTATATGCAACAATTATAAGAAGTTTAGAAAAAAGAGGCTTTAAAACAAACATTATATTAGAAGAAAATAAAACAACATTAATCGTAAAATGGAAATCAGAATTTAATTCAAAAGAAATAGAAAGTATGAATTCATTACTAAAATCTAAAGTAATTTCAAGAGAATCATTAACTAAAAATCATTAGTGTTGCGTTGTTAATGTACTTAATGCTTTAATAGACATTCTTAGCGATTTATTCATACTTATTTTTATTTCATTTAATCTTACTAACATAACAGAAAACAATACAAACATAATAACTAATAAAAACATTGTAATGTTATTTTGAGCAGGAATCTGAGCAGAATGCTGAGCAGGAATCTGAGCAGAATGCTGAGCAGAATGCTGAGCAGAATGCTGAGCAGAATGCTGAGCAGAATGCTGAGCAGAATGTTGAGCAGAATGCTGAGCTGGAAAATGAGCAACATGCTGAGCAGAATGTTGAGCAGAATGCTGAGCTGGAAAATGAGTAACATGCTGAGCTGGAAAATGAGCAACATGCTGAGCGACATGCTGAGCGACATGCTGAGCTGGAAAATGAGTAACATGCTGAGCAGAATGCTGAGCAGAATGCTGAGCAGAATGCTGAGCAGAATGCTGAGCAGAATGCTGAGCGACATGTCCATAATTGTTAGGTAAATATACATCATCAGTTAGATATACATTGTCGTAATTTACATTTTTTAAAATGTCATCATCTGGATAATATGACATTATTTATATTATATTTTTAAATATTTCTAAGATTTTCTAAATTTTGTTCGTTCGATGTTTTAATAAGACTCATTGCATTACGAGTTTCGAATTCATTGGATAGTCCTGGGGATGATTTTTGCTTTTTTTGTTGTCTAGGATATAAAAAGAAGCTAGGTAATAATTCCATTATAATTCTTGCGGTTGGTCCAATATTATATCTCTCTATGATTTTTCCTACGACTTGAGATGTTTCAAATCGCATACGATGTAGTTTAATATTTACAGTATTATGATATCCAACAAAATCAGGCTTCCATCCTAAAAATGGGATTTTTCTACTTCCGTCAAATACTGTTTCAATACCTTCAGCTAAGCCTAAAATTACTTCTTCAGCAAGACTACTATATCTATTTCTATCATTTTTTAATCTTAAAATATTAAGGACTGAATCAATTTCATCCATTTGACAATCACTTGATGGATTATTAACGTTTCCACAGTCAATACCTTCTTCTTCTAATGACATTTTTAACTGTGCAATTTGTTCTAATTTAGATGCTTTTAAGTCTTGAGATCGCTCTCTTTCTACTCCAAAAGTTGTTCTTGTTTCTTCTCTAATATCATTAACAATACTATTGATGTGTCTCCTTCTTTCTTGTTCCGTAGTTATAGTTTTTGATTTTTCAATAACTGGAACTTTAGAATGTGTGATTAATTTCTTTTTTGTATTAGGAATATATCTATCAATTTGTCTATCTGATTGTCTATCGACTTGTTTGTCAATATTATATGAACTTTTTGAAGCCTTTGAAACACGCGAAGCACGTGAAGTTCTTGAAGCATGAGACGTTCGTGAAGCATGTGAAGATCGCGAAGCACGAGAAGTATGAGAGGTTCTTGAAGCACGAGAAGATCGTGAAGAAAGAGAAGAATTTGATTCATTACTTGACGAATCGTTAGAGGATTCACTGTCTGAAAAATTAACAGGATCTATTTTTGTATTTAATGTTTTTTTTGGTTGATGTAGTTCTTCATTATCACCTAGACTAATTCCTAACTCATCTGCTAATTTATTTAATTCATTTGTGTATATTTTTACAGGATCCATTTCTATTTGTTTTGTATCTTTAATTGCTTTTCCCATAACAGATTTTTCTACATCTGATAAGTTGATATCTTGTTTAATATGTTGTGTATTCATTAATGTAGTAATTCCTGCAAGATTTGCTGCATCTAAACGAGGTGCAGATTGTGTTTTTAAAGATTTCATTATTATATTTGAAAATATATTACATTTTCAATTTGTTTTTAATTATACAATTAATTAAATAACTATACAATTAATTAAATAATTATACAATTGTATAATTAAATAATTATACAATTAATGAAATTTATAAGTTTTGACTGTGCAACTAAAACATTTGCATTTTGTTATGGAGAAATTAATATAGAAAAAAAAATAATAAATAATTATATTGAAGAAGTAGACAGACAGATATTATATATACAAAGTATACAAAGTATACAAAATATACAAAATATACAAAATATACAAAGTATAATATTGTCTTGTATATCTTGTATAGAAAATATAAAAAATGGAATAAAGAATTGTATTCAATTATATGATGGAGAAACTGTAGATTTATTTCCTGGTATTAGTGATGAAAAAATAGATATTGTGAACAGAATAAAAAAATTAGTCTCGTATATAAATACAAGAATACCTTACATCTCTTCTGATGTTAAAATTTTTATAGAATTTCAAATGGGTCAAAATCCTAAAGCAAGAGCTATTGTTCCTGCGTTGATAACTTATTTTCATAATAATGAAATTATTATGGTGAATCCTTCGTTAAAAAATAAAATATATATGACAGATAAGGGTCGTTATTGTTATTTTATAGAAAAATATTCTTCTAATTATTCTGCAAATAAAATTCATTGCAAATATAATTTTGAAAAAATAGAGGAGTATTTTTATTCAAAAATACCATATTCTACAAAATCAATGAGAGGACATATTGCTGACAGTTTTATGCAAGTCTTAGGATATTTAATATATAAGAATTAAAATAGTAATTCTTCCCAAAAATTATCCTCATTAGGATGTTCATTAATTGTATTATTAGTTGTACTAAATACTTGAATATCTGAACTATTAGTTGTATCAAATAGTTGAATAACTGAGCTATTTGAAAATTTTATTTTAGAATTATGCGATTTAATAGACAATTCCATACTATTTATTAATTTTTTATATTCATCAATAGTTAATTTTCCACCATAATGTTTCATTAATGTTTTTTTAGGTGCATTTGGAATATCAAATGCATATGACTTTTTAATAATAAAATATAACGTAGATAGAACTTGTTTATTTGATATCATTGAACTTGCACATGGAAATGAACATGCAATTTCAGATACAGAAAATGTAATATTACCATCGTCTTTTAATTCAAATGTAGAACATGGTATTGGAATTGGTCTACCTTTAAATTGTAATGAACAATTTGGACAATGTATATTTGTAAATACTGGCCATTGGTCATGAATATATTTATTTGGAATTAAATCATAATCATTAGCAACTTCCGTTTCTAATTCTTTTGTTTCAAAATATATTTTATCATATTGATTTTCATATTGATTTTCATATTGATTTTCATCTAATTTTATATTAGTTAGTGTTAAAATTGAAGGTTTTCTGTATTGTATTTCCATCCTTTTTTATAACTTATAGTATTCATTTATTCAATTTTTGATAAGATTTGAATATAAACTATAATATTATATACTTTCGTAATAATACTTTCGTAATACTTTCAAAAAATGGAATTTGGAATTTTGTCAATTTTTACATCTACAGTTAAAATGGAATTAAAAACAAATGATACGAAAATACCAATCGAAAAAATTATAAGAAATATGATTAATAATATTAATTCAGAAGATAATAAATACATAGTTGTTATTGAAAATAATAAAGAATCAGTATCAAAAAATGGATATGTCAAGAGCGAAAAGAAAAAAAGATGTTTTAATAATGCAATTGAAACTTCCATTATTGGATTTAACGGGAAATTATATAATGTAAAATTTTTCTCCTCATCAAAGATGACTTTCCAGCTAGCAGGTTCTATAGAACCTGATTTTAGCGATGCAATAGATGTTTTTTCTAAACTGGTCGATTATTTTAATATGTTTTGTTTAAATGGAGAATATCAACCTATATCTTTAGGAGATATCAATAGTAAAATGATGAATTTCAAGTTTATAATTAAACTTGAAAAGGATACATTGCTTGATATGAAAATATTTTCAGATATGTTAACTTTAGATGAAAAAGTTAGTGATATTTGTAGTCCTAATGAAGAAAATATGTTAGCTGTTAGACATATCATATCGTTTAAGTTTAATAATTCTCTTGTGAAAATGTTTCCTAGTAGTGGTATTATAAAAATAAATATTCTCGGAACATCATCACATAATTGTGCAAATGAAATTTATTCTTTTATATGCGATATCGTTAAAAATGGATATGATACAATTACATATAAACGACCATTAACTGATGAAGAGCTATTACAAAATTCCATTGTCAACTAAGTGTACAGATATTATATAAAATATAACAAGGAATATTCCTTGAACAACTACACCTAAATTTGTAGGAGTTCTACATTTAACAGTATTTCCAATATTTGATAATATATTATTAATAAATATATCGCTTACAACAAATATGAAAATAATAAATAATATTAAATATTGTTTAATTGAATTTTTTTTTAGCTTAGGAGTAATTTCTAAGTCTACACTATCAATTGATGACATTATATATTCTATAATTTATTTCATAATTTTATAGAATATTTTATTCCATGAATTGTATATTTTCATTTGGTCTTTTGATAAAATTGAGCTCATCAAAAGTACCAGATACACATAGAATATCTAATTCTGTTTTATATGGATTCAATATATCTGAAGCTAATATATCATAATATTCATCTATTTTATTACTAGGTATTATTAATTTACCATTATGACATGTATTATTACTAACTGATGAATTATCTGAACATGCAACATAAATGTTATCAATATTTACAATATCATTTTTTACTTCGATATACTTTGACATTAAATTTTTTAGGGAGGATATAATATTTTCATGTGATAAATTTCTTAATTTAATTAATAATTGATTATCAAATACAAAATTCGTAGAATTAATCATGTCTATTGATATGTTTACTGAATTCTTTGAAGAAAATAGATATGATTGAGAAACTATATTTCTAACTGTTCTGAGATCTTCAGGATAATTTTGTAGCAATTTAGTTATTTCATATCTAAATACAGAAGTAGATTTTGGTGAATTAAAATTGGTATTCTTAATTATATCTATAATTTCACTCCTTAAAGAAATATTTTTATTCATCTTTAAAATGGATATAAATTCAGCTAAAAACAATTTATATAAATTGTTTTTAGCAAATGCTCTATTTGCCTTTTCATCTATTTGCACTAATTTTGTATTTCTTAAATATTTCATTATTTTTCTATCTATATCTTTTGTATCATATGGTATATGTACATTATCTTTTGTATCATATGGTATATGTACAGTTAAATGATAAAAATAAAGATTTTCAGTACCCAAATAAATAAAGCCAATAATTCCTTCATCATTTGTTAATAACTTATTTTTTTCGATAATAAATCCTTTTTTCTTCTTAAGAAATATGTTAATATCATCAACTACAGCATATAAATCCTCCTTAGTAGGTTTCACCTGACTATTTCCAAAAATTAATTCTATTTCACTGAGAGGATATTTTGACTGTTTAATTGGAATATAAACATCATTATTAAACAATACACCATAACATAAATTATTTAAATTTATAAATCTCGCTTTTAATTTAAATAAAGATTTCTTAGAATTGCTATATTCTGTTATTGTCATTAAATCCAATTCATTAGATTTTTCAGTATTATAATTAAGAATATTACAAATAGTTATAAAAACAGTATCAACAATAAAATCTTTATTTTCTTCTAATATTCTACTATCATCACCAAAATTATTTCTTATAATCATCCATCTGTCTTGTTTTTGAGTTTTTAAATATTGTTTTTGATTTAATGCACATATTGGATAAAATCCAAATTCATTTGATATAAATAAAGAAAGTCTTGTATTTATATCTGCATTTTCTAATAAAGATGATTTGGTTTCTAAACGAAATTCAATTGAAATATTTCCCTCTGGACCACTAAATACAACAATTTCTATTCCATAGAAATATCTAACTATGTCAGTTATAATATTTTTCCAATGTTTTTCTAATGCTCCACCTGCACCAAACGGTGATAATTTATCATCTTTTCTAATAAAAACACTTCTAATTTCTTCTGCTAAATCTTCTGAACTTGCAAATAGAGAAGCATAACCATTTCCCAATATAAAATATATCTCTTTCATTTCAGATGCATATTTTGCAATTTCTTCAATCATATCCAATTGAGTTTTTCCTTCAGATGCTATTGTATATGCCATTGCAAACATAAAACCAGCATCTGATACTGCTGGTGTACTTTGTTCAACTCCAATTACATATAATTTAAATGGAAGAGCAATACAATTTAAAAATAATCCATCTGATAATTCAGATGGAAGAAGTGATAATCTATCTGGAGATATTTCTTTACCATATGTTAATATATGTCTAGATTCCAAATCTTCTTTTTCGTTTTGTATTGATTTTTTATCTAAACATTCTTTGTTTGTTTTTTCTGCTTTTGAAAATGGAACAGGTTTAGATTTTTTACAACATGGTAAACAATACCCAAGTGAATGCTGTCCAGATCTAAATGATAAATGAGAATATTCTTTATCTGGACATTCATAATAAGCTGGTTCATTATCTGTAAAATTCCAATATTTTACCATTTTTTTCTTTCTGCTATCCTTCATTTCATTAATTTCTTCTTCATCATAAATTATAGGCTGTCGTCCAGATTGACATAAAACACTATATACAACTGATTTCTGATTATATTTTTTTAAGTCAAATAAATTAGGGTCTCTTTCTTGTAATCTTTTTAGGGTATTGCTGGTATCTACATCTTTATTTTCACTAATGGTAAAATCGATTTTATCTGCTCCAGACACCATACTGTCTAAAAATGATAAAATATATTTTTGTATAATATGAAATTCATTAATATTATATGCATCATTAATTTCTATTTTTAAATCTGAAACTCTATGATAAATTTTTATTAATCTTCCTTGATAATTTGATTCCCATTTTTGTTTTAAAGATGAATCCACCATCCAACTATATTGATTTGATTGTTTTTCATCACTTCGTTCATAATTTGTTATACCTTTTTTGAACATAAAGGAATACGCACCTCCATGTTGTAATCCTTTTACATTAATAATTCCTGCTTTTTCATATTCTCTAAATTTACTCTTAATTATCTTAAATCCTGCAGTTGAAACAATTTGAGGCCAATATGTTGAAACTGTAATTGTACCAAAAGAAGAAATAACATTTTGATTTTTTAATGAATCAAACAAATTACCTCCTATAGGAAATGCTGCTGCATTCATTTCATTAATTTTCTTTAATAGCGGTGATATTGTTTTATATACCTCTTCAGATACAGAATTAAACTCTAATCTGTTATCTTCTCTCCAATTAGAGATAACTTGAATAAATCCATTCTCATCAATTTCAAGATAAATCATTTGTTGGTATTTATTTTTTAAACTCAATGCATCTATATCAAACTTTGCATTATAACATAATGCAAACATTATCGATTTCTTTTTTAATTTCTTGTTAACAAATCTATTAATTATAGTTATTAGTGGTTCTTTATAAGTAGAAATATGTCTTTTTGTTATATCTATTTCTTTATATTCATTTGAACTTATGAGATTAATATTATCTGTTTTTGTTTCAAATTTTACTGAAGATGCTACAATATTTTTATCTAAAGGTATCCAATCAAAAATATTTCTTATATTCACTTTAAGTTTTATTGACATCGGACTGATTGTTATAGTTGATTGTGTAATTGCTATGTTTTGTTTTATACTTGAACGCCAATTATTAGCTTTTTCAGAATAAATATTTTCCAAATCAAACATCTCTTTTATTTTTTTTATATCTAAGTCTAATTCTGGAAAATATTCTGCAACGTCATCAGGTTCTGATAATGCAATTCTACATGCTTCTAAGCTTAAATGTGGCCAATATTTAATGATACCTCCATAATAAAACAAATCAAATTGATATTTATCATTTAAAATATTATTTAAATTATCATTAGGTCTTTCATATTCAGTTAATGGCTTAATTACATCAAATAAATCTATAATATAAACTTCATTAACAAATACACCTTCAGCACTGCTTAATTTATTAAAAGTATCTAAAGCTTCAATGGTTATACCTTCTTTTCTTTCTTCTAATCTAGTATCAATAGTTAAACCTGCCATAACATTTTCAGACGATAATAATACTTGTTTCATGTTAGTAAAATCAATTAATATTGAAGAATTGTCTACTAAAAATCTATAAGGTATAACAGGTCCTTCTTCATTTACAAAATATAATAAATGTTGCCTGTAGAATGCAATATTAGATACAATGGAAATTTTGAGTTTTAATTCATAAATTGTATCTTCAGGATATACTGCAAGATTGCTATATATTGGTAAATATTCTTCATATTCATCTCCTCCTGTAAATTGCAATCCACTAGCTAATTTTTGTGCATAAATATTAGTTGAAGTTTGTTTTATCTTTGGAGGTGTTAATTTTTCCTTCCATTCATGTCCATAATATGATTTCAATGTTGTTATGTCTGTTTTTGTCCATTCAAGATTTTTATCTTCTAATTTAACTCTTTTAGCTGCAGCTAAAATAGCATTTGGAACATTACCTAAAAAGAAATATGATTTTTTATTTTGCTTGGTATTAACATCTATTATAGAAACACATAATGGTGAAAATAGATAATAGTCCATCTTATTAAATATGTTTATATTTTTTGAATTTGAATATTTTTACTTCAAAATTTTTACTAGATATAATGATATTAATTATACTTGTTATATTCATTATTATATGTTTTATTCCCCGATATAATCAACATAATATTTCTAATACGGAATATGTGAAGAGTTATGATGGAAATTATTATAGAGTAAATTCTGTTTATGAGAATAAACAAGAAGCTTCTAATATTCTTGCATTATTAAATATTAGAATAACAGAAATAATTCAATCTTTAGTTCATGAATATTATTATGATTATTCTAATCCAAAACTACAAATGATAACGAAAAATATATTAAAAAGATATAATTCAAAAAATTTAGTAGAAAATTCTCCATTCAATACTAATAATGATACAAGTTTTGTTGTAAATAAAGGATCTAAATTTGCAATATGTCTAAGAGAAAAAAATGAGACATATAATTTTCATGATATTGATATATTGATGTTTGTTGTTCTTCATGAATTATCACATTTAGCAATTCAAGGGCTCGGTCATGATTATGAATTTTGGTCTACTTTTAAATTTATATTACAATTTTGTGAAGATAAACAACTGTATTATAGTATAAATTATAATAAATATCCACAAATGTATTGTGGTATATTAGTAAATCACAATCCTATTATTTGACAATTGAATTTATAAATGCCTATTATTATAAAAATGGAAGACCTTACTTTTTCAAATGCAGGCATTAAATTGTCTTATAATGGTTGTGATGAAATTAAAGGTCTACCTAATAGAGAAATAATTTTAGGAATTGATGAATATGAAATTCCAAATGATTCTGAAGAAGAAATATGTCAAAATTTACATTTTTTACCTATTGATGTTTTTGATAACAATATGTTTAGATATCGTAAGCAAATTTATATATTATCTATGATTGGTATTCTTAACAATGGTAAAAAAGTCCAAATCAATTTGATTGATATTCCTGTATATTTTGATGTTCTTATTCCTCTTGAATATTTAGACAGAAAATATGCCTTTGAAGAAAAAATTAGATTCTTATTGGGATCAAATGTAGAAGAAGCAGAAAAAACTGATAGACAACTTCGTTTTGAAGAAAAACATAAATCGAAAGATGTATGTGAGCTAAAAATTAGAGAAGTTAAAGGTTATCCTATGAAAGGATTTAATCTTAATCAGAAGGTTTATAAAAGAGTTTATTTTGACAATTTACAAAATAGAAAAAAAGCATTAGCTATAATAAAAGAACATTATATAACTGCATCCGATGATGTAGGAAATTATTATAGAATGGTTGCTGGTTTTTCAAATATCTCCTTTACAGATTGGATTGAAATTTCTAAATATACAATTAAAAATTGCAATTCAATATGTAAGACAATTTATGATGTTAAATTAGAAAATTTTAAACCAATAAAAGATGTTCCAAAAGCATACAAACAACCAATAGTTATGGCTTGGGATATTGAAACATATAGTGGAAGAGGTAATGGTGATTTACCGTGTCCAGAATTTGATAAAGATAATGCATTTATGATATGTATGTCATTTTATCAATTAAATTCAACTCAACCATTAATTAGTATATGTCTTGTAGATGTTGATACAAGTCCAAGTGATTCATGGGTTACAATTGTATGTGGTTCATATATTAATATCTTGAAAGCATTTGCATTATGTTGGAACGCATTTGCTCCTGATATTGTTATTGGTTTCAATGATAGTAATTACGATTGGCGGTTTATAATTATTAAAGCATTTAAATTAGATATAATTGATTGGATGTTTTCAAGAATGACAGCAAATTACAGAACATCATCTACAGTAGAAGATATTATGAAATGGAATTTTGTGGAAAAAAGACAAATTAAAATAAGTGCTGAAGAAACATTTTATAGCAGTTATTTAAAACTCTCTGGCTGTATTTCAATTGATGTTCGTGTATGTTTCAAGAAATTATATCCAAAAGGTGAAAGTAGTTCACTTAAATATTATCTTAGTAAATGTAATTTATTAAGTAAAACAGATATGCCAATTAAAAGAATGTGGGATATCTATAAGAATTCATTGGATGGAAAAGGCGATCCAGATCAAATGAGATTAGTTGCACATTACTGTATTGTAGATGCTATGCGTTGTCAAGAGCTAATGAGAAAGAGAAACATTATAGAAGATTTAAAAGAAACTGGATCATTAACATTTTTATCATTGGCAGATTGTTATTATTGTGCTGGAGGTTTAAAAGTTAGACAAGTGTTAAGAAAATATGCAAATGAATGTAATATATTAACAACTACAAAAGTAGATTCAAGAGAAGAAAATGGAAAATATCCAGGTGCATTCGTTTTCACACCAGTAAAAGGAATAATTCCAGATCCTTATGCAATTCGATGTGTAGATAAACTAAGAGAAAACTCAAATTTTTTAGAAGAATCTCTAAAAGTAATGGAAGGAAATAGGCCAGTTACTGGTCTTGATTTTGGTTCTCTATATCCTTCAATTATTATGACACATAATTTATCTCCTGAAAAAATTATAACAGATCATAAATATGCAGAAGAATTAAAATCTAAAAATATCACATTACATACTATTAATTTTATATATAATGATAAACCAATAACTGCTTACTCAGTAAACCATGAAAATAAAAAAGAAAATTATGGTTTATATGTTAAAGTATTAATTGATTTAGCATCTAAACGTGCAGAATTAAAAAAAGATTTATCTAAGTATGGAAAATGTAAAGAAATTATTGAATTAATATTCTCAAAAAAAATAAACACATTAGAAGCTATTAATATGATAATAAGTGAATCTAAAGAACATATTGATATTTATAATGAAGTTGTTAATGGAAAAGAAATTAAAATTCCTACAGGTAGTACAAGAGATATAGAAATTAATAATATGAAGCAATTAGCAGAAGAAGCTAATTACACAATTAATGAAATTAATAGATTTTTAAGTTTAGATGACTCACAAAGTTTAAAAGAAAATATTAAAAAAGAATATGAACGTGTATGCTTTGAATGGTCTTGTATTAATACAAAACAGAATGCATTAAAAGTTGTAATGAATACATTTTATGGTGAAGCTGGTAATACATTATCACCATATTTTCTATTAGAATTAGCAGGTGGAGTAACATCTTCAGGTCAATATAATATCAAACTCATAGCAGACTTTGTTATTAGTAAAAATTATATTATTAAATATGGAGATACTGATAGCTTATATTTAGTAGCTCCTAATTCTTATTTCTTAGAATGTGATAAAGCATATATTAATGGAAATATTTCTAAAGAAGAATGGATGACAGCAATGGTTAGAATTACAATGAGAGCAATTAATCATCTAAAAAATGAAGTTAATGATTATCTAGAACAAGATAATGGAACAAAATTTTTAAAGATGAATTATGAAGAAGTATTATTTCCTGTTGTATTTACGGGTAAGAAAAAATATTTTGGAATTCCTCATACTGTTCATATTTTATTTACAAACCATTTATTTATCAGAGGTATTGATGTAATTAAACAAGGTCAATCAGAATTAGCAAAGAAAATCGGATATCAAATTATGCATGAATCCACTAGCATATATAACCAATATACAATATTAGAAATTGTTAAAAATGCTTTAACAAATGCAATTAATAATTCGAGTCAGTGGGAATTTAAAGATTTTATAAAATCAGATGCATATAAGCCAAACAAAGATAATAAATCAGTGCAAAGATTTATTTCAAGAATGAGGGCTATTTTGTCTATAGCTAAAAAAGAAAATGATGAATTAGCAAAAAAAGGACTCGAATTAAAACCGTATCCGTTTACATTACCTGAACCCGGAGAAAGGTTTAATTATGTAATAACTACAAAAGAAGGTGAATTCGATATGAATGGTCGTAAAATTATAATTAAAAAAGGAGATAAAATGGAATTTGCAGATGTTGCAAACAAATCTCAAATTGATATATTGTTTTATATTACAAATTATGTTATTGGTATATGTACGCGTTTTATTAGCAGTGATCCATTTTTTCAGCCACCTAAAGAATTGCAAATAGTTGAAGTTGATGAATATGCTCAGAAACAAGCCAAGAAAATGTTAGAAAATTTTGTAAAACAGTTAGTAAATGTTGATAATTCAATATTAAAGAAAAAAGGATATGCATATCGTAGAGCATATAATGTTGCATCTTCAAAAATTAAAAAAATATTGTATAACCAAATTGGAAATGGATTAGATATTTTACATGGAAAGAAAATAAATTATAGTCTTTTTACAGAATATGATGAAGATAAAAATCAATCTGAAGTTATTTGGAACAATCTATTAGTTGCTTCAGATGAACTAGCAAAAAATGTAATAGATGATAGTTATTTTGTAAAAGTGTGTAAGTTATTAAATATTATGCCAAATGGTAATGATAAAGATGAAAAGACATGTTTAAATCTTTATAAATATGATGCTACACGAAAATCTGGAGTCTCTAAATCATACATAAATTATTTAGATAACAAAGAAAATAACATAAGAACTCAAATAATTACAATGATACCATGTATTAATGAAATTGCAACAAGATATGAAATTAATTTAAGCAAATTTGTATCTCATTATAGAAATGAAGAACATAAATTAAATCCAGAATTTGGATATTATCATTTTTCAAATGAACATTCAAATGAACATTCAAATGAACATTCAAATGAACATTCAAATGAACATTCAAATGAACTATTTGATGAAAATGATAAAGTTATCTTAAATAAATTCAATGATTTATGGAATTATTTCATATCTATTAAGAGAGTCAAATTCTATAAAGTAGAGTTTCATATTTATTTAAACACTATCAAGAATAGAAGACTTAGATAATTTTTAAAAAGTTTGTTAAATTCCTTTTTAAATTTTAAAAATTATTTTTAAACATTTTTAAAATTATTTTTTAAAAAAGTTTAAATTATTTTTTAAAAAGTTTGTTAAATTCCTTTTTAAAATTTAAAAATTATTTTTAAATGTTTATATAATAGTATTTGGAATGATTGATAATAAACATTTACTTTATGCACTTATTTCAGTCGTGGTTCTAGCATTAATTGTATATTTTGTTTATTCTTCAAGGAGCGGATTTGTTGCATCAGAGCCGTATTTTCAGAAAGAAATTCCTAAGCAACAGCCACGTCAAAGTAAGATGTATGCATCTGATGGTTATTTTGAAAAGGTTACTCAACATGAAAGAGATTCTTCTATGCCTAATGAAGACAGCACATATGTGGATTTTATTGCAAATGCAAATATTGATGCACAAACAATTGAAAATCATAAAAATTGGGCATCAGATATGGGTAAGTGGTCAATGAGTCAAAAAAAAATGGCAAATGCTGAATTTGATCCAACTCAAAGCGTTCCATTTACTGGTCTTAGGCGACTTTATGGAGTTGAACAAAGACATAATCCTTTTAGTGTTCAAGAATTAAGTGGTAGTGATTTTAAAGAAACTAAATCTCTTAGATGGTAGTGAAATAGTGATATGCTAACATATAAGTTAAATTATTTGGAGTTAAATTTGAAGGATAAGCTGATGAATCATTTAATCTAAAAATACCATTTTTACGAACACAATCAGCATAATAATGTCCACTATTTAATGAAGAGCCGATATGATTTACTCTTCCTACTAACTTATAAATTAATTTACCATTATTTATTGATGGAAATTCAATAGTATCTGGATATGTTCTTCTAATTTTATCAAAATAAATGTTAAAAATACAAATGAATATTTCTGGTATTCTCGTTAAATGATATACACGAATTGATTTTCTTTTTTTTGCTTTTGTATTACATCCTGAACAAAATCCATTAACAATTTTAGCACCACAATCACATAAACAATCATTGCATCTATAATTTTCAGTTATTGATTTTTGAATTCTGATATTGTCAGAAAAATTACCATCATTGGTATAATGAAAATAATTATAAATGATATTTGTGTCAATTTGTTCATGTCTATTTTTACATTCTAAGCACTGAACAATACAACGACTTCTCTGCGTAAATAGCGAAGTAATTTGTTTATTGTTAGGAACTTCAATCATATCTAAAAGTAAACATAAAGCTTCACTTGCACTTTCCTGACCATTTCCAAATCTGATAGATGATTTTTTTTCTGCTAAATCTTGTTTTAATCCTTCTAATACTGAAGCTGAACAATTTCCAACATCTGCTATATTTTGAGTATAGCTTTTTACAAAATTATATATAGCTTTTCCTGTATTAGTTTTCATCATATCTTCTTCATTTGATAGAACATTTTTTGTAAAAGAGCTGCAGCTAATTAATAACTGTAGTAATGAATTTAAATAACAAATAGAACCAGTATTTTGTAATCCAAATGGATTTGGAACATATTTAATATCATACTCCTCCATCTATATATATAAGAGATATTCCTTTTTTATTTGATATATTATAATATTTCTTTTTTACTCTAATTGAAACCGAATTACCAATACTACCTTGAAGTTTTTCATATACTTTCTCTCTAATTTTTTTTGGAATTGTAATAAAAACAGTACCAATTACATCATTTTTTGAGTCATTATTTTCTGAAACATCATTTTTTGAAAAAATATATGGAACTGTATATGCAGGATATTTTTTAGGTGCAAATTCAATTACAGATTTTAATGAATAATCTTTTTCTATCATAAGCAATCGTATCCTTTTGAAATCGTCAAACGTTGCCAATATACCATTAATAGATATCATATTTTTAATGTTAATATTTTTTTAAATTATTTTTTTAAATTATTATTTTAAATTATTATTTTAAATTATTTTTTTAAAATTATTTAAAAAAAATTATTGTTGTATTACTGTTGTATTACAATTTTTTTACTACAATTTTTTGTAAAATAATTAATATTCTCTAATACTGGAAATGGACATGTCCATTTGATTTCTTTGCATATCTTGAATTGATTTAAGTAATTGTTGATTGACAAATCCATAAGTTAATGTTAACATTTGAATAAAACGAAAAATACGTGTATCAAATCGCTGTTTACCAGTAACCATCAACTTATACATATCTTCTCTTTGAATAGGTACACTCTGCACGACACTATTATCATCAATATATAACAATTCAGGAGCAAAATTATCAGTTAAATCATATGAAATTGTTGTATTTGTTTTGAACTCTTTTGTATCTTTGAATTCGATGAGTTTAATATTCAGAGTTTTAGTTTCACCTCCAAGTAATGAACCAGATTTAGCATCATCATACATACATAATTTATAAAATAATCGTACCATATCAGTAAATGAAAAATTGGCACTCCCAGGCATGGCATATGTTGTTATATCATATTTTTTTGTTAATAAGTTGACGATTTCAGTATAATCTCTAGGGCCAATAAACATATTATCTAGAATAATATTAATATTAACTTTAAAATCATTAAATCTTGTTTTCATATTTCCACCTGCATGTCTATAATCTAAAGATTGAATATTAATATCAGACATTTCAATAAGTTGTTTGATGTTCATCAACCCTACCATTCTACCATTTCTGGTAAATTTATATTCGTCGTTAAGTGATTTCTGTATATTAGTGTGATGATTTGTAGCATACAGCATTAATTGTTTTGCTATGATATTATTATATACATCGATTGTCGCGATATTAGATACTCTTGTATTTTCATTATTAATATTTTGCAATTCAGTAGTAATTTTATTATTAAAAATATCATCAATACGAGTTTTAAAATTATCGATAGCATTAGTAATTTTTTGAATATATCTGGTTTGATATTCAGCGTCTGTTAACGTGTTATCTGCAGTCAATATAGCAGCAACAACTGTTGTTAACGTTGTATAATTTAACGCTTTAGTATCATTACGAAATTTGCCATAATCATCATTATTTGCGTTGGCAGCCACCGATGCTGCAATAGATGCGTAATCATTTTTAGAATCAATATTGACATCAGTAATTGAGATATTAATTAATAAACCTACAAATGGGTCAATAATTGCTTTAGCTGCAGCTGCAGCTGCAGCTGCAGCTGTGCCTGCTGCAGCTAAAGCATCCACTTTAGTTTTTAAAGCAACAACTTCGCCTTCAGTTGTCTTAATCTCAGCTAATAAAGTTTTTAAATCATTATGAACTTCGAGAATTTTTGCAGTTAGATCAGTACCCATGTTTGCTTTATAAGTGACCTGTTTGTTTGCATATGAGCTAAAATCTGTTTTTAGTTGAATTAATAAATCAAAATTGGCTTCGGTTTTCAAGTCATTCAAAAATTCGGTAATAATAGTTTCAAAATCATTTCTAGAAAAACTCAAAGGAGTTGCATTAACTAGAGTTTGCAATTTTGTATCAGTTAATTCACGCTTATTATCCACGAAACTGTCATTTGGGTCTTGTAAATACAAATAATTGACAGTGGTCGGTGTCGAAGTATTCAAAGTATGTATAAGGTCAACTGCTGTAATAGAACCGATGACATCGGGAACTTTACTATCATGTAAAACGTAAATTAAATTAACGCAATTCTTAAATTTATTGAATTCTGTTAACAAGTTAGTATAATATGTTTCATCACGTTTCGTATCACCCAGTACAGTAAATAAATCATTAATCTCTTTAACTATACCTTCTAAAGAGGTAATAGAGTCTTTGACATCTTTGGAAAAACTACTATTAGTTACAATAGATGCTTTATATGTGCCTAATTCTCTTGTATACAAATTTAACGAATCAAGCAGAACAGTTGTACCATTAGAAGCTACTAAAACGGTATTAATTGCTCCCCTTACCCTTGTAGACAAAAGAACATCTACAGTTTTGACTTTTGATGGATCGGCTAAAGTGCTTGCGTTTTTATAATCTCTATATAACAAATCATCAATAATATCATTTGATGCTTCTTGCAATTTAGTTTCAACGTCTACTTTTTTCCTATCAAAAGCATTTTTATTATCTCCGAATCCAAAATAATTATCATTTTCAAATACTATCTGATATTTTCTAGTAGCACCCAAGATAGCATCTAAATAAATATCAACAGCAGCTTTTTCAGCAGTACTAAATACATCCAATCGTTTCAATTCTTTAGCAATACTATGTACATGATTTACGTAATGTGCAATATTAATGCTTCCTAAAACAAATCTTTCGGTAAATTCTTTAATTTCATTACCACCAATTCCATTCTCCAAATAACTATTAATACCAGCAGATGTAATTACAGAACCAGTACCTGTGGAGATCGGTATTTTTTTCAGAGAATTATCAGTGCTCGATATTTTAGTACAATAATTATTAAGTTCAGTATTAAAATCAGTTTTGAATTTACTGAGCACTTTTAGTAATTCGTCTATTTTTTTGATGAACAGAGATGCATCTGATGTTAGTTCGTGATTTCTAGTTAAGCCGCTAATAAATTGTTTATTGTATTCCTTTGAATCTGGAACATGCAATCGGATTTCACTTCCAAATAATACACTGCCAAACAATTTCTTAAGAAATGGAGAAACGATAACATCAGAAACTGAACCATCAATCATCCGCTGATATGGACTAATAGAACTATGTTGACCGAGAAGCTTAGGATTACTAGAAGCATCCATTTTGGTTAAACCGAATGCATCAGACGATACATCAAAGAATGGATCTTGAAGAAGCTTTACATAATGCTTCTTAGTATGATCTACAACTTGAGCATCGTTAACAATTGAAGTATATGAAGAAATATTTGTTAGTTGATGAAAATCTGCTTCTACATACTTATCGAAAGTATATGAATAATTATATATGAATGTAAATGGAATATAACCCATAAGAGCATAAATATTAATTGGCATAATATTCATATCAATAATATGTTTCATAACATCAGCCTCATCAGAATTTTTTGAGGAAGATGTATGAACAATTTTTTCAAGAATAGTATCAACAGATTCTTTTGTATCTTTATTTTCAATGACACTAACAAGATTGAAATCATTTGTTTCTAATAAAGGATAAACCATATTACAATAAGCATCAGTTGCTGTAGGAGTTAATGTATATAGACCAAACTTAACATCTTTACTATTAGAAACTTTAGTACAAAGAGTAGATGTTGAAATTGAAGATTTAAAGCTACGAATATCAACAACATATCTTAATAATTTCATACTAGTGCGAATAAAACGATTATATAAAGAATCATCAATAGCATCTCTTCTACCAACTTGATTATTAAATTCCATATATTGCTCTTGGACACATGATAATTGATCCAGAGAAGAATCACTATCATTAAATAGATATCCTCCAACACCATATAGAAGTTGAAATTCAGGAGTTCCAATTGATTTCTTTGGATCGATATTTTCATCAGTATAAGTTTTATATCCACTAAACAATGTCGAAGACATGCTTCCTTTTTTATCTTCTTTAGAATCTCTAGAATATTTAAATATAAGAGTCAAAGGTGTCAGAGGAGAATGTCCATTTTTAAGTCTGTATGATTCAAGAAAATTTTCACGAATTTGTCCATATACTGGTGTATAACTCAATTCACGTAATACTTCACTAGAAGCGCTCGAAAATACTCCACAGGAATTAATAACAGAATCAAGGAATTTAAATATATAACTCTTATGATCACCTCCCACATACATAGCAAGAGAATCTCTATGAACAACTTTACGATCATCAAATTTAAGAAACTTACTTTTTTCATTAGGTGGTAATTGTGTAGTTCTGTGAGTATTAGCTGCAGCAATATCTGTAGATCCTGTTCCGACATCTGCATTATAAACATCTAATCCAAATCCTTTATTTGTTTCATAGTGTTTAGTGTTTTTCTTATATTGTACATATTTATTATCCTCAACTGCAACAATGAAAGGTAATTTCTTACCATCATAATTAGCATCAAACATTGTTCTTTCATTATCAGTTCCTGCTCTACTATCTTTAGCATCTGAATATAAATATTTAATAACTGGTTTAATATCTTGTCTCATAGTATTGATTTTTGTTTTAGTGATGAAATGTTTAATATATTCTGCTTTACTTGCTAAAGCATCAAATAATTTCACAAATAATGGAAGATTTGCCTTATAAATTTCTTTGATATATAGAGGAATATCAGTGAGAGTTGGAACAACATATTTAGGCATTGAATTATTTTTATTGGAATCTTTAGTCATACGTTGCATAATATAAGCAAGACTTGAAAATACAATTGCATTAAACTTTGGATCTCCACGAATTCCAAAAACATTTTTCATATCGCTGCGGACAATATCAGGAAAGGCATTTTCGAGAGGATCTGAAATAGAATAAGCTAAAACTCCATTAGAAATTGGATTAATAAGAGGAAGATAAATTTTACTTCCATTTGATGAATCGGATAGAGTATCAAGATATTTAAATGCTAACTTATTAAAATCAAATAATAAACTTTTAAAATTAACATCATAAAGATTCATTGATGTTGTATCTTTAGTCTCAATTTTGTCAAGTTCAACCTTACCATCCGAAGATTTTGAAATTAATTCTTTTAATTTACTTTCAAGAGGTTTAAATTCAACTTCACCAAGTCCAGAATTAAAATATGGATCAAATTCGCTGACATCATAATATAACATTCTAGACAAAGCTCCACCATAATACTCAAATTTATCAAGCACAGCTACGTTATCAAAATCAGTTTTGCATTCTCCTAGTTTTACTACAAGAGCGGCTGCATCCGCGGTTACTTCAAGAGTGGTATCTACTGTAGAACTCATATTTAAATTGTTTAATTCATTGTTATCTCCGTGCAATTTAGAAATATCATATTTTTTTCTAGTTAGCACATCTAATACGTTTGTTGCCATTTCAGAAATTTTATCAACGAAATCTGGAGAATCAGAATCTGTAAATTTTTCATACATTAAATGTTTTTCAATCCATTGAATAGATCCTTTTTTACTAACATCTTCGAAGAATCCAATATGTTTTTTATCCATTTGAGGACGAAAAGATGAAAACATACGCTTAACGTCAGCAAATAGAGTATCAGTCATAACTTTCAAATTAGTAAAATCGATATCTACATGTTTCTCATCTAATTTAATATCCACGATACCACCAATTTCATAGGTATATTCAATGAAATCTTGTAGCATTTTACCATAGTTAATAAATAGATCACATCCAACTTCAGAAAGCAACTTTGCACCATTAAATTGTGCGTCAGCGGGGTCATAATCATCGATTGGTGATTTATTAGCAGGTGCACCTGTACTAGCTGCACGCGCAGCAGCAACGCCTTTATCAAATAGATGATAAAATTTACCATATTCAATGAAAATGTTATCTTTTACTGGGTGAAATCCTTGACGAGTGCCAATAAATTGATGGTCGCCATACAAATATTTTTCACCATCATCAGTTTTCAATTCATTAACTTTCTGTAAAGCTTTGTAAAAAGTATCAACGGTTTTTAACACATTAGCATTTACTTCAGTAGTGATAGTAGAAAAAGTATCAGCAGCAAATTTTTGTAAATAAGCACCTGTAATTTGAAGACCGTAAATTGTTACCAAAACGTATTTTCTGAATTCAGAAAGTAATTTCATTTTGCTACTAAAATCTTCAATTAATGTATTAATAATGTTAAGAATATTTAAACCTAACATGATCGTTTCGTGAAACATTAATTGTTTCTTTGAATCTGCAGATGAAGTATCTGCAGTTTTAATTAATTTTGCAACAACACTTAATTTTTCTTCTTTTGTTCGTTTCATTTCAAGTTCTTTAGTAGCTTTTGCAATTACTAAATCTGTAGAATGTGCATCATGATCATCTGGGACTTTCTCGAAATAATCTTGAATTTTTCCTCTAAAATCAACAATCATTTGTTTAATCTGACTGATATTTGCACTCTTTTCTTTAAATGGATCATATTTGCTACCGTCAACACTTAAGGGTAATCCAGTATCAGGATCATACTTTTGATATTTAACAGTAGGAACAAATAGATTTTCACTATCAAAAACATCATCACCTGGTAAGATATCTGTAAAATTTTCTTTTAATTCTTCAGATGTATATGTTGTAGATTTATTTTTATATTTACCTTCAAGAAGAGCTGATTCCTTCTTTTGAATTGCTCCATATTTATTATTAACATCATTAACATATGCCGAGATTGTAGCTTTGATGGTATCATTTGGATTTTCCTTCTTAAAGTATGTGTAAATATTATTGATTTCATCAACAATCATACGCAATTCTGATTCATTGTATTGATTATTTTGATGTTTTCCAATTTGAACAAACATAAGCTTATGAAATCCAGCAAAAATTCCGGTAAAATCGCTTGCCATTTTAACAAAAAATTCTTCTGTTCCCCAAATAGTTCTACCTCTGGTATCAGTAAATATTTTAACATAAAATTTAGCAAGTCTAGGAAGTCTACAATAAAGAGCAGCTGCTGCAGGGATAGGTTCAGGATTTAATGTAATATCAGAACCACCAATAATAAGGCGAGTATTAAGTGTTTCTTTAATCTTCTTTTCATCGACACCACTTTGCATTAGTTCAAATGTTCTAACTACTGTTAAAACTTTAGCAGAAATTGCTTTAATAGTATCAACTAACAAACTATCATACTCTTCAAAGCATGTATTACCAGATCTACTAAAGTAAAATTGTCTCGGATTAATATCATTGGACATATATGGTCTCGATTTCCCATTGACATATGTAGAAATATCATATGAATTTGTAATATCAACTGTCGTTGTATTTGCTGAAATTGAGCTGGCTTTCAAATATTCGGTAATGTTAATAAATACATTATTAGGAGAAAGAACCTGTTTTGTTTTAAGAATATCAGGATTATAAATTTCACCGATATAGTAAAATGCACTGATAAGATTTTTAAGACCGTGAAAATTATTGAATACTTCACTAATTTTCATTGCAACATATGTAGATTTATTTAAATCAAATCCTTGTGCAGGAGTTCCTGCTAATTTATCAATACCAAATTTAGAATAATAATGTTTATCATCAAGGGATCTGGTAGTAGCACTTGTAGACATCCTACCTGTTGTATCATACGAGTTAAGTAAATCAAATGCTTCACAAAGAGATTTGATTGTTTTATCATCATAATATTTAGGAATAAATTTAGCATTAAAATACATCTTACTAAGCTCAAGTACAGATTCCGGATCTTTAGAGATATTACAATTAAAACTCATAAGATAAATTTCAACAGAACGCACAGCATCAATAAACTTTTTAATAGTGTTAAATCTAGTTCTAACATTAGCAATTAAATCAGTCTTGAGTTTGTCAAAATCAGCCTGAGGCAAAGCATTACCATTATTAAAACCTGGAACAATACGCCCTCTAGTAGAAATAGTATTAAAATATGTAGTAATCTTTCCGATTTCAGTTTCTTGTTCTTTGTCTAAATTGTAATAAATGGATGAAATTGATGTGGTTAGCAGAGTATTATATTTTGTATCTTTATTAAGGATTTCCTTGCTTGAGGATGTTAATTCTTCTTTCATCAGAGCAATGTAATATTGAGACTTAAATTTCTTAACGACTACAGAATATGATGCAAATTTTTCCTTATTAAGAAGAGACGACTTTACAGAAGTAGCAGAAGCAGCAGAAACACTAATTTCATCATTTAAATTTTTGGAATTTTGCTGCTTTAATGCCTCGGAAAAGTATTCGATAGTCTTTAGAAGATTTTCATACTTTGTTTTTAAGTCTGAAAAATATCTTGAACTACTAGAATACAAAGGAGATTCAATAATATTTTCACATAAAAGAATAATAGATTGTAAATTATTCATATATGTTTCCTTCAAGACTTTAAGATCAGGTGGAGACTTTGAATTACTAAGAAGAATATACTCAGGATTCTTATAAGGAAGCTTTAAATTTATAACACTTTCTTTTAACTTAAACAGAAGGTCAGAAGTCTTAATTTCTTTACCAATTTTCATAATAATGACTTTAAGATCATCATTAATTTCTCCATAACAAACATTAACTTTATTAGAAAAATCCCAAATAATAAGCTTCTTTGACTCTATATTTTTCTTATTCTCCCTTTCAATCTTACTTTCAGCTCCTCCTTTTACTTCTCCACGTCCAGTAGCTACTCGTTCGCTATACTCAACTTTGACATCATCTCTTTGTTTAATACCATTATAGATAAGTCTTAATTTTTCCATTGCCTTAATAAATTCAGACAGCTTAGAAGGATCTACGAGATTACTCTCTAAAATCTTCTTCTCAAACTTATCACTGAAATCCTTAAATTCCTTACTTTCCATAAACATTTTTCTATTGCCCTTAATATCATCTCCAATTTTTGTTAGGTTCTTATCGATAATATCCATAATTTGAGCTGCCGTGAGAAATCCTTTAAATGAAAACATAAGAGAATTAACAAAATTAGATCCAGAGATTGCTTTTAAATTTTCATGCTCAACCTTTGTTTCATCTACAATTAATTCAAAATCTCTAGAGATTGGTCCAAGATTTAATTGAAGAACTCGATCTAAATCAAGAAGTAATTTATTTTGCTTGGTATCAAAACCGTTAATATAATAAGATAATTCATCAATCATTGCTTCATGTGTCTTGTAATCTCCAGTTTTCACTCTATCAATAATTTCATGAAAAGTTTCAATGATAAGCTTATGTGAGAATCTGATATCACTTGCTATCTTTTTAAGATTTTCATAAACACCAGCAAAATGAATATGTAATCCAGGAATTAATAAATTAATTTTTTGGTTTACTTTATCACACATATCACTAGCTGAAAGTGTAGTATCAATAAATTTTTCATCAGACCTAACAGCAGATGGTGTAAAAATCTTATTAAGTGAATCAGCAACTACTCTACAAATTTTTTCTTGAGATTTACTATCGCTAACAATTTCCTTACCATTTTCTCTTAAGGGAAATTGTCTTTGAAATGCTTCAATAATTTCACTTGTGGATGCATTTTCCTTAATATCAAAACCCATATCTTTAACAGAAAGTGCAAGTCTCTTAAAAATATCACGAATTGTTTGTTGTGTAACTGAATCTGCATATCCTTCAATGGTTTGTAATGTAAAATCGCCAGAACCTCCCCCATGATAATAACCTACACATTTACAATCCTGTAGGATTTTAGGATTAAATTTGCTTAAATCAGTAATAGTATAATATTCAGCCGGTCTTGAAGTTTTAGAGCCCATGATATATTTTCAAAAAGATATTATATATATGGAATTATAAAAATTTCAATTAGACTTTTATTAATTATTTTATAAATTTTTCATTGAACCATATAACTGAACATATAAAAAATATATAAATATAAAATAAAATAATTTATCATTATATAGATTAATGATTGTAAATGGCAGTGGGTCAATGGATTCTTTTAACGCTGAAAATGCATTTTGTAAGTTTTTGCAAAAAGTAAATCCAGATATTTGTAGTCTTCTTGTAAATAGTGGTAATCTTTCATACATTTTATCGCATAATGTGTCATTTGCATTACCAAATGAAAGATATACCCAAGAAATTGTTCAAATGTATGAAATGGGTTCTGATGATGCACTAAATATTCTTCATTCTCTATTTCTATTTGGAACATTTCGCAGTGCTCGCGATTTTAGTTCAAAAATTACTTCAATGAATTGCAAAGAATTTAAAGTAAGACAAATGGGAAAAGCAATTGAATTAGGATGTTCTGATAATTCATCAAATGATAGTGTAATTATTGAACCAACATCTACTGTAATTGGTGATTCTAAGAAAAGTATTCCAGTGTGGGAAATTAAATCAGGACGATTTCCTTTAACTGGAATTGAATGTTCTCTTGAAGAAAAACATGAAACCAAAACTGAAAAACATTCTAACAGCATGCGCAAAAAACTAGCTATGACAGTTGAAAACAAATTTATTGCTTATGCTGAGAGTAAATCTGGATGTAATCCATATATTAAATATACTCTTTCTGTTCTCAATTTTATCATTATGCGACATGGAAATATGTTAACTGATATTTTACCAAGGCTTCACACTCATCCAGTCGTTACCTTTTATTTACTTTTTGAACCTTTCAAAACTAAAGATCATCTTCTTTCGGATGAATTATTAAGTGCATGGGGTGAGTCTTACATTTACAGAACTCAAGATTTAGCACAAGAATATCATGATATTTTAAATTATATTAAAGGGAAAACTGAAGAAAAAAAGTTCAAAATTTTCTCTCAACCTGAAGACTTCTTCATGGTAGTTGATAGTGTTAGAAATACTGTCCGAAAAGAATGTCTTAAAGGTCCATCTGCAATGGTAAATGAAATTCGTAAATCATATGATTTATTATATAAAGAAAATAAACTTGGACAATTAATTGATGTATTACCTCAATTAGGAAACGTAGATCAGCAGTTATTTATTCTTGAATATACAAATGAAATTATTAAGATGTTTTCAACTATTGATTCAACTTTATATTTTGATAAATGCGCATATACTGAATTTCAGATTTTTGTAAGAACTAAGCCTGGTAATTCATATTCTGATGAGCTTTCATATACTAGTTTAAAATCGTATAAATCTGTCTATATTAATGCAGAAAAAGCCCGAGGTGTTAGAGCATTAACTCTTTTAGTGAATTCTAGTGCATTTTTACTTGGAGGTTATGAACTTGTTCTTCCTGAAAGAAAAGAAACATTATCAAATGGAAATGAACTTACTACTGTTATTGACTTACGTAAAGAAGGAATGAAATATCTCCATCGTAAGTATAAAAAAAATAATCAGTTATTTGATGAATTTAATGCTTGGTGGAATGAACAACAGAGATTAATTTGAAAATTGAATATTATAATTATAAATAATATAAAATAAAATAATATAAAAACAATGTTTCCACCACCAACTTGTAGCTCTTGCAAATGTTTGATTGGAAATGTAATTGAGTTGTTCTATATGTTAAAAAGACAAACAAACCTATCTGATAAAGTCATTTTGCAAATGCTTGGTGTTAAATATGACTGTTGCAAAATTGAAATAAGAACCTCTGTAAATCTTATCAATTTATAAACTTTGTTTTATCATTTTTTTTTAATTTTTTAAACATTATTGAAAAAATCAAAGAATCATGTTTAAAAAATAATGCTGTCAAAATTGAATTCGGCCATTAATTAAAGATATAAAACAACTAAAGTATATACTTTAATTAACTTAAGAATATTAAAAATGATGTTTACTTCTATGACTCCGGAACAAATTGTTGCTACTAATCTTACTCCTAATTTTCGTCTTTCAAAGTCTAAAAGCGCACAAGTTCAATTTGTTAATGTTCAACATGACTCGAAGCTAATCCAAGTTATTGTTAAGGATTCTGAACGTGTTTGTTTTGAAATTAGACCTCTTGGAACTGGTGAAAATCAGAGAGAAGGAAATGATTGTACTATTTCTATCAATGGAAGAAAAGGTGATGAAAAAACTGATCTATTTTTGGCAATGAAGAAATTTCAAGATATCAATACTGAATTTGTTGAAAAAGCTATTGAATTTGGAAAGGCATTAACAACTGCAATTAGTCAAAAGAATGAAAATAAGAGAACAGAACAAGTTTCTTCTACTGTAAATGAGTTTAAGGGTTCAACGATTGTTATTGTTGAAAAGACTCATTTCAGTAAGTTTAAAGATCATCTTCAGATGCTTAATCAAACCTACAATCTTCAAATTCTATTTGTTAAAGCATTGAACATTTTTCATACAGTTGCATCTTCTTCAGATGGTAAGTATGATACAATGAAGTTTAAGATTAAGACTTCTGGACCAATGCAAACAAAGATGAGTTATCAAAGGCCAGATGGTACCCGAGGAGACTCGGTTAACTTCAATGAAAGAGATGTACACCAATATTTGAAGAAGGGCTCAATGATTAAATTCAAATGGGGACCTCCATCTATCTGTTTCTCTGCTGCAGGAATCAGTGTTATGTATGGAACTATGAAAAACATTGTAATTGTTCAACAATCTCAATCTCAATCTGATGGATTTTCTGAATTGTTTGATACTCCAACTGTGCAAGCTCCTGTACAAGTTATTGATCAGCCAGATAGCAAATCTGACAATAAAGAAGAAGATGAGGAAGATTTTCTTGGAATGTAATTTTTCATTTTAATTAATTTTAATTAAAATTTTAAAAAATATAATTTTAAAAAAATTAATCATTTTTTTTACTAATAAAATGATTGATTACGAGGACGCCAAAAAAATAGTTAATGAAATTATAAACAGAGTATGTATAAAAGCTGAAATTATACCAGTAGGAAGTTTTAGGAGAAAAATGAAGAAAATGAAAGATATAGATTTTTTAATAATTTCTAATAAAAAAGATATTTTACATAATTTATCTTTCAGTAGAAAAAAAACAAATGATATAATAGATATTGGTGAAATATATGCAAATGGTTCTAGACGACATTCATTATTTTTAAATGTTAATGGAAGACAATTAAGGTCCGATTTTTTTGTTGCAACAAAACAAGAAAAACCTTTTGCTTTGTATCATTTTACAGGTTCAAAAGATTACAACATAAGAATAAGAGCAAAAGTAAAAAAAAATGGTTTAAAGTTAAATCAATATGGATTATTTAAAGATGGAAAAAAAATAACAAATTCTATAACATCAGAAAGAAAACTTGCAGCATATATAGGAGTATCATATAGACAACCACATATGAGATTTTGAAATATTAATACATCTTATTTTTTTTTATCAAATTTATCAAATATATCAAAGATATCAAAAATATCAAATTTATCAAATATATCAAAGATATCAAAAATATCAAATTTATCAAATATATCAAAGATATCAAAAATATCAAATGTATCAAAAATATCAAAGATATCAAAAATATCAAAAATATCAAAAATATCAAAGATTATAACTCGTCTAATACAGAGTTTAGGGTTTTTTTGTTTGATTTAATAAAATCCTCATCTAGAAACAATCTATTATAAATAGAACCTACTTGTGCAATTCCTCCTAATATTTCTGGTGGAGAAAGTCCATATACTTTAGATTCTGAATTGTTCATAACTGCATCAGTTATAATTTGAACGGGAGCACCTGCAGCTATACTCAGCAGTGGATTATTTTTTTCTCTCTTTTTAATATCGCCTCTTTCAAATGCTGTAAGAATTCCTATCCTTGTTAGTTCATCAGCTAAAAGTTTAATATGTGCCTCATTTGGATAATTACTAGACATAAAGGATTCCATTTCATAAACAAATCTTTCTCTTGCTGCTTCAATTCCACACATTTTATATGTATCTTGAACACTTGTAGAAATTAATTTAGATTTATCAACTAATGGATGTAAAAATGTTTGATATAAATTAGTTCCATGTGTTTTTATAGATAATATATCTTCTTTAACAAATGAACCATCTTCAGATTCATTCATAATACAAACTTTCTCAATAAATGACCCGTGGATTCCTTTGATTCCTCTAATTGGAGTATTTAGAATATCACTTACAATTTCACTTATTTTACTGTCATCGTAAACATTTTTTTTGAAATATTGAGACCTAAACCAAATACGAATAACAATAATTGGAATTGCTTCAGATGTATGTACAATATGAATGTTTTGATTATTACTTCTTAAACTTTTCACTATTAATTGCAAATCAATTGAATTTAATAGTAATTTGGATTTATCTAAAACTATTCTTAAACACCAATTAGTTAAATCATTTGGTGTTTTAATTAAAGGATGTGAAGTTTCATAATATGCAATCCATTCAGCATCTCCAATGTAATCCGGATGAATTAATTCAGAATATGATTCAAGTAGCATACAATCTTCTTTTACCATTTTTTTTAATTCATTATATTCGAATTGAAGAGATATCTTTTTAATTTCGGACTCTTCTTTTTCATCTACAGAAATAATCATTGACTCGTTATCTGAAATATCTTTCATTCCACAAATTTCACTTAATCTACTAATTCCAGCATCTCCAGTACTACCAGCTACACTTCTATGATGGCTATCAAGAAAATACTGTGTTAATGGCTCACTAATAGATTGGCTAGACCAAATACCTACAGCAGTACCATAATCAATTAATGATTGGTCATATTTTACTCTAATATTATCAAAGATAAAGCTAAGTTTTTCATTAGTCAATTTTGATAAAACTTTAGGATTTAATTCATATCTAATAAATTTGGACATAACAGAAGATGCTGCAATTAAATATTCAGGTACTTTCATTTTATTATTTTCCTGAATCTCGTTAAGGAACACATATGAAATATTATCTGAAAAATCTAAAACTCTTTGCAATCTGTCATATAATCCAGGTACAATATCATCCTCTAATTCTACTAATTCGACTAATCTTTTTATATTTACAGGAATCATAAATTCATATTTTGGAATGTAGCCAAATTTACTATTACATAATTTATTTATCATATTACGAATTAATGTTCTATCATCGATTAATCTTTTCATAAACACATTAATTAATGATTGCTCTTTAGTATCATTGCTAATATGTTTAGCAATTTCATCTAATTTCTTATTAGATAAAGAAGCGAGATGAAAATTTACCTTTTCAATTTTTCTTGTATCAATTCCATCACCACTATAAATGAATTGAACAATAATTCGTGTTCCTTTTACTACGGCAAATGTATTATCTACTACACATTGTAAATTATGATATAATTTTCTCGCAGCATCACCTGAAATTGCTGTAGTTAGTGCTTTTGTAATAAGATCATTTCTCCCATGATAACTCTGAGCTAAAAATTCTACCAATGACATACCTCTGATATATGAATTAGAAACAAATCCATAATGTTTAATGTCAGTTGACATTTGATGATGGTATGGAGATGTTCTTTTAAATGCAAATTGATTACCAATTCTATATCCATTTACCGTTGTTTGTCCAATAGTTCCTGAAATATGAATTAAATTTGGATTAGAACCTTTTGAACCTGTAGCTACCATTTTAAACAATCCATTTGTTCTATTGTCAATATCTCCTAATACATATCTCAATAATTCAGATTCTGGAACTTTTAACGTATTAATTTGCATTTGTTCAAAATAATCTACAATATTACTATCTACAGGTGGAACAATATCACCGCTAATAAGTTTATCTGCGTTTAATTCTCCTTCTAATTTAGTTGCAGAAATTAATTTATCAATTTCATCTAATGAATTTTTTTTAGGTAATAACATAGTTGCATCAATAGTAACTCCTTTATATCTTAAAAATTCTAATGCTAATTGTTGAAATGCAAAAATCATTTCCATAGCAATATGTTGACCATAATCTCTAGAAATAATATAATAAATTCCTAAACTTTTAACACCAATTAATTTTTTATCAAGAACACCAGATAATAATTTGCCTTTTTTAATTACTGTATAAATTTCATCAGGATCATAGTTAATATATGGTGAATACACATCATTAAAACTTGATGGTTGACCTGAAATATTAATGGGATATTTATCCATTAACATTGATAATAATTCTTTTCCTGTATATGTTTCTTTATCAAATTGAATATCTGTTTTAATGTTTTTAAACATCATCATTGCATTAAATTTGTTAAAATTATTTAACTTACCTGGCACAGTTAATTCATAACATCCTAAAATACTATCTTGAACTTGTCCATTTACTGTTCCAGAACGATTAGGGCTAATAAATACATTGTGAATGCTTGACATTATTTGAGCTTCTGCTCTAGTAGATGCATTTCTCGGAATCCATAAATTCATTTGATCACCATCAAAATCTGCACCATAACCAGGAGTAGTTAACACGTTAATTTGAAATGTATTAATATTAGGGTCTTTATTAACAATAGCACGATGCACACCAATAGAAGTAGCTTCTAATGTTGGAGCTCGATTGAAGTATACAAAATCACCATCGATAATATCTCTAAATAAAATATCTCCGTTTGAAATTGTATAATTTGTTAATTTAGAAACATCATAAACTTCACCTGTTGATTTCAAAATAATTCTTGTAGAACCAGGATATTTTGCAGTTCCATTTAAAAAGAATCCATTTAACCATTCTTTATTATATTCTTGAACTATTTCTTGAATTTGCATAATTCTTGCAAATTCTAAAGGAATTCCTACTTCATCAATCTTCTTTGAAATATCACCGCTAATTGTAGTTCTACTGATATTAAAAACACGTTTTCCTAAAATAGTTCTTCTAATATCTCCTTCTTTTCGTGGCAGACTCATAATAATTCCTTTATATGGTCTTGTACCAATCATTATAGAACGTTTACCAGAATTACCCTGAGCTGGATTAGATGCATTCCCTGTAATTAAATCAAAACATAATTGTTGCATATTTTGTAAAGATTTATCTAAATCTGGATTTATAGTTTTATTCATTATCATATCAGATAAGTTAGAAGGAAATGAAATATTTCGTTTAACTATATGTTGTATTAAGCTTGTAATTTCGTGATAGCTACCATCTTTACTCGTGAAATTTTTAATACCTGGTCTAATTGTATTTGGAGGTACAACTATTGTTTTTAATAAAAGATTCTTTGGATGGCAGTTTAACTTAAAACCAATAATAGTAACAACATCTGGATTTACTTTTTCAAAAATATTACGAATATTATCAGGATATAATTTTTCTCCTTTAGAATCAGATTTTTTATTTTTAGTTTCAATCCAAAATGTAAATTTATCTTCAGTATCTTTAATATATTTTGGCTGAATATTAGAACAATTAGGGCATTGTTTACCAGAAGTATCTGCACTTGATAATTCAGATAATCTTTTAACTGGTGTTGTATTAGAAAATTTCTTTTTCATATTAATAACACATCCACATGATGGGCATACAATTTTTAACCATTTCTTAACTAATTGTACAAGAATTGGATTTAAAATGTAATGATTTAATTCAACAACTCCTTGATGACCTAAACATTTCTTTTTTGGTTTATTACAAGTTCCGCATTTCTGATTATAATCAATAGTACCCATTCTTATATCATGAACTCCTGTATTAACTGGTGTTCCATCAGAAGAATATAATTCATGTGTAGAAATTGTAGCATAACTATTTAATCTATTAATTTCATCATTTGATGGTTCAAAAACAACACCACTAATATGACTCATACTTTGTTATTTTATTATTATATATTATCATTATTCAAAATTGATAAATATATTTTTTTATGGAATATTATAATTTTTTTATATTTCATTATAATGAAACATAATATTTGAATTTTATTGTTATATAATTATAAAATCAATGCATACATTTATTGAGTTGTTTGAACATTTAAAAAATGAATCTAATTTAATTGAATGGCTAAGAATTTCATGGAAAGGTAAAGATAAACAAGAATCAATTTTACGTTTATTTGCTGGTCTTGGATTAATAGAAAAATTAAAAGAATATAAAATGTGTAAAGGTAATTTTAATTTAGGATCAGTTATTCCTCATAATTCCTGGAAAGATATATTTTATGATAATAAGAATAATCCAATAAATTTAAAAGACAAAGGAGATTCTTCAGATTTAACATGTATATCAAATATAGATGGACATTTATTAGTAACAACATCAAAAAATATAAATAATGTAAATATCGGAGCATTAGACATTGAAAAAATTATAACAAATTCATTGCAATATTCTTCTTGTATAAAATTATGTATTTGTGTTAGAGATGCTAAAGATATTAATTCAATGAAAACCGAGGAAACAAGTAGAGAAACTAAAAAATATTTAAATGGTGCAATTATTATTGATTGGAATGATTTAAATCAATCATTTAATACATTTAAACGCATATTTAAATCATCACAATCATTACGAAGCATAATTAATAATACAAAATGTATATTAATTAATAAACTACATCAAAGATTAAGTGTATTAAAAACGCTTGCAATTAAACATGAATATAAATATGACCCTGCTCTACAAAATATTTTATGGGGACATGTTCCAAGAAGTGGCAAAAGTTATATTATTGGAGGTTGTATCATAGAAGATAATAAATCCAATTATTTAATTATAACAACTGCTCCAAATGAAACTATAGAACAACAAATTGGAGTATTTAATTGTTTTCAGTTAAAAGATTATAACGTAGTTATGTTGAATGGTAAAACAAAAATTAAACTTGGTATTAAAAATATAATTTTATGCTCTGCACAATTTTTAAAAGAGAAAAACACACAAAAAAAGCTAAGCAAAATTCAAAATATGTTAAGTATAAATATATTAAAAATAAAATTTGATATAATTTTTATAGATGAATGTCATAATGGTGCAACCACATTTAAAGCAAAAGAAATATTAAAGATGTATGGAAAAAATAGTTTTATCGTGCATATTACTGCTTCTTATACTAAAGTATTAATAGATTTTGATATTCAAAAAAGTTCATGTATTTTATGGGATATGGAAGATATCAAATATTGCAAAACATTAGATGAAGAAAAAAGCAGAAATCGTTTAATACAAAAACATGGACCTCTTATGCAAACTGTTTTCGATGAATATAATTTATTAGATAATAATTTATTAGATAAAAATTTATTAGATAAAAATATTGTTATAGAAAAAATCAAGGAAGATTATTTGAAATATCCTGAATTAATGATTTTAACTGATAAATTACATCCCGAAGTAATAGAAAAAATTAAATTGAACACTCAAGATAATAATTATGGATGGTCTATAACAGCATGTCATTTATTAAAGCAATATGTAGATGGAAAAGATGTAAAAATTGTTGATGAATTTCAGAATGAAGAACAAGTATTAAATTTATGGTATAGAGTATTTGGAAAGCGAGATGAATTTGGAATACCAGATTCAAAATTTCCAGATGTTTTTATGGAAAGAATAAAAGATATATGCAGGAAAACTCCATTAAAAAATAGATTTATCGGTGATTCAAAAGAACCAATGATTATAATGGCATTTTTACCTAATAAATACATAGATGAAATATCTAGTGCTACAAAAACATTATTGGAAAAATATAAAGTTGTTGAAGATTATATTATTTTATGTATTAATGGTAAAATTAGTGGTAATCCAAAACAATCTATAGAAAATGCAAGACTTAGAGCTAAATCTATTGGTAAAAAAGGAGTATTAGTATTAAGTGGAAAACAATGTAGCTTAGGTGTTTCTTTAGATTATTGTGATATTGTCATATTAATGAATGATAGTCAAAATTTTGACTCAAATTATCAAAAAATATTCAGATGCATGACAGAAGCAAAGCATAAAAATTATGGATTTGTAATTGATTTAAATTTAAGGAGAGCAATAGAAAGTATATTTATGAAATTTGTACATATGACCAATCAAACAGAACATCCAAGATATGTAATTCAAAAATTGCTGTCAGAAAAAATTATTAATTTAAATGGAGATCATTATTTTCAATCTCATGGACATCCAATGAGTGAATTAGACCTAGTTAGTAAATATGTTTATGATATTTATTCAGTAAATACAACTAAGAATTTAGATGATTTACTGAATAGAATACGATTTAAGAAAATCCTTCTGACAAAAGATGATCAAAAACTATTCAATGTAATGTTCAATCGTATTAAATATAAAGAATCCAAGCAAAATGCTGAACAAAATGCTGAACAAAATGCTGAGCAAAACGCTGAGCAAAATGCTGAGCAAAACGCTGAGCAAAATGCTGAACAAAACATTAAAAATGGTATAGAAGTAAAAATTGTTCATAATGAAATTGATTCAAAATCTTTAGACTTTAAATCAATGGATGATTTTATTGATTCTATATTAGCAGAAATTTCTGAAGAAAAATCTGAAGAAAATTCTGAAGAAAAAAATAATTACATGGACATAATAAAACATATTATACCATTGATGTGTTTATTAACAATTGGAAATAGTATTATATCAATTGTAGAGATGTTTGAATATGTTAAGATGCATGTAGAATTATATATTATATTAGTTAAACAGATAGTTACATGGTGGGGAGATATAGAAGACACTGAAGAAATTATAAATTTTATTCAGAAGATTTATTTAAATTATTTAGAGTCTGATGAAGAACTTAGGCAAAATGTGACACTAATTAAAGAACTATTTATAATGAATGTAAATAAATCCAAAGAATTATCTACATTAATCGATAAATATCTTATACCTCAAGATGTAGAAAAGAAAAAGAATGCTGAAGTAAGCACTCCATGTAAACTTAGATGTGAAATGTTAGATAAAATACCAATTGAATTTTGGACTACTCTTAAAAAAGTATTTGAACCCTGTGCAGGTAAAGGAGGTTTTATTATTGATATAATTGACCGTTTTATGAATGGATTAAGAGAACTTATTCCAAATGAAAAAGAAAGGTATAAAACAATAGTTGAGCAATGTTTATATTTTAGTGATATTAATCCTACTAATATTTACATTTGTAAGCTGTTAATTGATCCATACAATGAATACAAATTAAATTATAATGAAGGTAACACATTAGAATTAGACATTAAAGAAGTTTTTAATGTTGATGCATTTGATGCAGTAATCGGTAATCCGCCATATAATAAATCAAAAGACGACACGTTAAAGGGGGGATATGGTGGTAGAAGTTTATGGGACATATTTGTTGTAAAATCGTTAAATGATTGGGTAGTATGTGAAGATGGTTACTTAGTATTTGTACATCCTCCGTCATGGAGAAAACCAGGGCATTATTTGTGGGATGTTATCGGTAAAAAACAATTATTATATCTGAAAACATTCACTGAAGAAAACAGTAAAAAAATATTTGGATGTTCAACTATTGTTGATTATTATGTGTTAAAAAATACAACTATTTATAAAGAAGCTATAATTGATGGACAGGATGGTAAAACATATTCTATAAATTTGAATGATTGGAATTTCTTACCAAGCGGAGCATTTGATAATATACGACAAATATTAGGTAAAAATGAGGTTTTATATTCATCATCGATATATGATACAAGAAGACCTTATATAAATAAAACAAAATCCGAAAATAATAATTTACCAGTCGTTCATAATATGACTAAAAAAGATGGATTAGGATTCGTATATTCAAGTGAAGATAAGGGACATTTTGGGGTATCAAAAGTAATATTATCGTTTGGAAGACACCAATATCCATATAATGATTGGAAGGGTGAATATGGAATGAGCCAAATATGTTATGGACTGCAAATAAATAGTAAGGAGGATGGTGATAAAATAGTTGAAGCAATCAATAGTGTTAAATTTAAAGAAATTTTAAAATATACTAAATGGAGCACATTTCAAACAGATTGGAGAATGTTTAAGGAATTTAAACCTGATTTTTGGAAAGATTTTATAAATGAAGAACCGCCTGAAAATGTTGTTGATAATAACAAAATGGTAATTTGATTGATAATAATATATGTTATAAAAAATATTTAGAATATCAAATTACAACCAAATAAAAATAATAAGATAGCATATTAAAAGTAAAATGAACAAAAAGAAAGTATAGACCGTTATAACAAGTAGTAAAGATGAAGGTGATAATATTGTGTTAGCGATTATAGTGATATGTTTTATTAACCTTTTTTTTAAACAATATTTTATTTGAATACTATGGATAATTTTACAGTTACAACTCGTAAGTATTCAGCACCTGAAGAAAGAAGAAAAAAAAACAAAAAAAGTAAAAATAGACATTGGTATCCAGAAATGGAAACTATAGCTTTAAAGACAATGCAACAAGCTAATAATTATGCATGGATGTATAGCTATATGGCATCTAATGCCAAACAATTAGGCGATTGTTTAAATATATTTTCCGGAATGTTAGGCGGAATAGTTGGAACAACTGGAGTTGTTGCTATATTTCTAGATGATTCAACTCCAATGTGGGCGAGGCTAATACAAGTAATATCTGGTTTCTTAGTTACAATTGTTTCTGTGTTAATCAGTACATGGAGACTAACCGAGATGCAAATGAATGATAATTTAACACAAGTTAGTTATTCTCTTTTATCAAAAGATATTATGTGGCAATTAGCACAGCCACGTAAAGATAGACATGATGCACGTGAATATATAAAATCTAAATTAAGTGAAATAGAACAATTAAAAGTATCTGCACCAATTATTGATAATGGAGCAAAAAGAGCATTTCTTAGAAAATTTAAAGATATATCAATTGATATTTTTGAAGAAAAAATAGATGAAAGATTAATTAATATTATTCGTAATGATGAAAAATCAAGTTCTAGTGATTCTGAAGATGAAAAAATAAATCCTTTACAATTATTAGGCAATTTGATAATTGCATATGAATCATCAAGAGAAAAAAATGAATAAAACTACTCTTTTTAATATTTTTAATATTTTTTTAGTAAAAGAAATATTAAAAAAATATTAAAAAAATATTAAAAGAATATTAAAAGAAATATTAAAAGAAAAATATTAAAAAAATATTAAAAGAATAATATTAAAAAAAATATTAAAAGAATAATATTAAAAAAAATATTAAAAGAATAATATTAAAAAGAATAATTATTCGTTTCTAGTAAAACACCATTCAAGAATTTCCTTTACAACATCTACACCTTCTTCATATGTTCTAAAAGCCACAGCTCTGGGTTGTAGAGGTTTTCCTGTTTTATTTGAAATTTCCGCGTATTCAATAGTCATATATTTTCCTTTTATATGACTATTGAATTTTTCTTCATTTTGACTTAGACAATTATATAAGTCATATCTAGTTTTATGGTCAATTCCTTTTGGAACAACTGTAAAAGTATTATCATTAGGATCTACAGGATTTTCTACTTCACATATCCAAATAATTGCTCCTTTATCTTTACCTTTGATTCCTTTAGTGAATCCAACAACTTTAAATTCTGAATCTAAAATTGGTTTAACCTTTAGAATTAAGGATGAATGATATCCATTATATCCAGGTTGATATACTCCATCATCTTTTCTTATAATAGTTCCTTCTTTACCTTCATTCAAATATTTTTTAGTTAGTCTTTTAATATCAGAATATGACTTTACTTCATGATTAGGAACTCTTTTAATAAATTCATATTCATTTTCAAATACTTTATCTAAATATTTTTGTCTGTCTCTGCTTTTCATTTCCATATTATTTGGAAAAAATACATCAAAGACGTTATAACATAAACTTTTTTCATCGTCTTTTTTTCTTGCTTGTCCTGATATTGTAGGTAAATCTAAACCATGAGTATAAAATTCACCATCAAAATAAGGAGTTTTGAATTTATGAAATATATGTTTCATTTCTTCTTCTATTTGTGTTTTACCACTAAAATTATGACCAGTTCTTGAATACATTATAACTGTATTATTTTCATAATATATGACAGCACGAATTCCATTTAATTTAGGTTGAAGAGTTAAACCATTCTTAAAATCTTCAGATTTTAATGTAGAAGATGGTGTATCATCCATCTTTTTAACTAACATTGGAAGAATTCTTTGTTTAACATCTGAAACTATTTTTACCTTTTTAATATGTTTATTATAGATACCATTTGCATCTTTTATAGCTTGTGTTAAACAGTTTGTAGCATTTTTTTTTCCTAAATTTTTACCATCAGTAACATATGTAGGAGTAATTATTCTATCAATGTTTTCTTTACCATCCTTTTTAACATATGAGCTAACGGTTATTTCTGCTTTATAATTTGTTAAATCTGCAGTAAATAATTTTTTATCAATTCTTACATATTTTTCGTCAAATAATAATTTAATATTAATTTGCCATTCTCTCGTTTCACCTCGAGAACCCACATATGTAATCTTTTTAAATTTAATTGTATTATCTTCAATAGAAGCAGGAATTTCAACATTATTTACAATCATATTTTTTTCAGAATATAATTCAGAATATAATTCAGAATATAATTCAGAATATATTTCAGAATATATTCTGAAATAAATGATATATATTCAATATATATATTCAATTATTTTGAATATTTTCTAATGTGAATATATTCAAATATATTCAAATATATTCAAATATATTTAATATATTTGAATTTCAAATATATATAATATACTTAAAAATGGATTTAAAGACTTATGAGCAAAATCTTACAAAATTGGTTATTACAAATAATAATTACCGAAATAGTGAAGGGAAAACAAAAGAATTAGAAATTATTTTTAAAGTAAATTTTGAAGAATTTAAAAAAATGTTTAATGTTTTACAGACACATGAACATAAAAAAGAAATTATAAAATCTGTATCAATTTCAAAACATGACGAATTAAATAAAGGAAGATTAAGAAAAGAAATGTTTTTTACTGATACAAAAAAAACATCTGAAATTCTCATAAGAAAATCTCCCTTGCATGTACCAGTTTTAAATAACAATGCTGGAGTTCCTTATAAAGTTTCTTTAAAATTAGAAGAAACACAAACAAAAGATATCAAATTCAATGATAATTCATATGTTCGATTAAAAATGAGAGCTTCATTTTTAATGCCAATAGATGATATCAAATGGAAGATTGATATGACAATTACAAGAAGTTTAATAGGAAACAATGCTATTAATTCCTTAAGAACAATTATTGACCAAATGTTTTCAAATAAAACATTTGAAAATTTTGTTGAAGATCTTCCAGGTTATGAATATGAAATTGAAGCAGAATTATTAAATGATAATGTTAAAGTAGAAAATATTATTGTTGCAGTAAAAGAAATTCAAATTATGATTGACGATAAATATTTAGATAAAATATCAGTAATACAGTCATTGGGTGAATTAAAAAAATTAATAGGTACAAACAAACAAAATAGAGACAATTTATCTATAGCTTCTATATTACCAGGAGTTTATAATTTAGAATATAATGAATATAAAAATACATATTATCCACCACTGAATTATTATATAATGCGTAAAATAGATGGTAAAAGAACAGCTATTATTTTTATTAATGGAAAATGTTCAGTAATCACATCCGAAAAGGTTTTTAAATATGAAGTTAAATCAAGAACAACATCAAATTCAACTGCTGATATAACACTATTAGACTGTGAATATGTAATTACTCATGATGGTAGTGAAAAAATTTATGCGTTTGATGTATGTTATATTGCTGGTGAAGATTTAAGAAATGAACCATATGAAAATAGAATTCTTAGATTAGATGAAGCTATTGATATTATTAAAACAATTCCAGAAATTAACATAGATAAACAGTTTATGTTAAAAATAGATTCTGTAGAAGATATCAAAGGAAAAATCTTAGAAATAAGTTCTAGACCAATTGATTTTGAAACTGATGGTATTATTATGGTTCAACCAGGGAAGTCATATTCTAAAACAATTTCTATTAAATGGAAGCCCGCAGAACTAAATTCAGTTGATGTTTTAGTTAAAAAAGCACCACGAAGTGTGGTAGGGAAAGAACCATTTCTATTAAAAAAAGGATTTACAATGTATTTCTTATTTGTATCTATTAACAAATTTGTAATGTCTCAAAAAGGATTAAAACATTGTCCTGGTTATGATAAGATATTTGGAAGACTTACAACAAAAAAAATACCTATAGCATTATCATTTCCTAGTTGTCCTCTTGCATATATATTTTACCATCAAAGTGATGATCTTGATGGTAAAATATTAGAAGTCGTAGCTACAGATATTAAACAAAAATATGTAAATTGGAACATCTTAAAGATAAGAACAGATAAGATGTCAGATAAAACAAACTATGGAAATTCATATTTAACTTCTTTAAAAGTTATTCAAAATTATAATAATCCATTTAATATGGAATATCTATGGGGAGAATGGGGAGATGATTATTTTGTAAATGAGAAATCAACAGATTACAAATCTCAAACTCGTTTTATTAGTTTTGTAAAACAATCAAGAATTCAATCTATGAAATTTGCAAATTGTGTAATCGATATTGGTTCTGGAAAAGGTCAAGATTTATTTAGATATTTAAAATCTGGCATATCACATTTGATTATGATTGATAAAGATAAATCAGCATTATCTGAGTTGGTATCAAGAAGATTTAACAGCAATGAAGATTTTAAAACTATGAATACAACATTACATGTTATGAATGCTGATATTAACAATCCATATACAGAAACGATTGAAAGAATGGATGTATTTGGAATGGGAAAAGTTGAAGCAAATTATATTGTTTGTAATTTAGCATTTCATTATTTCTGTGAGAATTTTGCCAATATCAGAAATTTTGTAATGTTAGCAAAAAATTTATTAATCAAAGGTGGAAAAGTTATATTAACTATTTTGATGGGTGATGTTGTATTTAGTTTGATGAAAAAAAATAATGTTCAAGTTGGAGAAACATATGACATTATGGAAAACTCAGAACCAAAATATTCAATAAAAAAATTATATTCTAGTGAAACGTTAGAAATTTGTGGACAAAAAATAGGAGTATTATTACCATTTAGTAATGGTCAATATTATGAAGAATATCTTGTAAATACAAAAACAATTATTAGAGAATTTAAAGATAATGGATTTCAGTTATTGGAAAATACAAGTATTTCAAGTAAATTACAAGAATTTAATTTAAGCAATTCTGCAAGACTTACAGAACAAGATATTCAATGGATCTCTTTATATGGTGAATTAGTATTTCGATTAAATTAATTTATTTAGTAAAATTTCTTAGTAAAATTACTTAGTAATTTTACTTAGTAATTTTACTTAGAAATTTTGATATGCAAAATTGAATGTCAATTTTTTATTTATATCTCTAGGGCAAAGAGATACACTTAACCGTGTTCGCTACATTGTGAGCAAAAAAAAAGGGAAGGTGGAATAAAAATACCTTGGATATAATAATCTTATGATGGGGAATTATACCCTTAATCATACCCGCCCCCTTTGCAAAAGGCTTTTGTAAAGGCAAAGATCTGGAGTTTTCCCCAAACAAAAAAAGTTTTCTCCAACAACAAAAAAACTTTTTTTTATTTTTTTTACATAAAATAAAATGGATAAAAATGTATTATCGATATTGACTATAGTCATTATTTTATTAATTGTATTAGAATATGCTAAAATGAGATCAAAATATGATTGGTTATATAGTAATTATGCAACATATTATAAATTATCTCCTGCAGGTTCAACTGCAGGAATTGGACCTACTAGAATTGCTCTTACTTATGAAAGACCATGGTTAGCAAATATTATTACTACTAGACCAATTACTCCAAATGGTGCTGAATTTTTAATTAAATTAATTAAAGACTTAAATATAACAGCAGAATATCTTACAAATTCTGTTGATAATTATCAACCACCAAGTGCTAAAAATTTAAATGCTTTTTTATCTTCTGAAACAACATGGAAAAGCGATAATAATGTTTTATATAAAATTGGAGCAATTCCATGGAGTTCAGATCTTGTACAGAGATATAGAAATACATTTATAGCATGTCCATCAAATTGTATAGGTGATTTAAGTTTATTAATTCTTTGGCTATATGGATATGAAGAATATGTAAGGGAAAGATTTACTGCTTCCTCTACAAGTGTGCTAAGTGAATGGAATTTTATGTTCGCAACAAATATTCCATCACCTGTACCAACAAATAATGGATGTGATGTTTCAACAATAACTGGAAATATAATGAGTATGGGTTTAGCAGGTGCTGGTGTTGGTGCAGCAGTATCTGGTGGAAATCCAATTGGTGCATTTGTTGGATTTTTTGGAGGTGCAATTGGATCACTATTAACAAAAACTAGATGTCTTTAATGTTATTCTTCAATAGGTATAGCTTCATCTGCTAAAGATTCAGCTGTTTCTACAATATATTCAGGGAATTCATTAATTACTTCAGCATGACTTTCTTCTGCAGATTGTCTTAATTGCTGAGTTTCTGGAGATTGTTCACTATTTGCAATGTTTGTTCTTAAGTTTACATTTAATTTAGAAGCTGCAACTGTTGCAATGTCTTCAGCATTTTCCATAGTAGTTAAGCTCTCATTAATAGAATTTGAACTTCTTGCTAATTTCATAACATCAGATCCACTCATTTTTAATACAGCATCTCCAAATAAATATGCAGAACCAATTCCAATTAAAACCCATGGTGGTAAGCTAGCAATTGATGTTAATACTTTTTCAGCTTCACCCATTACAGATGAGATAGCTTTTCCCATAGGAGAAGATGAAAATTTTTTTATGTGAAACAAAACATAAGCAAAAACAATACAAGCAATTATCAAAAAAACTTGGTTTGGCTTCATTATATAACAATTTTAAAAAAAATAAAAAAAAAGAGGCGCTTTTTTTCTTTTGAACGGTGAAGGCTACCGGTGTATTTAGTTAGATATCCAACAAGGTCAATACAAACCTAGACTTGCCCTATCATGAAGTTGTCCATTTTTCATGATACAGGATTGTTATTTTATTAACAATCCTGGCTCACGCAGTCGAAACCACTAATGAGCCTACCAATGCATTACATAATTAATTGCTTAATTGTTTCATGCATTGGTTAATATATAAAAATTGATATTCAAATTTAAAATTAACTTTTTTCAATAATTTTTCATAATCAATTTATAGCAATTTTATGGCTTCATTTATAATGTTATTCATAGCGATATATGCGACTTTCTGATTCAAAAGAACTTAATGTATCATCGATATTTGTTTCATATGCTCTGATTCCATTTTTATGCCATAGTGGAACAGGTCTGGTTCCACGCTTTTTTTCATCTTCGCTCCATTTTGATGACCACGAATTGACATCTTCATAAGCACGACCTAATACATTTCTATTAACTTTGATATCAGATGTAACATAATTTTCTCCTAAATATTCTGCGATTGTTTCTTTAGAAGATTTTACTTCTCCATCACGCCATGGAGAATCATTTTCATTTGAAAATCCGGATGAATATTCATTTTTATTTGCTTGATATAATATTTCATTATTTAAATGAGTAAGACCTTTTGGTCTTAAATTATTTGTTTCTAACATATACATTGCATATGATTCATATTTATGACTCTTTCTATTATCTAAAATATATTTAAAAAATTTTGAATTTAGATAATTAACATTACCAACTATCCTGTTATTACTAATAAACATACTTAAATCTTTTTTTAAATTTTTCAAATCATATGATTTATTTTTTAATAATTCTGAAAGATATCTTATATTTGTATCTGATGTAAAAATATCCATTTTACTATATTTTAATAATTTAATAAAATTAATATATTTTTAATAAAATTAATATATTTTTAATAAAATTAATATATTTAGTTTTTAAAAAACTAAATATAATGAATACATTATTTATTTCTGTTTTTATCTTAGTGCTTGCAGTTATTATATATTTTGCAAATAAACCAAGCTCTGTAGGTAATTGTTTAGCTGGAAAAGTTGATGTATGTACAGATGATTGGGGAACGGTTACTGCAGTAAAACAATGTGGAACTGATGGTAAATATGTTCAAGGTGTTGGACCCGATGGCTGTCAAGTATCATGTCCTACAGGCACAGTACCATGTTGGAATGCTTCTACAAAAAAAGGAAGCTGTATTTCAAACACAGCTTCATGTCCATGTAATACATCATCTGATTGTTTGAATGGAGGAACATGTGATCCATCTAAATCTGTCAATTGTATTTGTCCTATAGGATTTACAGGTGCAAAATGTGAAATTAAACAAGGAGGATGTGATAATTGTGGACCTGGTGGATCATGTGTAAATGGATCTTGCGTATGCAATGATGGTTGGCAACAAGCTGCTCCAGACGGTAGCAATTTACAGTGCTCTATATGTCTTCCAGGAAGAGGTCCAATAGGATCATGCAAAGGCGTTTTAGTTAAAAATTCTGGAATTGGAATTCCTCTTCCAACTACAAACGCAACTTGCTATAATGGTGATGATTCTACATCCACATTAACAGCTGCATGTATAAATGAATTTGGAACTGCATCTGGTGCTGTGTATCAATCTTATTGTTCTAACAATACAGGTCATAATGCATGTAGAAGTGATAAATCAAAAACTCCTATAGGAAAATTAAATACGAATAGTATTTTATGTTCATTACCAAATGGATTTTTTATTGATAAAAATTATATAAATCAGCTGGGCAGTTATGTTAGTTGTAATGATAATGGTTCAAATGGTACTACACTTAGACCTACTGGTTGGTTAGGAGCTAATTATTCTGTTTAAATTGTTTAAAACATTTAAAACATTTTAAAATTGTTTAAAACATTTAAAAAACATTTTAAATTGTTTAAAACGTTTTAAACATTTAAAACATTTAACATATAATTCTTTAAAGAATGTTAAAAAAACAATATCCAATAAAAAAATCAGTTGGAATTATATTATGTAGAAAAAAGAATGAAAAATATGAAGTGTTATTGGTGAATAAAAGATATACATACGCATTTGTTGAATTTGTTCTTGGAAGATATCCAAGGGGTGATATTAGTAAAAATATAAATATTGTTAAGTATGTTAATATTTTATTAAAAGGCATGATACATGAAGAATTAATAACCTTACTCTCTTTAGATTTTAATTCCATATGGTACAGATTATGGCTAAATTGTGAACATAACGACAATTATAACAAAAAAAGATATAAATTTTATAATAGTATATTAACAGATGGTGGTGAAACGCTTACAAAATTAATAATGTCTGTTAGACAAACAAGTAAGCAATTATTATGGGAAGTTCCAAAAGGAAGACATAATTCATCCAAAGAAGAAGATTTATTATGTGCTATAAGAGAATTTAAAGAAGAAACTTCAATAGATAAAAAATATTATAGATTTCTTCCATTTGTTACAAAGAAAGTTAACTTTATAAGCAATGGTACAAGATATATTTATACATATTTTATTGCATTTGCTGATAATAAAATATCACAAACTGAAAATTTTAATATTTTACGGCCTCAACTAAAAGATATAAAAAATTTATCTGAAACTGGAGATGTTAAATGGTTCAATATTGAACATATAAGATTAATTGATAATGAAAAAAAATTGGAAAAATTATTAATTCCAGCTTTTAATCTAGTTAAGAAATTTGTAAACAATAAATGGGATAAGAGAACTTCATAAATTTAGCAAAAATTTCTCTTTTCAGTAAAATATTTATATAATTGCTTCCTTCTCTCCATGTCATTTTCTTTTTTAGTTTTTTCCATCTCTTCTTCTACTTCCTTTTGAATTTCTATAAATTCCTTATCTTCATCAAGTAGCATCTTAACTACGTATTCACGATAATTGTTAATTTTATTATGTTCACATCTCTTATTTTCATGTCTGAACATTAAAACTAAATATTCGGCTTGGAGCCTTAGAAATGCTTCTCTTGTATCTAATTTAGCAGTTGAATGTTTCATTAAATATTTTCTAAAAACAACTTCATTATACTTTTTCATTTGAACCATCCAACGTAAAACTAAAGGAAAACTATTCGTAAAATCACTGTACTTAGTTTGAATTTTTTCTAATTCATTTGATTCTTTAACATCCTTAACTTCATTCCAAATAGTATTTCCAATATTTACAACTTCATCTAATGTTGCATGTGGAGTATTGACCCCAGAAGAAACTGCAAATTCATTATAAATATAATTATCCATAATTATATTTATAATAAATTATATATTATATCTTTATTTTTCTTATTGGATATTCTTATTGGATAAGTTTAAAGTGAATAGCTAATACACCCTGTCTTTCTTGTTGTTCAGTGTAAAATTGACGATATACAGCAATTCCATCAGCAATAGATTTAATACCAGGTAATGTTTTACTTAATCCTTCAGTTGATAAATATTCTTCAAATGAATCATAATTTACAATTTTTTTAATAATAGCTTTAATATTTTCTTTATTATTTTCAAATTTAACAATATCGTCTTTTTTTAACAACTTAAATATGCCGTTATTTATTCTACCTTCTATTTTCTTTTTTCCTTCTTTAATGTAATCAAACCATGGATTTTGAACATTAATTATATGTTCTGAAGAGGTTATAAAATCATTAATATTTGATGGAATATCAAATGATACTTTTTTGGAAGTTTTTTCTTTAGATTTATCTTCAGATTTATCTTCAGATTCGTCTTCAGATTCATCTGTGTTATATGTAAAAATTTGCACTTTTGTATCATAACCACCAGTTAAAGGATTCATATGATGTAATAGATGTGAATAATCTTCATCATCGCTATCCCACATGTGATTAATTTTTTTTGAATTCGTCAAAGATAAATTTTTAATTTCTCCAAAATTTGACATAATTAGAGATGATTTATTCATTGTCTATAAAAGTATAAAAAAAAGTGTTCAATTGTTTTTAATTTTTAACAAAAAACTATCTTGCTGGATTTTTTAAATTTTCAATTCTAGCTGAAACAATATTATATATATGAGTTATTGTTAATTTATTTTTTTCTTCAACAAGATCTAAATTAATATCTATATTATTTTTATTCATAGATTTCATTATAACTTCATCACCTATTTCTAATAAAACAATAGACAAAATTGCTTTTTTAGATTCATTGTTTAGTAATGAAGCATTTTCTGTAATAAAATTCTTTTGTTTAAATAATGAAGGTAATTGACTCATTATATTATATTAAATTTTTTTATTTAATTAAGATTGTAAACTAGAAATGCTTCTCCATACAGATTTTTGATTATTTATAATTTCATCATCAAAGAGTTCAACAAATTCTTTTCCCATTACAAGATGGTTTCTAATTGAAATTAAAATGTCGTTAAAAACCACAGAAGGATGTACTTCAATTGCATTTTTTAAATCCTCATTTTCCTCATTTTTTAAAAACACAAATGGTGATGAATTATATATATGTAGATTTCTGAAGCAATATAATGGTAATTTAGTTTCTTCTGTTAGATTTTCTACATAGTCCATTATATCTATTTTATCTGTAGAATTTTCTATTTTTGGACCATACCATAAAGTATCATTTTCTAAGTCTTTTTTTTCATTCTTAAATGAGTGAAACAATTTTTCAAGAAAAATTATCTTCTCTTTCTGTTTCTCAGATAATGAATTTCTGATATTAAGTTCCCTAGTTATTTCAGGTAATAAATCTTTAAGATCTCTTAATGATTTTTCATTAAGAGATCCTATTATTTTATATATTGGATATGTTTTTTCACATGTCATCAATTTTGCGGAAATGCTAATTGTTTCTGCAAATGGATCATATTGAACATTTCTAACTTGAACTATTATTTTTTGTCCTAATACTAAATTTTCAGATTGTTTATTTGGCTGAATTGCAATCAACGCTTTGATTGGTGCCATATTACTTATTTTTTTTTCATAAATACAAATCTTCATTTGGTCTGTATTATAAATAACATTAGCTCCAACTAATATATCATTGATACCAAAAATTACAACCGTAGCTAAAAATTCAATGTCTACAGTAAATATAGAATCAATACTTGTAAAGTCAATATATTGATTTGACTTTTTAATAATTCTATCAACACTAATAATATATGAATTTCCAAAACATTTACCATAAAATTTATTAGTTAATTGTTCCATAAAATCTAAATTTAGAGAATCATTTTTTAAGCGACAAATAAATTGTCGTTGAAAAATCATCTTATATATATTAAATTAATTATAAATTCAATTTATTATAACTTTGTAGTACTGTATTGTACAGTTATATATTAATGGTTTGAACTCGTTCGTTAAATAGATATAGCCATCTAATTCCATTAGTCATTCCATCTAATTTTGATCTTGATTCTTCTTCAAGAGCTAATAAATATAATTTTATAGTTTCACATAGCTCTAATGTATTAGGAAATTGTTTTTTTGCATATAAATTAAATTTAGCTAAAAATCCTAACTGAGCATTTAATTGCATACCACTTCCTCCTGTTTTTCTTTCTATTTTCTTAAATAATATAGATCTTTTTTGCAACTCTTCCATTAACATGTTATAATAATTTATAAGTTCATCTCTCGTTCTAGTTTCACAAACTGCACCTCGAATTAAATTTCTGTTATCACTATTTTTTATCTTAGACACTGAAGTCATTTGTTCTTGAATTGGTGGTCTTGTTTTAAATTTAAGCTTTGCACCTGAAACGATATCCTGAGTATTTACATTTTTTTCGTCAACAGATACAAAACCAATAATAATATTATTTTCATTATATCTTCTACTTATGGCAAAATCGGAATGACTAGCGCCATACCATGTATTATCTATAGAATTATATAATATAACAGATTCAATAGTTACATATCCGATAATATCCGTTGGTTTTTTTAATTTAGAACCTCTAAATAATTTTGAAGAAATAGGAGTATTTGCATCAGCAATTGTTATAACAATTCTAAACCTTCTATATAATTCTCTCATTCTTTCATCGTCAATTGTAATTTGTTTTTCAGGATTTAGAATAAGTTCTTTAATTAATCTAAAATGAAATGTTGAACTATATTCTAATAGTGATAATTCAGGTGTTGATTTTGAATCTGATGATAAATAAGTCTTATTAAAATCACTAATAAGAAATGTCCAATTCAAACTAGATTTAATATTTTTTACATATGAAGACACATCTATTTTAATTGTAGATTCTATAATCGGTTTTCTAAGATATGATTCAATATCTAATATGGGAGTTCTATCTGGTCTAATATTAGTTAATATATAATAATCATCTACTAAAGTAATCATTTTTGTACCAATTGGAGTCTGTAGACGTTTAAGTGCTAATGCATAATTATCTTCTTCAAATAATGATGTATCATAATTAACACCTCTAATTTTTCCAGTCTTAATAGCGTTCCATAAATCTTCATATTTCCATACTGGTCTAATTTCAAATAATAATTTGCATATACCAATAATAATATTTACTTCAATATCACTATAACCATATGCAAAAAATGTTGATTTATTAATTTGTTTATTTGATTTTTCAATTACAGGTTTATAAGGAATAACGTCAATATTAGCAGATAATTTATTATCAACATTTAATATCCTGTTAATATTTTCATAATTTGTAAATCCATCAATGGCATATTTATGAAGTGCTTTTTCAACTTCTTGAATTACTAAATATTCTTTTCCTTTATCGATATATTTTTGTAGTTCAGGAGTAGTTTGTTCTTCCATAGTAGATACAAATATTTTAATTATTACATTTCTTTGATTTTGCGGGAGATCAATATGAGATTCCTTTCTGACAACGCGACCAAACACTTGAATAAGTGTTGGATAATCTGTAGGTAAACTTGCTATGATTTGTGTACGAATTGCTTTGAAATTTAATCCTTCTCTAATAATTTTACTTCCTAAAATAACTCTTATTTGATATCCATTAATATTTGATAATTTATTAAATTTAGCAATACTTTTTGTCATGTATAATTTATCTATATCGCTGTGTGCAATAATAAATCTTAATGGAATATATTCATGCGGCATGTCCTTATGTTTAATTCTTTCAATTCCACATATCGAACATAATGTAGAATCTATAGGAGATGATGTTTCATCAATAAATCCATGAGTTTTAAATATTTCTTGCAATAATAAAACTCCAGACATTCTTACTCTATGATGATATACCATAATTTTACCGGGCCCAGCTCTTATTGTTGCTAGAATTTCTTTCATAATCATTGCATATTTAGTGCTATATATAGGCAAAGATTCAGGATTTAAAAAACTACCAGTAATTATATTAGTTGATGCAGATATATTATAATCTGAGCCTTTTGCTACATAAATTCCTGTATTTTCTTTCCAATCATCTGATGCTGACATTATTTTTGTATAAATATCATTAGAATTGTATAGGCCAATATCAGAATCAGGATTTGGAAATACCATATCATTTAATGAGTAAGTATTTGATGTTAAACCTTTAGTAAATTCGGCATTTCTAAGTTTATATTCATGTAGTAGTGTATTTTTATGGAGTGTACTCATAGGGCATTTAGTTATTTTTAGATATGGAACATTATCTAATGTTTCACCTTCGAATATTCTTTTTGGATATAAATTAATATTAGTATCTAATAAAAAAGAGATTCTACAAGCTGCTAATTGTGCTATTTTTTCAATAGCTCCTGGTTTTAATTGTGAAGCAAGATATACTTCATTTTCATCTGAGGCTGTTCTAGAGAAAAAATCAGACCTTTTAAGAGATACATTTCCTGGTAAAAAATTCTTAGGAACTAATAAATTTAATAAATCAATAATTTCTGAAGAATTTCCAGTTAATGGGGTTGCTGACATAAAAACAGCTCTAGGTGCTCTATCTCCTAATTTATCGAGAACATATTGAATTGCTATTCCATAATTATTTTTATTTAAAATATTATAAACATTGTGTATCTCATCAGCAATAATTAATCCATTTGCCATATTATTTAATAGTTGTTCATTTATAATAACATTACCATTTTTTACCTCTTTTAAAATTTCTTCTTCAAAAGAGCTATCTTTCCTTCCATATAAACTTTGAATATCAAATTTTCTATCTGCACCCACTTTAGTAATTTTAAATAAGTCATTTGCAAATTCTTTGTATCCATAAAATGTATAATATCCTCTTCTTGTTCTATCTGTTATGCGTCGTCTTATAGAACCTAAATAACCAGATAAGTGTTTACTTTCTTGTGAATGTGCTCCACTTATGCTAACTTTTTCTCTTAATAATTTAAGTTCTAATAATTCCTCTTGTGAAATAAATCCAAATTCACTATATTTTAACATATCTTCTTGAATTGTCTCTTTTGCAGTAAAACTTATAATGTATACATTCGGGGTTTCTTCTCCAAATGAATTTCTTATAATAAATTGTTTTATAAATTCCTGCGAGATGCTAATTGCTGCTATAGATTTACCTACACCAGTTTGCCATTTAATTAATATTCTATTGAATCTTGTATTTGGATTTTGAAAATTTTTGATAAATGTTTGCGCACCACTTAAATTAAGTCCAGGTAAAAATAAATTTGTAGTTGGTAGTGGTATAAATTCAGATTTTATCTTTGTTTCAGTTTCATTATTAGATGTCTGAAATTCTTTTCTTGTAGATATATCCTCTAAGAATGATATTATTTTGCTTTCATTAAAATCTTGAGAATTTAAATTAGGTAAATCTTTATAAGACATTTTTATATGTCTTTATTATTTTTATTTAAAAAAAAAGGAGAAATTATTAATCAGACACGTTGATATCTTCAATTAGTTCATCTAATTCATTTTTTTCTTTAACTTTAAAAGGTGAACTTTTTGAAAATAAAGAACTTACAAATTTCCAAATGAAATAGATGATAACAACAATTAGCACAATAGATGTCAGCATACTGTGATTTTTAACAAAAGTAGAAACCTTTGTTAAAATATTAGGCTTGCATTCAGTATCAGTCATTATATATATATTTTTTAAAAAAGATTTTTTTAAAAAAGATTTAAATTATTTAAGGAGCACTTTGAAGTCGCATCATCTCTTGTAATTGATGTTCAGAAAGAGCTCCACAGTAGTCAGATCCAACATCGCTACCAAGTGCCTTAAGACTACAAGCCTCAACCGAAGCTGCCAGATTCGAATGCGGTTGAGAAGGAGGAGAGCTCATATGATACACTGACGATTGAGATTCAGTTGTTGAACCGCTTCCAAAATCTCCAACACTACCAGCATTACCATTTCCTAGTTGCCACATTCTCTGATTTCCATGAAACGATGAAGTTTTTTTACATGCACTCAGCCTACGATATAAGCTAATAGTTAAATAAATTAAATAAATAACGAAAACAACCATAAGAACCATATACATAGTCTTATGTGCAGAGACATGCTTTTTCATCTTATCTAAATATTCACCAGCTGAAGACGACATTTTAATACTATATATTATTTAAAAATAAAAATATATAAATTAATTATTATTCTTATTAATTCATATTCTATTTTTATGAATAATATATATTCATATGATGAATACATATGAATAGAATAAAATATAAATAATTGAAATAATAATATTATTAAATATAAAACATGAGTGTATTTCAAATTGTTAAAACAATTATTGCTAATAATGGATTTTTTAATAAAAGAGGGGTAATCTTAGATGATAATGGATTATCTACTGATAATAAAATTATATCTTCATGTGAAAATCAGTTCATAAAGTTAGAATCAAAAAGAATACAACCAAGGGGTGAACGAATCAATTTCATTATTTTGATATTATGTGAAGATAGTAAATATTCAACTCAGAGTCCTAAATTAAAAGAATTGTTAAAAAATACACTTGCAGTTGTTAATATTGATGCCTTAGATGAATTAATTATTATTGTTGAAGATTCATTCTTTTTAAAAAAAAACATGTTAGATGCTATATTTGAATTAAAAAAACAGGGCTCATCAAAATATGATCCTGAAGGTATGCTTCCATATTTTAATGCATATCCATTCAGAAATTTCATTTTCAATGTCCCAGAAAATGTAGCAGTTAATAGACATGAAATTATTGATGAAAAAGAATTTAATGAAACATTTAAATATAGAAGACCAACTGATTTTCCTATAATATTTAGTTCAGATCCACCAATTATTTGGAATGGTGCCAAACATGACCAAATTGTAAAAATTTATCGTAAAGATATGTCAATTTATTATCGGAGAGTTGTAAATGCTTAATTTTTATATAACTCCCTTAGAAAATTCTCAGGATTATCGGAATTTAAAGCATTTGAAACATTCTCATTAAATACATTAATGAGTGATATAGCTGTAGTTAAAAATTCTTCATCTCTGTTTACATTTACAAAATTTAATTCGAATAATTTCCATGAAATTATTCCAATTATTTTTTTTGATTTTTTTAGATATTTATGCACAGCCTGTATTCTTTCATCTCTTGTATGAAGATTTATTCCACGACCATCGTTAAAACATGGAGGCATAATTTCTATTGATAATTTCGTTTGATCTATCATATTTATAATTGTATGAAACTGAGATTTTGGTAATATTCCAATATCTATTAATTTTGATTGATTAATAAGATAATTTCTACATTGATGTAGTAAAAAATCGATATCATCATCTTCTATATATACTCCAATCATACTCCATGCAATAGGTTGATTTTCATAATTATCATTATGTAATTCTTTATCATATTCTACGTTATTACCTAAATCATTAAATGAACATTTTCTGAATACTGCCTCACAATATAGACCAAAATCTACAAAGGTATTCATAGATACACCCATTTGCACTTGTGAATAATAATTGCTAGGAATTTTTCCTTCAGAAATTACACGGCTTATAGGACATTTTAATTCAAGTAATATAATTTTTAATATAGTTTCTATAGAAGAATCCATATCAGTAGTATATATTTTTTCATCGCACGTTCTCAATACTACAAAACCATCTGGGCTATATCTCATAACATCTTTCACTAAACATACATTTGTCCCTTTAATTTCGTGTCCAAAAATTATTTGAAGAATAGAAATAAATACATCTTCAAATAATTTACCCCAACTACAAGCAAAGAATGATTGAAATTTTTCTGGTTTTTTTATTTTAGATAATGCTAATTGCAATTTTGATTTATATGGATTTTTAATTAACGTTCCAATTTCAGAACCTCCAATTGTTTTTTTAGATAACTCAAACCATTCATCAGAACCTTGCAATGGTCCACTATGTTTTTTTATTTCATCATCTAAAGTATCCGAAAGCTTTTTATATTCTTCTTGATTAAACATTCCAATTTAAATGAAAATTTAAATGAATTTGTCAGCTTGTTGACAAATAACAAACTTATTAACTAACAAATGTTTTTATTCAAATGTTTATTATAAATGTTTTATTCAAATGTTTTATTATAAATTTCTACACCATCGTCTGTTTCTCTAAATAGAATAATATTATTAGTACTTAAAAATATCATCCATTGACATTCTAATCTATTTTCATAGCTTGCTCTTATTGCTGCACTTGGAATAACTGGAGTAAATAATGAGTCATCTGGAAAAAATATTAATAGAATATGACATCTAAATAATATTGGAAAGTATGAATTATAATCATAAATATCATGTATGATATGTGATTCTATAATTTTAAATTCAGTATTTTTTTTAATATCAACTTCTATTTTTACCCATGATATATTAGTAAATAATTGAGAATTCATTAAATTTATAATATTGTTCCATTTAAGGTTTAGTATATCTTGAGGTGCCATTTGACTTAATTTAACTTTATTTATTTCAAATGATTTTGTATTTCTTTGATTTTCTAAAGGAAGAATATCAGGAACTTCTGATAATTTAATGCAAGGTTTATATCTAAAATGTGCAATAAATCCAATTTCATTAATAATTTTCATAATTGACTTAATGCAAGAAACAACACTATTAGAACATCTATGTTTATATAAATTAGAAATGTGAGATAATATTTCATGTGGATTTTTTGAATATATATTTTTTAACAATTCAGAGGCTCTGATGATATATGTTCCTTCTGGTGATATAATAAAATGCCATGCTAATATATTTGATGTACAATTTGATAATATAAAAATTAAATCAGCTTCTGATGGTGGTTCATAATGATTTCCATTGTATCTATAAGAGGGATGTGAATGGAAATTTAACAATGATCTATTATGTGGCATAGATGACCATAAATTTCCATTGCGTATTTTAGGAGCTAATAGTTTTCCATTTTTTAGTGTAATATCTCCTGAAATTTCTTGGACAAATGAACATGGTAGACTTGATAATTTCTTATCAAAATCTGACCAATCTAATTCTAAAATATTAATATCGGATAATTTCTTAATTTCTGCCTTTCTAGTTGCTTCATTTTTCATAGACTTAATATCAAATCTTAATTCAGTATCTCTTATCTCACCTTCATATATAATAAACCCGAGTTTTCTTAGGTATTTTAGATAATCTTTTAACATTATTTTATGTGGAGGGTTTCCGTATAATCTTGGAGTTATCCATTCTAAAATATCATCTGCTGATATTTCAATAATATTTCCTTCTGAATGATTCATTCGAATAGCACAGCATAACTCTGGACTATCAATAACAACCCACGAGTAAAATCTCCCACTTGTATAAAATGAGGTAAATTTTAAATGTTCTGTAGTTAAAAGAGTTGTTCTAGATTTATCATCTTTATATTTACATATACCATAATATATAGATTCATTAAGTGTTGTAGTTATCACATTTCCATTTACAATCTTAAAATAATAATTTCCGCTAAGTGGTAGACCTTTATCAACTATATGTTTTGGAGGTGTTTTTGCATAAAAATCAATTTCATTTCCTCTTGTCATATTACCCCCTTCCTTTTTTCTTTCACGAAGACTATCAATTACTTTGTTAATTTTTAAAGAAATTTCAGATTGTAGTTTTTCCATTTCTTCAATATAAGGCACAACTTTTTCTTCTAATGCAATTACCTCATCATCATTTTCAACATTAACATAATCATCTGGTAATACACTACTAGTTATAAAATTTGTAATATTTTCTTCTTTATTTTCTTTTTTATTTTCTTTAGATTTCAAAGAAAATAAAGAAGATGAAATTTTATCTATATTTTTAGAGAGTTGAAGTAAATTATTAATATTATAAGTATCTATTTGATTTATATTTTTGATATCATTAGATGTTAAAGGAGGGATGTTTATATAATTTTTAGTTGATAGATCTGAAAGCATATTATCTTCTATATATTTCATTTCATTAGATAGTTCCTCCAACGATAATGAAAATGATTGTTTATGATGAGATAAAACAGATTGTACTACATCCATAGAACTTATATAAGTTCTATTTGGGTAATGTATTTTGGGTCTATCCTTTAAGGTATTCCATCTTGCATTTCTTTTATTAATTTCATATTCACCCCATCCACCAATTACATAACTAACACCACCTATTTTAATCATTTGCGTATTGCGTATTTGTATATTATAATTATACAAATTATACAAATTATAATATACAAATGAATAATACACAAATGCGTAATACACAAATGCATAATACACAAAAGAATAATACACAAAAAAATAAAGAAAAAAAATTAGATACAGTACTCACACCATCAGAATGTATTAATGAAGATTCAGAAGTGTGTGCATCAAATGATATACAAAATATACTTGTATATTTTGTTAATAAAAAAACAAATGAGTCAGAAAATTCACCACTTAAAGCATTAGAAAAAGCTGAAGAATTATTAGATTGTGATGGAGAATCATGTGTAATTACGCATCCAGAATTTAAAAAATATGCTTCTAAACATGGCATAAGAGAAAAGGATATTCAAAAGGAATTACATTTAAGATATAAAACATATGGGCCTCGTAATTCTACAGAATTGTTAAACAATTACAATATCGATGATACTTTAAGAATATGGGCTAGAAAACATATTAACTTTTTTCCATGTCCTTTTGCGATGATGGATTTTGATACAAATGGAGATTTATTTGGGAAAATCAAATTCGATAAAATGTTAGATGGTCATATGAATGCTTATTTAGGTCCTTCAATTGGAGATGTTAAAAGAAAATTCAATTGTATGGGATGTGTAGTTAATACAGATGTTAGTACTGGACCTGGAATACATTGGGTTGCTGTTTTTGTTGATTGTAGAAGTTATCCATGGACTATAGAATATTTTAATAGCGTTGGTAGACCTCCTCCGAAAGTCATGGTCAATTGGATGGAAAAAAATAGGGCACATTTAATAAATTATCTGAGACATCAAAATATAGATATCGAAGTAAAAACTATATCAGTTACAAATGTAGATCATCAAGATTCTCAAACAGAATGTGGTCTTTATTCCTTATTTTATATAAGGAAACGTTTAGAAGGTGCAAATTATACATATTTTATGGGAAAGCAAATTCCCGACGAATTAATGATAGAATTCAGAAAAAGAATATTCAGAAAATCATAAATTAATGAAAATATTAATAAAACAATTAATTAAAATTATTTTTTAAATAATTTTTAAATTACTTATATATATTGAATCAATTATGCCTTCGGATAAAAAGATGAGTCCTATGAAAGTTGGCCTTATGGTGCTTCTGGTTTTAGTTGTTGTTTATTTGGTGCTTCTGTATTTTTGCAAGCTTCCTTCTTCTATGGTTCCTTCTAGCTGGCAACCCTCGCGATGTGCAACTGTTGGACCTGCACCTACCGCGTCCAGACGTTAAGTTTATTTTAAATTTGTTTTTTATTTTTTTTAAGTATAATGATTGTAGTAATTTGTATTATTCTTTTGCTTCTTCTATTATTTAAAAAAACACATAAACCATTAATTTTAATTGATAATAGATGTGTTTTAAATGAAACATCAATAGAAGAAGTTTCTAATTCTCCATTTTCAAGCGAGCCAAATAAAAAATTATCATCATCAGATATATTATTTTTAAACTCAGCTAAGCAAAGAATCACATATGATATTTCTAAAACATTAGAAGATAATCTAACAAATTTATTATCTACCGATCATGAATATTTAGTAAATTGAAATCAGAATTTAATAATATATAAAATGGATCAATTTATTGAGGAAATATTGTCAGAAATTCCTGAAAATTATAAAATGGCTGAAAATACAGCATCTTCAAATGACTTTAAAATTATGGATATTAAAGAGCATATTCGTAAGAAATCTATGTGGGCTGGTTCCAATGAAAAAGTATCTATGGGTCTTCTTGGGCTAGACGATAAAAACAAGCTATGTGAGATAAAAAACCATCACACACCTTCTTTAATTAAATCATTTGATGAATTAATTGTAAATGCTTCTGATGCATCATCAAATAAAAAAAATAAGGTAACTTACATTGAAGTTACATTTCATAAAACTAATGGTTTTATGATTTGTAATAATGGTAAAGGTATAATTATAAAGAAAATTGACAAAACTATTTACAATGTGGAAGCAATGTTTTCGATACCATTTTCAACAACAAACTCAGATAAAAAGCAAAGTGATGCAGCTATCAAAGGAGGTACAAATGGATTAGGTGCAAAAATTGCTAATTGTAAAGCTGAAACATTTCAAGTTGAAGTTTGTGATGGAAAATATTCTTATTCACAATTGTGGAAAAATTGTTTATCTGAAAGATATAATCCGGTAATTGTTGATAGCAGTGAATCATATGTGAAAGTAATTATGAAACCTAAATATGTTGAAATAGGATATACTCAACGATTAAGCGATGCTGATTTTAATGATATTACTATGTGGTTAAGATTAAGACTTCATTATATTGCAACATATTTAGGTGAAGATGTATCTGTTTCATTTAATGGAGTGCGTTGCTTAACTACAGATTTAAGTAAATTATCAATTACATTACTAGGTGAAGATATTCAAACTGTTATGCATACAACAATGAAATCAAAAGCAGAAGCTTTTAAAAAATTTAATTGGGATATTGCAATATCATTAGTTCCAAAAGGTAAAAAGATAATTAATAATCTAGCAATTGTAAATGGTGTAATTAGTAATAAAGGTTCTCATATTCAGCATGTGAAAAAAATTATTACCGCACATATTGATTCTAAACTTGAAAAAGTTTTAGGTAAAAAAGGAAAAAATGATAAAAAAACAATCTCAACAAAAGAAATATTATCTAGTATTTGTATTTTTATGAAATGCATAATTCCAGGCGTTGATTGGAATAGTCAAACAAAAGACGAAGTGCAAATTTCATCTGACATTGTTAATCAATATTCAATTAATATGACATTTCTAAACCAATTATCAAATATTGTTTCGGAAAAATTATTAATGTCTCAATCGTCAAAACAGACGAAATCTATAGTTAATAATAAACATAGAAAATCTGTATTATGCAATACTAATGAAAAAAAGAATACATATCTTGTAGTTGCAGAAGGTGATAGCGCTATTACTTTGATTATTGCAGGAGCATCAAATTCAAGATTAAAAAATGGAAGGTCATTGCTTGATTACATTGGAATAATTAGTATTCAAGGTGTTATTTTAAATGCGGCAAGAGAAATTAAGGAATGTGAAACTCAAGACGGTGAAACATTTTTGGTAAGAAATGCAAAATTACAAAATAATAAACGATTAATAGAATTAGCAGAAGCTTTTGGACTTCGTTATGATTGTAAATATGAAACAAAACAAGAAATTGATACATTACATTATGGAAAAATGTTATTATGTGTTGATCAAGATTTAGATGGAATTGGTAAAATTGCTCCTTTAGTTTTAGTATGGCTAAATTTATTTTGGCCCGCTTTATTAAAAAATGGAATAATTTGTAGACTAAGAACTCCAATTATTAGATTATATTCTAAGAAAAAATCTGAAGAACCTTTAGAATTTTATTCAGAACATGAAATGATAAAAATTATTGATTCTTTAAATATGTCTAATTACAGAGTTCAATATTACAAAGGACTTGCTACACATGATGATAAAGAAGCAAGAAAAATGTTTGAAGAAAAAAAGTTCAAATCTGAAATCTTTACATATAATTTAGATGGTTCTAATAAATATATTAGTTCTGTATTTAATATATATTTTGGAGCTGATCCAAGTTTAAGAAAAAAAGAGTTAATAATTCCTGTTAAGCAATTAACAGATGAAGATAGAACAGAATGTGAAAACGAGAAAAAAATATTTATGGTAAAAGAAGCTTTAAATATTGATACTAAATCATTTAAATTAGATGATTTAAAAAGGAAAATCCCTAGTGTTATTGATGGCTTAAATATTTCAAGAAGGAAAATTCTTGCAGGTGCTATACATATGTTTGCAAATCGTTCTGATCCAGTGAAAGTTTTTCAATTGGGTGGACACACTGCAGAATATTGTAATTATCATCATGGTGATGCTTCATTAAATTCTTCTATTATAACAATGGCACAGACATATAATTGGAAAATTCCATTTTTAATTGGAGTTGGTCAATTTGGTTCTAGACATGGACATGAAGCAGGTTCACCGAGATATATCGGTGTAATTCCTTCTAAGATTGCATATAAATTAATAAAGAAAGAAGATGAATATTTTCTTGATTATTACAATGATGATGGTAAGACATCTACAGAACCAACTTTTTATATTCCAATTTTACCTCCAGTATTAAATGATTACAAGAGTGTCAGTGAAGGATGGAACCATGTAAGCTATTCCAGAGATATAAAATCAGTTTTGGATGTTGTAAATGCATATATTGAAGGTGATACAAAGCTCATTTCTATAGCTGATAGGCTTATAACCGAAGGGCATACTGAAGAAATTTGTTCAGTTATAGATAATTTATCTAAAATATGGAATTTACCTCCTAATACATCTAATTTTAAAGGTAGAATTGTCGAATATAAAAATACAATTTATAGTGTTGGTATTTATAAATTGGAAAAAAATAAAATTATTATTGAAGAATTACCTATTGGAGTTCAAACGTTAAAATATATTGAAAATTTAACAAAGAAAATGGAAGTTAAAGATTCTAATTATTGTAATTGGATTTCTTCTGTAAATGACAAAAGCGATACTACCAATGTAAAAGTTGAAATTGTTCTTTATTCCTCTCATAAAATCAAAGAAAATTATGGTAATGAAACATTTGATTCAGTTGAAGAATTTCTCCTATTGAGGTCAGCAATGCATTCGTTCTTAAATTATTATGGAACTAATAACTCTATATTAGAATTTAAACATTATTTATCAGTTATATTATATTGGGCACCTCACAGAAGAAATCTTTATGAAACAAGAATAAATCGTAGCAAAATCTTAAAAACATATCAAATAACAGAACTTAAAGAAATAGTTCGTTATGCTTCTATGTCTCACGAATTAAAAGTTTCAACATTAGCTGATTATGATGAAGCATATGCAATATTAAAAAGTCATAATTTCGTTCCCATTAATCATAAAATTCTTCATAGTCCAGCTCAAACAAAAAATGAAGAATTAGTTGATAAAATAACTCGAGAACCAGATGCAAATTATGATTATCTTCTTAATTTACGTGAAAGAGATTTAATCAAAACAAATATTAGTAAAAAAGAAGATAATATTATTTCACTACAAGAAGAGTTAAATAATATTATCGGTTTATTAAGCGAGCGCCCAATTATTGGAGCAAGTTTATGGAAAAAAGAAATTACAGAATTACTAAAAGATATATCTATTTAAGCTTAAATAGAGATTTAAAATTAAATAGAATCGCTAAGAGATATGATTTCAGTTTTAAGTCTTTCAAGTTCTTCTAAACTTTTTGAAACTACTTTATTAATCAATTGATTAATATTAGAATCGTATTTGATTTTTATTTCTAATTTTTTTTCATGTACAATAACTTTATATACAACAAATGAAATATTTGGTTCAATATCTATAACATATCTACAAAACAAACCACCTAAACTATGACATTCGTTATAAATGTGCATAGTAGCTTCATTTAATCCATTATCTAATTGGATTATGTTTAGATATAAATTTTGAAAAGTTACAGTTTCAGTATCAGATTTTTGATGTTTCTTATTTAATGCTCCGATAATGCTAAATTTGTCAATTAATGATTGACAAGTATAATTCAAAATAGAATATAATACATTTTTTGATTCATTATTTGTAACAGTAACAACACCACTAAATTGAAAAGATGTTGGATTTAATTGTACGCTAGGTACAGTATAACCACTATTATACGCATTTTTACTATCTCTTAAATGTGTTTCACTTTCAGGTAATAAAGGAATATCATTATATTTAAAAACTACTCTGGATACTTGGCTGAATTTAACATTTTGTTTTGGATCTCCATATTCAAATCCAATAGTCATTCTAAGTATATCTCCAGGTCTTACCATTGAAATTATAATTTTTGGATCAAATAATTCAATACCGTTTAAATTAGTGGATGTTGTCATTTCTTCTAATCGGACATATCTACTAATTGGTGTATTGTTTTGAATATCTATTTTATATTCTAATGTTTCAAGCAATTTACTATCAGCAAATGGAACTCTTAAATTTTCTAATTCATTCTTGATGAATAAAATAGAAACCATGTTTTCAGTAGTTGATGGATCAAATGCTATTACTTTAAAAGTCCATCCCCATACAAGATACATTTCTCGCCTAAAAGCATTTGCAAATTGCAATGTTGTATTGTTTAAATTAAATGAAAATTCCATTGGACAAATATTTGGAATTTTACCATTATGAAAATTTGATATAATTTTCTTTACTTCAGCATTAGCTGAAGTACCTAATAATTCTCTTGTTATTTTTATATCTGAAATTGTGGTCATTATTGTATATTTAATATATTATTTATTTTCAATTTTTAAAATTCGTCTTTTTAAAAATATAAAAAATATATATATAAAATGTCTACATTATTTATTTTAGATAATAAACAGTCAAATCAAATAAATTTAAAGTTATTAAGATATATATATAATAATCTTGATACTATACATGTAAAAGTGAAAAAGGTCGATAGAAACATAATGGAAGTACTTAAAAAAAATAAAATTACAAGATTGCCCGTTTTAATCGTCAAGAACAATACATACATTGGATTATCAGAAATAATGAATTATTGTGAAAAACTTAAGAAAGACAATTCTCTTGGATTTAATAATTCTAACACTCTCGAAAAATATTATGAAGAAGAATTAAAATCAAACGAAGAAGAAACTTCACTTGGTGAGGAAATAAAAAAAAATACACGAAATAATGGCAATGTAAATGGCAATGCTAAAAGTAATAATACTTTTAGTAATAATGCTAAAAGTAATAATACTTTTAGTAATAATGGTAATAATGGTAATAATACTTTTAGTAATAATGGTAATAATACTTTTAGTAATAATGGTAATGATAATATTACTAAAAGTAATAATAAAAAAGAGATTCAAGATGATGAAGATTCAAAAGATGATATGATGATAAATGCCTATTTGACAAATATGCATTTATCTATGAATTAATAGAAATACCTAAATATTCAATATATTCATCTAGTAAATTAATTACTAACTGTTTATATTCTGTTTTTTCAGATGGTTCTAATAGCTTGATACATTCCTTTACTTTTGGAATTAAATATGCAACTAATTCTGCTTTTTTTTCATTTACACTTTCTTTAATTTCACTATCATATGAATTTTCGAGGAAAAAATCTTCAGATTTTTCATCAGTATTTAGGCTAAAAATTTGTTCTTTATAATTATATAGATATGGTCCAACTATTCTTAAAACAAATAAAGGTTCAATATCAATTGCTGTCATAATTCTTTGTTTAATACGAAATACTGTAGGATCATTAGGAAATCGTTTATGTAGTTCACGAACTAATAATTTTAAGTTTTTATTAAATTCATTAACGTGTGTAGCTACGCTTTGCATAGTTAATATATTTTCATATAATTTTATTTCTTAAATTTAACTATTCATGTGTTATAAACATGAAATATTACATTTAAATATTACACTTAAGTGTAATATTTAAAAAATATATTAAAACTAAAAAAATAAATATTATAAGATGAAGAAGAATAATTTCGATTCAGTTAAAAAAACTTTAAATGATTCAAATGTTGTTGAAATGTTTCAAAATATTTTAGGAACTACAGAAGGAAGTATTTCATTTCCTATTGCTTATGTTAATTTTCTTAAAATTAAAAATGTTACCAGAAGATTTATCTTACTTATGGATAATATTAGTCGTAATAATTTATTAAATATTTTTCCTGATATTAAGGAAGTTACTCAAAAATATACTTTAAATTTAGCAGGGCTATTTACTTCGACATTTACAGATATTAAAATTAATAACCATTTTACAAAAGAATATCAAAATGAATTATTATTTCGTGATAGATTAGAAGAGTCAGATTTTATGTCAATTCCAAAACTTGAAATTGATGACTTTATTTCTAAATATATGGCCATTAAAAAATGCGCAATTGTTAATTTAATTATTGTTACCTGTAAAAATTTAATTGTACATAAAAAATCTATATCAGACCTGTATAATTTAAAAGATAAATTTATTACGAGGAGCGCAGGTTTAACATTTAATCCAATTGCAGATTTACAGCAACTTAACATTAAGAAAATTTATATTGATAGTAGACTAGATAAAATTAGTAAGGATTATATTCTTACATTTTTACATAAAGTTTTTGATGTTAGTGTTGAAATGTATAACATCCTTTCAAATCCTGATGTTGATATTGAAGAATTTGTTTCTATTATTATGGGTAGTATTGAAGAAGTCAAAAAAGCTATTCCAAGATGCGATCAAGCATTTCAAAAGATTATTGATAGTATTTCTTTATTAAAAGGTAATTTCAATAACTATTACAAGGATTTTACTATTAGCGGTAATCCAACCATTATTATGGAAAATTTTGTCTTAGATGTTTCAAAGAATACAAAATCTTCACCTACAGTTATGGCACAATTCAGAAAGATTATTTCACATTATCGAAAGCTTGCATCTCAACATGCAAGCAATCCAAAACTACAAAGTTTGTTTTCACAAGTAGATGCAAATTTTAAAGAACTAGAAAAATGTGCATCTGACGACTCAGACGACTCCGATGATTCAAAGGAAGATTCAAAGGAAGATTCAAAGGATGATTCAAAGGATGATTCAAAGGAAGATTCAAAGGAAGATTCAAAGGAAGATACATCTGCATCATTAGATGCTGATGTGGATGCTGATATAGATGCATCATTGGATGCAGATGATGAATCTTAAATTAATAGTCATTATTTCCCCACCATTGTATTTTTTCACCACTAATCATTTCATCTTCTACATATTTTTTTAATTTATTATATCTACTTTCTGTAGATGGTCTAATTCTGTCTTTTTTCAATTGTGAATAAATAGTAATATCTGTATCTCCACTTTTAGATAATCTATCTAATGTTGGTAATATTTCATTAAATGAGCAATCAGATTTTTCTGAGCAATCAGATTTTTCTGAACAGTCAGATTTTTTTAAACTACCAAAAACATATCTGTCAGATTTTTCTGAGCAATTAAATTTTTCTGAGCAATTAAGTTTTTCTGAGCAATTAAGTATATAAAAATAATATATGCCAAAAAGTACAGTTGATGCAACAATTATATCTGTTTTGTTTTTTAATACAATTATTGAGATTAACAAAAGAACAAAAACAACAACAAAAAAATTATCCATTATATTATGAATAATATTATTTAAATATATAATATAATTAAAATGGTTTTTGTTGACTTTTCAAATCCTTACTTAAGATATTATTTTAGTGAAATTTTTCTTCCAAGACATAAAATATCTTTAAAAAATATAACTACTAACTTAGGGATTTGGAAAGACAAATATAATCAATTTGAAAAGAAAAAACAAAACCCAAGAAAATTAGCAGTAACCTTAGACATTGATGAGGTGATACTTTGTAATATTCATATGAACTCATATGGAGATTTTCATGCTAGTGATTTATTTCAAACAAAAGATGGTAAGCGTTGGAATAGAAATGAAGTTAGACTAAATCCATTATTACCTGGAGCATTGGAATTAATTAATGAATTGTGTAGATTAGATATACATATCTTTTTCATAACAGGAAGAAAAGAATCATTAAGAAGTGAAACTATTGAAAATTTTGAATATGTTGGATTATTTAATGATGTTATTAACTATAATTATTTAATGGATAATTTAATCATGTGTCCTGATAACTACATATATAATACAATTAGAAATTTTAAAGAAAATAGCAGAGCAAATATTGAAAAAAATTATAGAATTATAGTTAATGTTGGAGATCAAGCAAGTGATTTAGGAGAACATGGCGATTTACAAATTCAATGTATGCATCCATTTTATATTATTTGTTAGTAAAAAAGAAATATCATGATATTTCATAATAATATTTCATAATAATATATTATTATGAAATATTATAATAATATTTCATTTGTTTCAATAAATCCTATCAAGTTAACATTAGAATTTATTTTAGTTATTGAAAGTTTTTCAGTTGACATGTTACAATAAATTGTAACATTTTCACAGTTTTCAAAATGAAAATGAACACAAAAACTATTCACTTCAAGAGGCATATTTATCGTAATATCTTTACAGTCATAGAATTTGTTGCCAGAAAATTCTTTTGGATTTGATATTGTTATGGATTCATAACCAATGAAATATGAATATATTACTCGAAAATCACTTTGAGAATCTTTGAAATGATTTACAAATGTCTTACCGAATAAAATTACATTTATCAATAAACAATTAGATAAATTAGTAATACCATAAATAGTAATATCTGTAGCTATATTACCACTAACAGACGGCAGTATATTACCACTAACAGACGGCAGTATATTACCATATTTAATAGGTATCGTTTTTTTTAGACTTCTTTTCAACAAACCAATGAAATGTGGTCCGTATATACCTTCGAAAAATTCAAAAAGGTCTTCCTTTTCTTCTTGATTTGCTTGTTGTAACTGCAATATAGTTGCAAACATGTTTTTTTGAGTCCCTTAATAATTAGAGACTTGATATTGTAATTTTATATTCAATTTTAGAATATACATTATATATATAATGTATTGGATTAATAAAAATCATTTTCTTTTTGATTCTGTGTTGTTAGATGAAAATGATGAAAAAGCAAACCCATTAAATTTTAAAGGAAGATTATTCATACCACAAAAAACTTTACTTAAAACAATGATTGATTTAGAAAATGTGACATATATAAATGTTGATAATAATATTTTAAAAACTCAAAAAGCTCGCATATCTGAAAAACCTTCATTTGGTAAAACAATTGTAATTTTAGCTCTTATTTGCACACAATCACCAAAATATACAAATAAGTTAGTGAAATCTTTTAGCTCCGATGTTAAAGGATTTTATCCCGAAATTCATATAGAATATAAAAAATGTTTAAGTCAAACATTTGTATTAGCTAATTCTGCAATTATTTCACAATGGGAAAATGAAACGAAACGATTTACAGATTTAACATTTTTTACTATAGAAAATGTAAAATCATTAAAAGAATTTGAAAATATCTATTTATCCGATAATATAAATAGATATAATATAATTTTTATCAAAACTGGAAGAGTAACATCTAATTATCAAACTAAAGGAGAAGATGTTAAATTGACAACAAAAAATAGATCTATTATAGAAGCTATTAACAAAATTTTAGATGGAGTTATAATATCTAGATTAATTGTTGATGATTTTGACACTTTAAAATTAGGAAGTGATGACTGTTTTATTCCTGCAATGTTTACATGGTTAATTAGTGCTACATGTAGAGTAACAAATGCAAAGAATTACATGAAATTTAATCAGGATAGTATTGAGGATTTCTTAAAAAATAATATGCAAGTTCCAATATTAACAGCAGCTCATGATCAATTATTAAATTTTCCATTAAGTATTAGATGTGAACCTGAATATGTCAACAAATATATCAATTCAACACATATAATTTTTAGAAAGATTAATGTAAAGGGAGGTGCTGCAGCATCATTATTAAAAGACTTAGATATTCCTAATGAAGTTATTGAAATGATTAATGCAAATGCTATAAATACAGCAGCTCAAACATTAGGAATAGATGCTACTGATGTAGGTTCTGTAATTAAAAAATTAGTAGGCAATCAATTACAAAATTTACAAAAATCAATAAGAACATTAAAAAGGATAGAAATTGTAAAAAATGCAAAAGAAGATAAATCAAAAAATGAATCAAAAGATGATGAATCAAAAGATGAATCAAAAGATGAATCAAAAGAAGAATCAAAAGATGAATCAAAAGAAGAATCAAAAGAAGAATCAAAAGAAGAATCAAAAGATGAATCAAAAGATTTAAAGGATATAAGAAAAATCGTAAAAAATGGAACAGATGAAGAATTTAATTCATTGATCTTAAATAAAGAAGCAATTAAGATGATTACTTCAATGGAAAGCAAAGCAAAAATTAGAAACGAAAAATATAGCATACCTCTAAATAGAATGAGAGATAATATTAGAGAAGGTTGTTGTCAATGTTGTAAGATAACATTTGATGAAGGAGAGCCAGCATTTATTGTTATAGGATGCTGTCAAATTATTGTATGTGAAACATGTATAACAAAAGAAGAAAATTCAAAAAAAACATTTATTAATAGATGTCCAAATTGTGCACATGATATAAAAATTAATTCTGATATTATGAGAGTAGGAAAGGAAATAGAATTAAATTTAGTTTTAGAAAATGAGTCAATATTGGGAACAAAGAACATAATAGATGAACCAATAATTGAAACTGATCATAAAGTTAAAGCACTTATTCAATTTATGAATTATTCAATGTATAATAGCGATACAAAAAATTCAATGCATAATAGCGACGCAAAAAATTCAATGTATAATAGCGATGTAGAATGTATTAGTAATATAATTACTAATCCATTTATTAATGGATTACTAGAAGGAAATTTAAACAAGAATTGGCCAAATAATAAGCAAAAGAAATATTTAATATTCACTATGCATAGTGAATCTACAACATATTTACATAAAAAATTAACATCTTATAACATTCCACATTGTATTTTAAGAGGTACACGAACACAAAAAGATGAAATTATTCAGAAGGTAAAAAAAGATATCGATATTATCTTAGTAACAGCTGCAAAAGACTGCGGTGGAATTAATATGCCATTTTTATCTCATATTATTTTTTATCATCATGTAGTAGATCCAAATGTAGAATTACAAGTTGCAGGGAGAGGACAAAGACAAGGAAGAGAATATAATTTAGAAATTGTAAAATTATTAAATGAATCCGAAAGTATCTAACATAATAATATTTTTTTTTAATAGTAGATTTAAAAAAGTATAATATATGATGATTTCTAAGAAGAACATATTTTTGTATATATTATTAATTATTTTATTAGTTGTTGTAGCATGTTTTATTTGTAATAGAAAACAAAGTCTTTTTACTTTGTTTGCATTATCTACAAAAAAAATTTCAAAAATAAATAGTACAAAATTTGGAGGAATTGATTATATAAAAAAATATGATGACATTAAGAACATAGATTTTGAAGATGATTTAAAAGAAGCAGATGATCATATTGATTCATTTTCTTATTTTAATGATTATATATCTACTATAGCAGATATTGACAGCAAAATAGAAAGATTAAATGATATTGTTCCTATTTTTGTTTTTAGCTCTATCAAAAATAGATTTAATAAAATATTAGAAGATTTAAAAAAAATCAATGATGATCCTAGTAAATTATATGCAGATATTGAAAATAAAGAAAACAAAAGCATAGGACTTACTAGATATAATTTTATAAAATTAAATATTAAAAATTTAAACGAAGAAATAGATACAATTGAAAATTATTTAGATAGAAAGATTCAACCAAAAGATGCATTTTTAAAAGTAATTAAAGATAATAGATCTTATCCATTTAAGTTAAAAGTTAAATATATAATAGATATCATAAAATTATTATCTAATCTTGATAACGATGAAGATAAAAATATTATAAAGAATTTTATAACTGGAAAAAGATATGATCCAAAAGAGACAAAAGATAATGATAATGATGATGATAAATCTACAACATCTGACACTACAGACTCTGGCCCCGATTCAGATGTTGATGTTTCTGGAGGTGATGGTAAGAAAATAAGAGAAATATCAAATTATGTTAATATATTATCTAAATGTATCAAATATTTAGATAATAAACATGATATAACAAAAGATGAAATAGATGAAATTTATGGTTTAAATACTGATGGTGGACTAAAAAATTTATCTAATATTGTTAAATATAAATATCATGCAAAAAACGACAATTTAATGTTTAATATTTTCAACAATACAAATATAGTATTTGATATATATAATGTTCGTGGATTAGGAGATTGTGGAATAGAAGCTCTATTATGTGGAGAATATTTCAATAATAAAAACAAACATATTTATAGTGGAATATTTCAAGATGACAAAGTAAATTATGATGATTTTAAATATACACAATACAATACAGATAGTACCATACCGCCGATAGATTATCCTTTTAATGAATTATTCGATTTTTATGAAATGGATAGATATAATAATGATACAGTAAAAATGGACAACATTGAATACAATACACCATCATCAGATGCTTCAATTGAACAAAATAAAACAAATGCAAAACAATTGCTATCAAAATATTATGAAATGTATATTAAAATTAGAAAAGATCTTCAAGACTATAAAGAAGATAGTAAAACTTTTTATTATTATTTTGATGGTAGTAATATATCAAAAAATGATCTAGCTGGTGATACTAGTATTAAGCTTGATAACTTAGAAGATATTACAAATCCAGATGGTTCAGTTAGCAAAAGAATACCATTTTTAGATATAAACCATCTATTAATTTATGGTAAAATTAATGATTTAAATATTTGTGTAATTGATATAAATGGTGATCCTTCACTTAATATAAATGATGATCCTTTACTTAATGAATTAAAAAAAATAAAAAAATCTAAAACATTAGATTTTAAGGATGAATTATCGTTTCATTTAAAAGATAATTTTAAAATAACTAATCTATCAAATAAGAAAATAAGATTTTTTAATGGTAATGTCGACATTAGTAAGACAATTTATATAATACATGGAGTAAATCATTTTTATTCGGTTACTCCAAAAAATATACCAGGTGTAAATACACCAAGTGTAAAAATGTTAGATTTCAATGATATTAATAAGAACGATGTAAAAACTAACACAGAATTAATATCTGGATTAAAAACACAAATAAATTTATTAAATGCTGAAATTAAAGAATTAAAAAATAAAGATTTCATATATGAAAATATTGATGATTTAAAAATTGTTATTAATCTTAGTAAAAATATTACATTGTTAAAAAATTATTTTAACATGACTGATAAACAAAATAATTTAAATGAATTGGTGAATAAATTAGATATAAATAAATTTGATGAAAAGGAATATAAAGATAAATTGGATGATGAAAAAAACACTAATTTTTATAAAGATTTTACATATTCATCTGTCATAAATGATTATGTAGCTGATCGCTCAGCCGATTACAAAGTAATAGTTGACAAATTTAAATTGGATGAAAAACGCATAAATTTAGATATTATTAAAATCGTATACAAAATAGAATCTCTTCAAGTTAATGTCTCTTCTCAAAGTAGTAACACTCTTGACGCTCTTCTCAATAGATTTATAGATAAACAAAAAAGTTATCATTCAAGCCATCAATTATTAACTGAAATAAATCAGATAATTGATGTAATTACTTCTTATAAAGATCTAGATAGTAAAATAGAAACTGAAACAAAAGAAATAAATGATTATCTTTCAGATATTAATAAAAAGGTTGCTTTAGAAAATGATGAAACTAAATTAAAAGATTTTAAAAAAGACTTAGAAACTAAACAGAAAACATATACACACACAATCAATCAATATTTTTCACAATATAATGTTAATAAATTGAATCAATTGGAAAATGATTTAAAAACTTATTTACAGCCTGGCTCAGAATTTAATACTAAATTTGATGAATTAAAAGGTAAAATAAATCAAACTTTAAAAAAACATACTCCAATAGATTATTTAAAAGATCCTTTATATTTTAATGGTATAATTAAAGATATAGATAACAAAATATTACAGCAACAACAGGCTCAGTTTCAGCCTGCTCAGATTCCTCGTGCTCCTCAGCCTCAGCCTCAGCCTCAGCCTCAGCCTCAGCCTCAGCCTCAGCCTCAGCCTCAGCCTCAGCCTCAGCCTCAGCCTCAGCCTCAGCCTCAGCCT